AAGAGAAGTTGGTGATTATTTTTATTGCGAAAGTAATCAATTATTATCATTAGAAGGTGCACCAAGAGAAGTATTTAGTGATTTTAATTGTTATCATAATCAATTAACGTCATTACAAGGTGCACCAAGAGAAGTAGGTGGTGATTTTGTTTGTTCAAATAATAAATTAACATCATTAAAGGGGGGACCAAGAGAAGTAGGTGGTGATTTTTATTGTTCAAATAATCAATTAACATCATTACAAGGTTCACCAAGAGAAGTTGGTCGTGATTTTTATTGTTCAAATAATCAATTAACATCATTATATGGTTCACCAAGAGAAGTTGGTCGTGATTTTTATTGTTCAAATAATCAATTGACATCATTAGAAGGTGCACCAAGAGAAGTCAATGGCTATTTTAATTGTTCATATAATAAATTAACATCATTAAAAGGTGGGCCAAGAGAAGTTGGTGGGTTTTTTGATTGTTCATATAATAAATTAACATCATTGGAAGGTGCACCAAAAGAAGTAGGTGGTGATTTTTATTGTAAATATAATAATTTTAAATCAGAACCAGATCATTCATTTATTGATATTAACGGAAGATTTATTTGGAAATGAAGTTCTCTATAATAACCCCAAATTTAATAAATGCAATTGTAAAACAATAACTAAACTATAAGCAATAGCATGAGATTTTTTAAAACTAAATCCATTTTCATCTTTTGCATATAATATTCTTCTTGCCATATCTTTATTAACTAAATATAAATTTAATAATTCTCTTTTTCCCGGTCTAATTAATGCTATAACATCTGCTAATTCTTCAATACTTTTTGGACGTATTTTTAATAATATATCTAAATGTTTTGATATCTGAAATAATTTATTAACATTAGATGGAACTAATAATAAATTCCAATCTGGATCAATCTTAAGTAATTCTTCAATTTCTTCTCTAGACTTAAAATTATCATAAACACCAAGATGTAAAAAATCTATTTTAAGATAATTTAACTCTTCAGCAATATCATATGGAATTGCAGATAATTTTGTAATAGGATCTTGTGGAATATTTTGAAAATAAACACCGCATGGATGAGGAACAATCTCATCATTTTTAATAATACATGCTTTAGTTACATTAGGAAATACTTCTAATGGATTAAATGTTGTTGGTGTATCTATATCAATATCCATATTATTATAAACCTACCTCATCACAAATTTTAGAAATATCTTTTACTATTTCTTCGTTAATTTGTAATTTTTCTGACCAATATGTTGGATTAATTAATTGTGAAAGTTCTTGCATATCTTCTTTATTTAAAGTATGTAGAAAATCGCCACAAGATTTAGAACAAAATATCAACCATGGAGATAATTTTCTTAATCGTATCAATTCCATAATTCGTTTAATACCTAAATATTCAAAAATATTTTTGAGATCTATATTATTTTTATTTGAAATATCTATTAATGTTTCTATTGATAATGCAACTTGCTCTAACGGATCAACATTTTTATCATAATAATGTAAAAATAATGTATAACATTGATCTCTTCTCCATAACATTGGAGATATATCTTTTTCAACCATTAATTTTATAAATGCTAATGGGTCTGGAATTTTTAATTTATTTACATGTTCAACAAAATTAATAAAAGATCTAAAATATCTAGATGACGCAAAAGTTTCTATTGATGGTGCTTTTCGTTTATTATATTTCATCCATTCTGTATAGTATTGATATGCTATTTGGCCATTAATACTACGAAGTTCGTCTAATCTTTCACGTGCAGAACAAATATGCGACATAAAACCATCTTCAGTTAAAAATAATTTATTGCAATATCCACATTGCCAAGATGGGTTTTCTGTTCTTCTAAATTTAGCTAATTCTTTTATATTCATGTTAATTCTTTTTTAAGTTTAGCAATTTCATCTTTTTGCCATCCTAATTCATTTGCCATATTTTCATATTCGTCATTATTGATTAATTTTATATTTAATTTTGCTTCTCTTTCTGAATATCCAAAATATTCTGATAAAATTTTTATTCTATTAGATATTTTATTTGATTTTTTTTGACCCATCCATTGATAATGTTTTTTCTGTTTTGAGGATGAAATAACTAATAATTTTGACAAAAGTTCTGGATGTTTAGATAATGTAAAAATCATCGTATTCACAAATGTATTTATAAAAACTATTTGTCTATAGTCGTTACACCCACTCATCCAACGCATTATAATAAGTGGATTAAAATCTTTTTTTTCTTCTTCAGAAAGTTTTTCATAAAATGAAAAATCACCACTATCTATTTTATTAAATAGTGAAAATATATCTAATTTATATTTTATATCTTTCATATAACCATCGATATTTCTATTAAACATGCTGCAGCATTAATTTCAGGATCCGCAACAATTGAATGTTTATATAAGTAATTTGAAATAATTACGATAATTGATTCCTGTTTATCAACATTTTTTGTTAATTTATCAACATTCATATATAAAAATCTATAAAAATCTTCATATTCATCGCGTGATACACTTGATGCAACTAATTTTCTTGCTGATCTAATATCTTTTTTAACAATAAGATCTAATAATTTAAATTTATAATCTATTTCAGATTCATTATTATTTGGAAATTGTAATTTTCCATCTATAGAATTTTGTTGTAAAAGATTAATTATTTTTCTTATGTCTGGATATGCTATTGATACATATGTTGATAATACATCAATATCAAAATAAATATTTTCATTTGATAATATTTCACCCATTTTAATTAAAATATCATCTATATTAGGATTTTTAAAATGAAAATGTTGCATCCTTGATTTAAGGGCTGGTATTATTTTATTTTCATAATTACATGTACCAATAAATCTACAATTTTCAGAATAATCTTCCATCATAGTTCTTAATGTTGCTTGCGCATTATGTGTTAAATAATCACATTCTTCTAATTGAACGACTTTAAATTTTCCATGTGCATATGTTTGAGCAAATGATTTTATTTTATCACGCATTGAATCCACACCTGTTTCATCTGATGCATTAATACGTAATATATCATTTTTATTAACATTTAGCTCATTTAAAATAATATTGGACAGTGTTGTTTTACCAGAACCTTGAACACCTGATAATAATATATGTGGTAAATCATTACTATTAATTATAGAAATTATTTTTTTCTTTAGAAGTTCATCATGAAAAATGTATTCATTTATATTCTGAGGTCTATATTTTTCTACCCAAAGTATATTTTTTCTTGACATAAATTTCTCTTTTTATGTAATATTTAAATTATATCAATTAATATACAAATATGAAAATGTTATTAGGATATTTTATCTTGATATTTAGATAATAGTTCTCGTTTAACTGGCCTCCAGTTTTCCTCCGGAAAAACATCAGCCTTTACATAATCTATTGATGATAAACTAGAATTAAATATATTCTCTTCTTGTTTCTCTTCTTGTTTCTCTTCTTGTTTCTGTTCTTGTTTCTGTTCTTGTTTCTGTTCTTCTGTTATTTCTTTTTCTCTTGATAAAAGTATATTTAATTCTTCATCGGTGTTTATTGTTGGTGATGGTTCTTCAACATGTAATTGTTCTTCAAAATCATTTTTTAATTCTACATTTTTTTGAACACTTTCTTTACTATATACTATTTTTCTCTCTCTATATCTATCTAATAAGAAATTTCCAGAAACAACTAAAACAACAGCTAGTGGGTCAAAAACGAAAATTATCATCAAGATGATATATTTGACAGCATGTTCTAATGGAATATTAAAAGCTTCAGATACAAAAAGAATTGGTCCAGCATGTGCCTGTACATCTACATTCTGAATTTCTTTATTTAATATTTCTTTTTCTATATCTAATAATCTTTTGTTAATATTATTTGATTCATTTAATATGAGTGTAGATTCATCTTTAAATTCATTAATAAGTTTTTGTCTTCCTCTAACAAAATTTGATGGAAGTTCAGCAATCTGTTTATCAATTTCATTTTTACGTTTTAATAATTCAGATTTTCTTTCTGTTAGTGTTATTTTTTCTTTTTTAAGAGCTTCAACTTCTACAATTCCGGTTTTTGTTGGTATTATTGTTTTTTGAAATGCTGCTGATAAATATCCAAATGCTCCTGCTGATGTTATAAACATTGTCACAAAAACTGCCATCAGCATATATGAACGCATCAATATATTAAGATTTTTCCACCATTTATAAAGTATTGTGACACTTAATAATTTACCAGCATCTAACGCTGCGGCTAATGCTAAAATAATAGGATCAGATCCAAGAAATGCAGATAATCCTATTATTGATACCCATGTACCTAATGATTCAATAAAAAATGCAGATATAAATGTTAATAAAGCTAATAACACGATACATTAAATAATAATTAAAATTGAATACACATATTTATATCATCTGTAACAGCCATTACCTTTTTTTCATCTGTTTTCCAAATTTTTATTCCATCATATTCAAAACCCTGAGTCCATTGAAGTCCTTCTACGAGAATAAAATCACCAACTGAAACATCTTTTACATCTTTGCCAATTGCTAAAGTTTTACCCCATCTTGGTATTTTTTGTAAATCAAAGTCTTTTGGTGATTGTGATAACAAAATTCCAGAACGTGTTTTTGATATAAACAATCCATTTGATAAATCATCTATAAATGCAAATAAAATATAATTTTTTAATGGTTTAAGAGACATATTTAATTAATCCTCCTGTTTATTATTTTTTTTAGTATATTCTTTTTTTGATTCTTCTGCTGACTCAATTGCAAGTTTTAATGCTTCAGGTAATTGTGTTTGTTGTTTACTACCATTTTTCAATGGTACACCTTTAATAGTTTTATTTTTATTTTCTTTTTCATCTATATACTTTCTTCTAGCATTAACTGTTACAGGAGCAGGTGCTTCTGCTAAAGCCTGTGTAATTGCTATTAAATCAAAATCTACAATTTCACCTCTTGCACTACGTGCTCTTTTTGACATATTAAAGTTCTCCTTTTAAAAATTTATTATTTGTTATAAATATAATAATTAGTTGTATTATTATTTATAACACCCGAGTAAAGAATATTATTTTTTCAATAATTATTATTAATCATGAAAAAATTCACTCATCGGTATGTTAAATTTTATAGGATCTACACAATGTAATCCTAGAATATATAAAATATATGAAGCACAAGATGATCCTCTACCTATTCCCCACACGATATTTTTTTCTTTAAACGTATCTATAATATAGATTATGCATTTAAATAGATTTTGTAATTTTCTTTTTCTTATTTCTGCTAATTCATTTTCAACTCTAGCAATTATTCTATCATCATTTACATCTTTTATGAGAGAACGTACATAATTATCAATATCAATATTTAAATATTTTTCTGGTAAGTTCCAATCAAAATTTAAATCTTTGATATTATCAGAAATTTTTTCTATTTTTATATCTGAACGTAAATTAAATTTTTCTATATCTTCGTTTATTTCTGTCACACAAATTTGACTCGGATTTAATCCACGAATAATCATTTCTGGAACCATTTCTGGTTCAACTTCAATTACACCGTCATATCGTAAAGAATATTTTTTATTTTTAGTTCTCATTATAATTTATTTTTTCTATTATTACGCCCATATCTTTTAAAAAATTTAATCCATCTTTAATTCTATATTCTTCTAAATATACAACTCTTTTAATACCAGATTGATAAATCATTTTAGAACATTCATAACATGGTGACAAAGTGATGTAAAGTGTAGAATCAAGCGTGTTCATAAATCCATACTTTAATAATTTCATTAATGCATTACTTTCAGCATGTAATGTCATTGGATTCGTAATTATATTTCCATTTTCATCTTTATATTCTATAAATTCGTTAGGAATTCCTGAAGGTACACCATTCCAACCAAATGAACAAATATTATCATTTTTAACAATTACGGCACCAACTTTTGAACGAGTTGCAAAAGATTCTTTAGAAACTCTAATTGCTATATCCATGTATAGCCTATCCATTCGTTTTTGTTTTTCAATTTTACGTGTTGTTTGATTATCCATGTTTATTGTTTATAGAAAAATAAGCATACTTAATATGTTATTCTCATATTATATATTTTTAATAAAAATAAAAAATAACATAAAAATAAATTAAAATGAATACAATTTTAAATTAGAAGTGAGAATTAATTTAAAAAGAAGATATTTTAATTTTTTTAAAAATTATTTTTTTAATAATTTAGTTTTAATTTTTTCAACGGCAAAATTCCACAATTTAATCCAAAATGGCGCAAATGCTGCCCCAATAATAATACCTAAAATAAAATTAAACATATTGATTTTCTCCTCGGTTTTTAATTATATTTTTATTTATAATGGATGATATTTTTCTGTGTACATTATAAACAGCATACAGATGTAATTTTCTTCCGTATTGTTTAAATTCATCTAAAGTCATCCATTTAGTTTCAGAAGTTTCATATTCTGGTTCATCAAAATCATCTTTAGAATAAACTTCTACAGCATAGATACAAATACCTTTCATAAAATTTCCTACAAATATTGGTTGACTTTTGATATTATCAATACGTAATCCTAATTCTTCTTTTGCTTCTTTAATAGCTGTTTCTAATTCTGAATATCCGGATTCTATTTTTCCTTTTGAAATTTGAAAATCTGGTCCACCAAAATCTGGATTTGATGGTTTCATAAATAACATATAAATTTTGTTATTTGTATCTATCCAATAAGGTATTAATCCTGCGCGATGAGCCATTGTATTAATTTTTCATATATATTAAACACATATTTTATTATAAACCGTTAATTTTAAAATGTAAATAATTTTATAGGATAATTATCTAATTTTTTTTCTAGAAAAATTTTTAAGATATTTAAGATCATAATCATCTTCTTCTAAAATAGCCTTTTTACCTCCATTTAATGATATTTCATTAAAATCATTATCATCATAATAATATTTAGAATTATAATTTTGATTTATATTATTATTAAATCTTCCAGCAGTATATTTTGAATATGCTTCTATAGAACCAACATATAATAAATATAATCCAAAAATTTCCCAAGTTATTTTTCCTGTTAATGTAAGTTTAATAACTATCCATGTACCAACAATGCCTCCTATGAAATTAAGAAGTTTTGTTAATGAGACACTATTTGTACCTTTTGCTTTTATTATATCTGTCCAATCTAATTTTTCTTCTTTTTGTGCACGCCAAAAAGCTATAATAAAAAACAAAAATATAAACATTAAAATGATTCCAAAAAATTCATCAGAACCCATTAATGAAACCCAAGCTGATAATTTTTCTAACATTTTATTTACCATATGATTTAATAATAGATAAATATTATTTATAGTATAGTTTAATATTATTTAATAAATATATAAAAATTAATATGTAGGAGATTCTTAAAATGTTTCCACAAGAATTCATAGATGCATTTAATCATGTTATGTTATATGAAGTTGGCCCATTTTGGGATCCATCAGATCCAGATGTAATTAAAGGAAATGTTAATACAAAAGAACAAAAAATAAAAGTTGGTTATGTCAATAATCGATATGATAGAGGTGGAGAAACAAAATTTGGTATAGCACAAAATAGTACAAAAGTACGTGTTATTGATATGACATTAGAAGATGCTATGGTTCATTATTTTAATCATTACTGGCTAGCAGCAAATTGTAATGAAATGCCAAGAAAAGTAGCATTAATTCATTTTGATGGTTGTGTTAATCATGGAATTAAACAAGCTGCGAAATTTCTTCAAAGGGCATTAGGTGTTGAGGATGATGGTATAGTTGGTATTATAACATTAAATAGTTTGTCACAAGCAAATCAAATAGATGTCATCAATAGTATAGCCGATCAAAGAGAAGCATTTTATAAACGTTTAGCTGAAAAAAATCCATCACAAAAAATATTTTTAAATGGTTGGTTAAAAAGAATTACTAATGTGCGACAATATGCTTTAGCATATTAAGGAATTATATCACCAACAGCTTTATTACCAATAAATTTATAAAGATCATATGGCGTTAATATTACCATTATATCTATTTCTTTTTCATTTGTGTTTATTGAACCGACAGGATGACATAAACCAGTACCTTTATTTAATAAAGGATGAACTAGTGATTTATGATCACAATAATCAACTATTTTTATTTCTGCAGTTCTTAATGTAAAATCATTCGGTGACATAATATATGCCAACGTTTTTTTATTCGCACAAGATGAAATAGGAACAGTATCTAATTGCCAAGTATCATTATCTGTAATGAGAATATTCCAATGTGCAGGAACATCAAATTTTAATTTATTTATTTCAACAGTAATAGATGGTCCTGTTGTTTCTTCTAAATATTGAATAGGAGATAATGTAAAATCCAACATATGTCCAGAAAATATCCAATAATATTTAGGAACAACAGGACTAGTTAAACTTTCTATTAAATATGGTTTATTGAAATCTGTATATATTAGCATGATTTAATTTTCCTTTTGTGGCATTAGAATATCTATAATAATATTATTTAGTATATAATTTTATTTATTTTTGCTTTTAAACAGTTTCATTTTTATAATTCATCATAGTGTAAAAATCCAGTAAAAATTGATTTTCATTTTGGTTTTATTTTTTAAGTTTATAAATATGATCTCCTTATTTAATTTTTACTGTAATTGGTTTACTACAATTATAATTAGCTTCTTTATAGTATTTAATTCTTTCATTCATATGTTTTCTTGACCACCTTAAATCTGCACCTATATCGACAACATGAACTTTATTTTTATCTTTAGCCTTTCGTAAACCTCTTCCACAAGCTTGAATAGCTTTAATAAAAGATTTACCAGCATCTATCATAATTAAACAAAATACTCTATCTATGGATATACCAGTTGATGCAATCCCTGATGAAGCGATAACTATAACATTATCTTTCTCTTCAAACGCATCATAATGTAATTTACGTTCTGATTTTTCGCTTATTCCATATAAAAATACTGTATCTTTAATCATTTTTTGAAGTTGTTCTCCAAATTTTATTGAATTGACTAAAACTAAAGTATTACCATATTGTTCACATTTTGAAATAATGAGATCTGCGATATAGTCCATTCTTTTAGGTGATCTACAAATATAGGAACGTTCAGATTTATAATCTGGAAAATCTCCATCTGTAAATACAGTATCTTTTGTTCTAATACATTCAATTTCAATTTCAGCTAAATAACCATTATCTATTAACCATCTAGCTGGTATTTCTTTTATGATTGAACCTATAGCAACTTTAAGAGAAATTACATCTGCTTTTGGCTTTGGGAATGTTCCTGTACACCCAAATCTAAATGGTATATGTTTGCCGTAATCACAAATAAGCTTTTGTGCTACTGAAGCTTTTACTCCTTGTGCTTCATCCCAAATAAATACTTGAAATTGTTTCATTAAATGTGGATTATTTTGAATAGCTTGCCATGTTCCAACAACATGTTGTTTATTAAGCTCTTTATTAACACCACTATATTCACCAACATCCATACCACATAATTTATACCAATCAGCAGTTTGAGAAACTAAATCAGATGATGGTACAATAGTAATTGTTTTATATCCAACTTTTCCATATGCATCGCATATACCTGCGCATATTAAAGATTTACCTCCACCAGTTCCAACAATAATAAATCCATTACTTTCAGATAATGCAACATTAATTGATTCTACTTGATATGGACGAAGTTCTATTCCATATTTAATAAAATTATCATGTTTAATAAATTCTGGAAATGTTTTTATTGGGATTCGTTCATCTTTTAATTCTATTTCATATCCCCATTTTTCTAAAAATGGTAATATTTCATCTAATAAACGAATATATGTTTTACCTGTTTTTTCAAAAAAACGAATTTTACCATCCCATCTTCCTAATTTATATTGCGGCATATGAAAATAACCTTCAACAAAAATACCATATTTTTCCCACAAAAATTCAATATCACTAGGCTGAAGCCCAGATAATGTACAATATACTTCGTCTTTGACGCGTATGTAACATTTTTTTGTTGTCATTTTCTACCAATGCCGCCAAACACCAGCAATAATATGAAAACATGTAATAACTTCTAAAATTCTAATTATCCACCATACAAAATTTGTGTGGATTTCTACCTTTGATTTTAATTTCATTTAGTTACTATTCTATTTTTTTTATAATATTGTATCTTGGAGTTCATGTATACGTAATTCAACAATATTTTTTAAACTCCAACCCATTTGTTCTAATGCTTTTACAACACTAGAAAATTGTTCTTTTAATAATTTTACTTCTAATATAAGCTCTGTTATTGACACAATTTCTGGTTCACCTGCGATATAAGCTTGAATATCACGTTGTGACAATTGTCTAGAATATTTTTCATTATATTTTTTCCATAATGGAGACATAATAATTTCTTTTTTCTTTTCTAAAAATTCTTCTAAAACTTTAAGTTCATTATACATTTCATCATATCTAGCTAAATATCCAGGCAAAGTCCTATTAATATGTTCTAATTTTTTACCTTCTAATTCAAATAGAGAAGGCGCCTCACTTAATGCCTTCTCATATTTTTCAAGATAATTTAAAACATTTGTTAAATCAGTAGATGCTTCAGAAATTATTGTCATTTATTCTTCTATAGTTAATTTAAATTCATTGAGTAATTCTGAAACAAATTTGATTGCTTTACGTGGTGAATTTACAACAGATCGTCTATATTTTAGAACTCCATCTTCTTGCATATATGGTGATGTAATAATAAAACCACCTTCTACAATTTCAATATTTACATTAATATTCATATCTCTCAAATCCATAATATTTTTCTCCTTTTTACTGTGATTGTCTATTACGACGTGATTTACTTTCTTGCTCATCTTCATTATCTTCAACATCATTAGATAATTCTAACATAAGTTTTTCTACTGTCTTTTCTTCTTCCTGAATACGTGGATCTTGGAGCATTTCATTAACTAATTCTTCTGTTAAATTTTTTGCCTGAAATTTTATTGTTTCTCCATCTTTTTTGGTATATGAATACCAAGCCCCACCTTTTGTGATAATTTTATTTTCTTCCATCATATCTAAAAATCCAGAATATGGATCCATACCACGATCATATGGAACTTCTATTTCTATTTTAGAACCAAGTTTTGCAAAACGTGATTTATAACATTCAACTCTCATACGAATTCCTATAATATCTGTTCCTTCTTTAAGTTTAAGTTTTGTAATCAACATAATCTGAGATGCTGAATATCTAATAGCATTATTAATTATCCACATACCTTCACCATTTAATAGATCAGTATTAGGATAAACTTGATGTGTTACTATAAAAGATATTGGAAGACGTTTTATTCTTGATACTACTGTTTTAAGCATATGTTTTGCTTGCTTTGCACGTTGTCCTTGATCTCCTTTTTGAACACCAGAAATGAAATTCTCATTTTCATTATCTGTTAAAAGCATATCTAATGAATCTAAAAACATAACAACAGGTGGGGAATCAGGATTATTTTTACCATATTGTTTTTCATATGTTGTCAAAAATTCAGAAAGAACTTTAACAACATCACTAAATAATGTGACACCAATATATAACAATTTTGATGGTGATGTATCAATACCAACAGCTTCCATAAAATTTTTATCTAATGCATTTTCAGAGTCTAATATGACTATGAAGGCACCCGTATCTTGTGCGTGCTTAAGAATATTACACCCCAAAAATGATTTACCAGAACCTGACGGTCCGGCAAGACATGTTATACGTGATTCAGGTATACCACGTAAAAAACTACCAGACATTACTTTATTTAAGGCATAATTTCCTGTCGAATACCATTTTTTAGGTGGTCCAAAATCCATATAAACAGTTTCTATTTTTTCTAACTGTTTATTGATAGTTTTTATAAAATCTACGTTTATCATTATATTTCACTCCTTAATTATTGTTGATTGCATAATATTATACCCAGAATCAACATCTAATATAGAACCCGTAATGCCTGATGATAAATCACTTAACAAAAAAACCGTTGCATTTGATATATCATCATATGTTGTTGGTCTTTTTAATGGTGACGCATTTATAACATCATTAATAGATTTATTAACTTTTATTTTTGCACTAGATACTGTTTTTATTGGACCAGCAGCCACACCATTTACACGTATTTTTTTAATTCCACCCAATTCATATGCTAATTCTCTAACTGAAGCATCTAATGCTGCTTTTGCTACACCCATCACATTATATCCTGGCCTTATTCTTCTTCCACCCAAATATGACATTGTAACTATTGAAGCGTTATCATTTAATAATGGTAATACTTCTTTAACCAAGGCAACAAAACTCCATACTGAAGATAACATAGTTGAATTCCATTGCTCAATAGTAATATCATAAAATGGTTGTTCAAAACATTCTCTAGGTGCTTTAGCAACAGAATGAACAATAAAATCTAATTTATTATAACACAAATTTTCAGTAATTTTAATTAATGATTCCTTAGATGTTAAATCTAAATTGAAACATTTATCAAATGTTTTAGAAACATAGTCTTTATTACGATCAGAATGCCATGTAACGATAACATCAGCACCTTCATTTAAACATGTTTTAGCAATATGGTTGCCGATGCTCCATTTATTAGAGACACCGACAACCAATCCCCTTTTACCAGATAAAATACCCATTATTAATAATAAAAATAGTGAATTTTATTTATTAGTTATTTTTGGCTAAATTTTTATTACGTAAACGCTCTAATACGGCTTGAGCTTTACTACTAATAACAGGTTTAGAAGTTGTGGTATCATCACCTTCATTTTTTTCATTTTCATTGTTTAAAGTATTTTGTGTTGTATTATTATTTTTAGTATCATCAGACGTTTCTTCTTCAAAATTTGAACCTGTTTGATCTGCTAATAACATTGCTTCCAATGTTGGCCTATCAACATATTTTGTTCTATAATCTGAAAGATTATATAATTCAATAGAATCAATAACATCATCAGAAATATCAGATCTTTTTGGTGCAAAGCTTGATGTTCCATAATCTGCCCATTTACCAGATTGTGTTTTCTTTATTCTAAAGTTATAACCATCTTTTAGATTGTAAGGAATACTTTCTAAATCTCCAGATGAAAATGCTGATTGAATTTGTTTGAAAATTTTTGGGCCAATTTCAATAAGCTTAACTAATGGTTCATGATCATATTCAAATGGACATTCAATTACTAAAACTTGACCAATATATGATTTTTTCTTATAATATTTTTTACCCATTTCATCATTTCCTTCATCATAATAACGTCTTGATAATTCACAAATTGGACAACTTTCACCATACATAGTAAGACATGGGACTTTCTTTTTTTCACCATTAATAATTAATTCGTGTGTTAAATTTTCTACCAAAAAGCCAAGTGGATTATCTTCATCTAAATCTGGTAAAAATCTAACAACAACTTGTGTTTCGTTATCCATTTTCCAAAATGGAAAGAATTTTTTCCAGTCTGAATTTTCTCCGCTTGATGTTTTTGAATTAAATGCATTTCTGAGTTGGTCTAAAGTTAATGACATATAAAATCTCCTTATAAACAAACAAACGATAAACAAACAAACAATAAACAAACAATAAACAAACAATAAACAAACAAACAATAAACAAACAATAAACAAACAAACAATAAAAAATATGGATATTATTCTTCCATACATTTTTATTTATATTCAACATGTGTAAAATTGGAATAGTTTCTACCTATAACAAGGAACTTTAATTATGTCTTTATTTAATATTAAGGTTGAAGATATTATAATTGATAAATCTATATAAATATTTTTAAATAATTTTTTATTTTAAAGGAAAAATAATATGCCAATTTTTGATTATCAATGTCAAAAATGTAATTTTCTTGAAGAAGTAATTCAGAAATATACTGATCAACTTGACAAAAAATGTCCTAAATGTAATGAAAAAATGGTTAAATTAATTAGTAAATCTTCATTTAGGTTAAATGGTTCAGGATGGTATAAAACTGATTTTGCCACAACAAGTAAATCTTCTAAGCAGTCTTCTTAAGTTTAATTTCTACACATTCAGGAATAGGAATAACTCTTCTTCGTTTTATTTTTTTTGTTGCCATATTAAAAAAGAATGGACAACCAATAACACGTGAAACAAAACTTATATCAAATGTTTTAATAATTTTACCTATTTTATGAGTTAAATCATGTTTAGCAATTTCTACTGAAAATGGATGTTTATTAGAATTTTTATAATACCATAAGTTTGCAATACTTAAGAATTCTTTAATATTTATTCCTTCTTGTTCAGCATAATCTAAAACAAATGCTGTAATTTCATTATCTGAAATATTATCAATAATTGTTAAATAATTTTCTAATTTATATTCTATAACACTTAAATAGATTAAATTAGATCGATCTTGAACTATTTCAAATTGTAATGGTGGTATTTTTTTCTTTGTCATTATTTATGTTTATCCTTTTAAATATAAATATATAGATCTTTTATATTTATTTTATACAATTAATATGTTATAATAAACTATCTAAGTTTTTAAGATTTTTATGCAAAAAATATTAATTAATACTGCTATTGGTGGATATTCACTATCTTCTGAATTAATTAAAGCATATTTAGATGTAAAAAATATAGAATATGATGAACATTTAGAAACTATATTTGGTGAAAAAGAAATATTTTTTATGGATAAAAATAATCCAGAACATTGTTATAATTATTATGTTATAAATGAAGTTCCTAGAGATGATCCTACTTTAATTAAATTAGTTGAAAAACTAGGCATTAAACGTTCTTCTGGTAATTTTGCCTCTCTTAAAATAGTAGAAATTCCTGATGATGTTAAATGGGGAATTTATTGCAGTGAAACTGGTGAAGAACATGTTTATGAACAACATAGAATATGGAGATAATTATGAAATCATTTGTTGATGCTATTATTAATGCCGAAAAATATTCTACTAAAGAAGGAAAGTTTAAAGCGTTATCAAATTTGAGTGATGTAGGTAAACGATTAATGGTTGAAGCTCTTTCACCATATCGTGTTTTTGGAGTAAAAAAATATAAAGAACCAAAAGTTTATGATACGTCTGATGCTTCACCAGAGATGTTTTTTGAACTTTTAGATATGTTGCATTCACGTCAACTTACAGGAAATGCAGCACGTGACATGGTCACAAGAATACTTTCTAATTATACTGAAGAAACTGCAAAAATTTTAAAACGTGTACTAAATAAAGATCTTAAAGCTGGCTTTTCAGAAACAACATTAAATAAAATCTATCCAAATTTAATTCCAACATTTGATGTTATGCTTGCACAGAAAAAAGAAGATGATACAGAAATTTTCTATCCATGTATTGCCGAAGTAAAATATGATGGACAACGTACTATAGCAATTATTGAAAAAAATAATGTTACATATTATGGTAGATCCGGAAAAATTTCTTTTCAATGGGAAGGTTTATTTGATAATGAATTAATTAAAATGAGAAATCATCTTAACGAAGATATTGTTGTTGATGGTGAAGTAATGGGTGATTCATATATTGAAACAATGAATGCAAAATCAGAAGATAACATTTTAGCTAAAGAGAAACTTAAATTTTTCGCTTTTGATATTATGACATTAAAAGAGTGGAAATCTGAAATTAGTAATAAAACACAAATAAATCGTTCAAAAGAATTAGAAAATTTAATTAATCAACTCAAACTTGAAAAGGTTAAAAAGTCAGAATGGTTAATATGTGATACACCAAAAGATTTAAATAATTTTTATGAAAATGTTGTAAATAATGGTGGAGAGGGTCTCATTATTAAAGATCTAAATGGTAAATATGAATGGAAACGTTCTAAACTTTGGTTAAAATATAAACCTGTTTATACATATGATGGAATAATTACAGGATTTTATCCAGGTAAATTAAACTCAAAATATGAAAATACTCTTGGTGGTATTGAAATTGAAGGTGAAGATGAGAATGGTCGTAAATTTAAATCTTCTGTTGGTTCAGGTTTTTCAGATGAATTAAGAGATGAAATTTGGAATAATCAAAAATCATATTTAGGAAAAATGGTTGAAGTTGAGGCTCAAGAAATTAGTCAATCAAATAACGAGTATAGTTTAAGGTTTCCAGTTTTTAAATGTTTTAGGAATGATAAATGAACAACATAATTCCATATGTTAAAGGTGAAATTATAACAATTTTACCAGAATTTTTAGATCGTGCGTATAAAAAATTTAAGAACGTTAATGTTAAACGTGAGCAAAAAATATATGGATTTGCGTGTCAATGGCAAGTTGAACACGACATCATTACTAATATGAACATTAATACTGTCAAAGATGATAAATCAGAAATAACTGATTATTCACCTTTTGATTTTCGTATAGGTGATGTATATTATGATGTTAAAACATCACAAAAAGGAAATAGTATTACCATATCAGATAGAGAAATTACATTTGCTGAAAAACATAATACAACATTTATATGTTTAAAACATAGACAAGATTTAGGTGAAGATATATTTGAATATTTAACATGTATAACATTTGAAGAAATTCTTGAAAATGATTTATTGAATAAATCTAATTATATGGATGGTTATTATATATTCACATCAAAATTATAATATGTTGATTTTATTAATAAAATATAACAGTTTACATTTATTATTATTTATGTTATAATAAACTATAAATTGTTGATGGATTTAAATATAATGCAGATTCGATTCATTACAGACATTCATTGGGAATCAGGTCCTTTTAATCTTCAAAAAACAGAAGAAGATAAGGATAGAATTCTTGCTATTACTGGTGATCTTGCTATCAATGATAAAATCATTGAGGCACTTCTTTCTGTTGCCCCAGGTTTTAAATCTGTTCTTTACGTTCTTGGTAACCACGAATACGAGGGTGCTAATATTTCTGATGCTTGTACTCAATTAGAACTTGAAATTTCTAAATATCCTGAGCTCAGTCATGTTCATATTTTAGACAATAATTATATTATCATTGATGGTGTTCGTTTTATTGGAGCAACTCTTTGGAGTGATTTCAATAATTCTGACTGGTTTGCTATTCATGCCGCTAAAGATAAAGTATCTGATTTTGAATTTATTCAAATTGGAAAAATTACACAAAGAAAATTTCATCCGGCAGATGCTATTAAACTTCACAAAGAACATAAACGTTTTATTGAAAAAATGTGTCATACTCCGTTTAATGGCCCAACTGTAGTGATGACTCACCATGCTCCAAGTTTTAAGAGCATGGATTCAACAGCAGAGACTTGGCTTGGTACTGTGCGTTATATTTTTGCTTCTAACATGGACAGTACTGTCAATTATAGTGGTGCTAAATATTGGTTACATGGTCATGTTCATTCGAGTAAAGATTATATGATTGGTAACACTCGAGTTATTTGTAATCCTCGTGGTACTGTTATTTGTGAAAATAAAAATTTCGATCCTAATCTAATTTTGGATGTATGAAATTATTAAAATGATATACAATAAAACTGAAATAATTATTGCATTATTTCTTATTATTATTATTTTATCTGAATGTTCAATATAAAAATAAGTTGAATAAATTAATTTAAATGTCTCAAACTCGTCTTCAAAGTTTTATAGAATCAATTATTAATGTTTTATCTGGGTGGATAACAGCATTAATTTTACAATTAATTATTTTTCCGTTGTATGGAATAAATATATCATTTTCAAATAATATTGAAATATCTTTCATATTTACTATAGTTGCTATATTGCGTAGTTATTTAATTAGGAGATATTTTAATAATAGAATTCAAGAATTTACTAAATCATTTGACAGTAATAAATAGAAATATGATGTACGTTATAAAGGATAATAAAAATGAAAGCAAAAATTTACAATTTTGAATATTTTTATAAAAAGAAAAAAGCAGATGATATTGCACAATCTATTGTCGATACATTTAACAATTCTGAGCCATGTGATATAATTAAAATTAAAAAATTTTTTAAAGAATGGTTAGATGTTACTATGTATTTAGTAGATAAAAGAAATATTGCATAATGTCAGTTATAGATATTCAAGAATATAAGAAAAAGTTGAAACAAAATAAATCGACGTTAGATATTAAATCTATTTTTATTAATGTTGCAGATGAATTAATTGTTACATGGGAATATTTTGCTAAAAGAAAAGCTATTAATGAATTATTAATTGATGAACTTAAATTAGATGAAAAAAAAGATTATTTAAACGATTTGAATAATATAGCTGATCTAGAAAAGAAAATAGGAATTGTTTATGTATGTTTTTCACCTAGGTCTTTGCATAAAGACCAGACGGGATATGTAGCAGGATTTAGTATAGATGATGAATCATTTGCTGGTCCAGAAATGATTTCTGAATCTTATGCTAGAGCTTTTAATATTCTTTTATTTTCATATTTTATGAAAGTTTTAAAGGATATTAAAAAGTAAGTTGTTTTTTTAACTTTTTATTAAGGAGAAAAAAATGGATGTAGAATCTGTGAATAAAGATAATGAACTTTCTGTTAAGCAACATTTTTATGCTGTTAAAACTCGTTCTGGAAAATATTTTGCTGGATTTAATACAGAAACAAATTCACCAAATTTGGTCGATGATATTAAATCAGCAAAACTTTTTTCAAATAAATTTGATATTAAACTTAGACCTGGTGAATATATTGTTGATATTGGAGTTGTTTTAACAGATTCAAATATTTCTGTTTCCAAGCCATTTAGACCACGTAAAAAAACTGTTAAAAATACGTCAAATAAATAAATATTAAGAAAATATTTATTGTTGGTGTGGGGCTTAGCCCCACACCATAAATTAATTAAAAGGAGAAAAATGCGTTTTATATTATTAATTTTGTCATTTATTACATTAAATGTAAATGCAGAGACATTTACTGGAAGTATTTTAAGTGTTAATCAACAAATAAATTATAAGATTAAAGAAAAATTTTATTCTTGGAAAGTTGTAAAAGTTATTGATGGCGATACTTTAGAAGTTATTATTCCTAGTTTTCCAGATGAATTAAATCCAGTAAAAATTCGTGTTAAGGGGATTGATACACCAGAAAAATTACGCTCATTAGCAAAATGTGAAAATGAAATTATTTTAGCAAAACAAGCAACCGAATTTACAAAAATAGTTATTTTTAAAGCTATAGATCAAAATCGTCCAATTATGTTTTCTAATATATCATGGGACAAATATGGTAGAAGAATAGATGCTGATGTTTATATTGAGAATTCTAAATTGTCAGATATGTTAATTAAAAACGGTTTTGCAAAACCATATAATGGAAATAAGAAAATTAATTGGTGTAATTAACTTCACTTTAATAAATATATCTATATTGGGAAATATAATTTATTATGGTTTATTTTTCAATTAAAAATAAAGATATAAATTATCTCATAAAAGTTTCAGAATATTTAAGAAACTTTTATGATAAAAAAAATATAAAATTTACTATGTCAGAAATTGAATCTTCACCAGACGGTGATTGGTACATAACTGTCTCTAGAGAAGGAAATATAAATGCATATAATCTTTAAAAAAAGAATTGCAAAATTATCAGGAATAAAATTAAAAGAAGATATAGATGAAAATAAACTTAATGATGAAATAATTCTATTATTTTCAAAAAAAATTCCAAAAGAGGACGATGTTCATGCTTTAGCATCAAAATTAAATTTATCAGTTGATGATGTAGAAAATGAAATATTTAAACTTCTTCATTCATTTCTTAAAAAATTAGGAAAACATAATCAAGTACCAGATGATAAATTCGATCCTAAGGAACTGGAAATTGGTCGTAAAGTAGAATTAGAACATACAAATAATAAATGGATAGCAGAATTGATCGCTAAAGATCATTTAATGGAATTTCCAGATTATTATACACGACTTACTAAAATGGAAAAAGAAGCAGAATCTGAAGAAAAATAATTATTGTTTATTTTTAACTTCAAATAATATATAATGTTTTTATTATCATTAAGAGAATACAGATGAAACGTTTATTCGGTTTAACACTTATTGAGGTCATGATTGTTATTGCAATTATTGGTATTCTTACTAGTATTATTGTTCCAATATTTAATAATAAATTAGATCAAGATCTACCAACTCATCAAGGTTCTCAATCAAAATTTTAATATATTATGTTAGCATATTTTTTGGTTGTATTAATACTGTCATCCATTACTGCTGTCCTATGGTATTTTTTGGGCATAAAAAATATCTATAATTATAAATTCATTATAATTAGTATTATTGGCTCATTAATATTATCTATAATGATTTATGGTATTGGATATTCAAATAAAATAATAGATCAAGAAATATATAATGGTGAAGTAACAGGAAAAGAAAAAATTCGTGTAAGTTGTGAACATTCATATTCGTGTAACTGCAGAGAATCGTGCTCAGGTTCGGGTAGTAATAGATCATGTAGTACAACGTGTGATACGTGTTATGAGCATTCATATGATGTTGATTGGCGTGTAAAAACAACAGTAAAAGAATTTAATATCCAACGAATTGACCGCCAAGGAACTCAAGAACCACCACGTTGGACAAAAGTAACAATTGGACAACCAACCGCATTTGTTTATAAATTTACAAATTATATTATGGGTGTCGATGCTTCATTATTTAATTTTAATAATAATGTAAACACATCATTAGACAAATATGTTCCAGCATATCCACTGAATGTTTATGATTATCATTATTTAGACCGCGTATTACCTGTAAATATACCAGCAAATCAGATTAAAGATTTAGATAAATGGAATTATCAATTAGCATTAAAACTGAGAAAATTAGGTCCTCAAAAACAATGTAATATTATAATCATGTTAGTAAAACTTGATGATCCTAATTTTGAGTATAATGTTAAAAAAATGTGGTTAGGTGGTAAAAAGAATGATATAATAGTAATGTTAGGTATACCAAATTATCCAGAAACTGAAATTAGTTGGGTAAGAATTTTATCATGGACAGATAGAGAAGATTTTAAGGTTAATTTGCGTGATGCATTATTTGATCTTAAAAATTTAGAAATGAATTCTGTTTTAAATGTTATAGAAGAACATGTTTCTAAAAATTTTGTAAGAAAACGTATGAGAGATTTTGAATATTTAAAATATGAAATACAATTATCAGATGAATTATATATTTTTGGAATATTGATTGGTCCATTATTAATTTCAATATTCTCAGTATTTTTATTATTTCAATATAAAAAAAATCAAAGAAGAAGTATATTTAATGGACGTTTTTCAAGTAGTAAATTTCGTTAATTTTTAATTAAGGAGCAATATAATGAAGATTAATATTAGTAATGGTGCTAAAATTGCTATCACTCTTGTAGGTGTATTAGTTTTTTTACTTGTTATGCTTATGTTAGCATACATTAATGCTGTTAACTATGGTGTTACTATGGAGAAAAAACTTGATGCACAATATATTAATAACCAAAATATTCTAGCACAATATTCACAAAAAATTGGTGAAGTTGCACAAGTCCCTGAAATGTACAAGAATGACGTAAAAGAAGTTGTAACTGCTGCAATTTCTGGGCGTTATGGTACTGAAGGAAGTAAAGCGGTGTTTCAATGGTTAAAAGAACAAAATCCACAGCTTGATAGTAAAGTTTATGTTAAACTTCAACAAATAATCGAGGCTGGTAGAAATGAATTTCAAAATGCCCAAACACAAATGATTGATACTCGTCGTAGTTATGAAACTAATCTTGGTTATGTTTGGACAGGATTTTGGCTTCGAATGGCAGGTTATCCAAAAACTGATTTGACAAAATATTCACCTATCATTACCGATAAGGTCGAAAAGATTTTCAAAAATGGTAAAGAGGAAGGACCTATTAAATTAAGGTAAATTGCTAATAATAAATAAAATTGTAATTTAAAATTTTATTAAATGTAAAGAGAAATAATGACATCAAATAGGATTTCTAAAATATCAGAAGGTGATAAACATATTTTCTATAAGGCTGAATGTGCTTGTTCATTACCAAATCATTCTCATATCATAGAAATATCTGATAGTATGTCAGATCTTGGAATTTTAGAAATGACGTTTTATTCAACACAAGTTGATAAAGATTGGTGGAAAATTCCAGATAAAGATCACCCACATGCATTAAAAAACATGTGGTGGGCATTTAAAAGAAGAATTGTTTGTGCATTTAATATTTTATTTAAAGGTTATTATGAAACTGAAGTTGATTTTATGCTTCAAGGAGAAGAACAAATAAGAGATTATATTAATGCATTGGAAGAAGGTTTAGCTAAAATTAAAAATGAAAAGCAAAAAACACCTAAATCTAATTAAATATGTTGTCAATTATATTTTAACTGTTATATAATTAAAAATATATTGGATCAAAAAATGGTAGACGTTTAAGTTATGATATTTTATTAGAGTGATTTATTACTTCTTCATTGTGTAATTACAAGAAGAAGAGTAAGTATGTTTAATTAATTGATTAGTAATGAAAAAATAATTAAGGATGAAGGAAAGAAAAATAAATGTTAAATAGAGAAAACAGTAAAGGTTCTGCATACTTATCTGGAGGTATGCAATTTGCAAGAAATTTGGGAGCAGACTGGAGAATAAAATGCTCTAAAAATTTGATTGAACGTGGATATTATCCTATCGATATTTGTCAACTAGATAAAGAATATACAAAAAAATATGGTCAGCTATATTTTCCAGAAAACGAATCAAATCATCTTCAATATAAGGCAAATTTTAGACAACATTTTATTTATGCAGATTTAGAATTAATTAAAAATGATACAGATTTTTTAATTATTCTTTATGATGAATCTGCACGTAGAGGTGCAGGAACAATTAGTGAAGCACAATATGCATATTTAAATAATATACCTATTTTTTTAATATCAATGTATAAAGATTGGTATAAAGAAGTTCCTGGATGGTTACAAGGTTTATGTACAAGAATATTTACAAGTTTTGATGAATTTTATGATTATTTAGATAAACTTCCAGTTGGAATTTTAAAGAAGGATAAATATGGTAACCATGGTGTAAATGGTGAATATTTATGCAGCTTGTGTGGTAATGTATTTAAAAAACACAAACATTTTTTTGTATCTACGGTTATTCCATTATTGTGTAACAATTGTGTTGACCTTACAACAAAAACATTTGAGGGTCACGTAGATAGATATAAATTTATAAAAGAAATTTTATAAGGAGGTAACATAAAATGCCATATATTTATTCATATGATAGAAAAAGAATAGATGATTCGATTCAAACGTTAGTCGACAAACTTATTGATGTAGAAAAAGATAAAGGAATTTCATACTTAAAAGGTGTGATAAATTATACATTAACTAAAATTCTTAAAAGTATTTATGCTCAAGAAATAGGAACAAATAAATTATCATATAGTAATATAAATGATGCAATTGGTATTTTAGAATGTGTAAAACTTGAGTTATATAGAGAAGTTGCTGCACCATATGAAGATGAAAAAAAGAATATGAATGGTTCTGTAGAACCATTTGTTGTTAATAGAGAAATTAAATTAGGTGATATTTGGGAGTTTCAAGAATGCGAATAATCGATGATATTAAACTAGATTTTAAAGATGTACTTATTTTACCAAAACGATCAACACTAAACAGTAGAAGTGAGGTTTCATTAATTAGAGATTTTAAATTTAAATATTCTAAGTATACGTGGTCTGGTATTCCCATCATTGCTTCAAATATGGACACTGTTGGCACATTTGAAATGGCCTTTAAACTTGATGAATTTAAAATGTTGACGTGTATTCATAAACATTATAATGAAGAAGATTGGAAAAACTTTTTGGAAAAAAGTTCATTATCTACAGAAAATATTATATATAGTTTAGGTTCTAGTTTAGAAGATTTTGAGAAATTTAAAAAAATTTATGAAATATCAAAAAATTATAAACAAATTAAATGGGTGTGTTTAGATATTGCAAATGGATATAGTCAGCATTTTCTAAAAAGTATTCAAAGACTTAGAAATTTAGAAAATTTAATTATCATTGCTGGAAATGTGGTAACACCTGAGATGACCGAGGCACTTATCCTAGAAGGTGCAGATTTAATTAAGGTAGGCATAGGTGGAGGGTCGGTGTGTACCACTCGTATTAAGACGGGTGTTGGATATCCACAATTATCAGCTGTTATTGAATGTGCTGATGCCGCACATGGTTTAGGTGGACATATTATTAGTGATGGTGGTTGTGTAGTTCCTGGAGATATTGCAAAAGCATTTGGTGGTGGTGCCGATTTTGTTATGTTAGGTAGTATGTTAGCTGGGCATAAAGAAGCAGGAGAAGAAAATTTGGTATATGATAAAGATGGAAATATTAAAGGTGTCTATTTTTATGGTATGAGTTCATCTACTGCAATGGAAAAATATTATGGTGGTGTTAACAATTATCGATCAAGTGAAGGAAAAAAAGTATTGCTTCCATATAAAGGTGAAGTTAAAAACACTGTTCTAGATTTTTTGGGTGGATTACGTAGCGCATGTACTTATACAGGAAGTAAATCGATTAAAGAGCTTCCTAAACGCACAACATTCATTCGTGTTAATCAACAACATAATCCAGTATATGATCGTTATGAAATAAAATAAATTTAAAAGGTTTTATGTTATAATTATTCATTTTGTAAAGAATATATCAATTAGGAAATTATAAACATAAAATATTTAAAATGAATATTTTCTTTTTTAATAAAGATCCAAAAATATGTGCACAACAACATTGTGATAAACACTGTATTAAAATGATTATAGAATATGCACAATTATTATCAACAGCACATAGAGTTTTAGATGGTGTATTAGAAATACGTGATCAAAAAAATAGGAAACAAAAATATTTTAAATTAATAGATGTTGATATGGAATCAAATTTATATAAAGCAACACATATTAATCATCCATCGGCAAAATGGGTTAGACAATCAGATTCTAATTATATGTGGCTTTATACATTGTGGATAAATTTATTAGATGAATATTCTAAAAGATATAATAAAATTCATTCATGTTCTAGATTGATTCCATATTTAAAAAATGTTCCATTTTCAATACCAAAAAATTTATTTACAAGTCCATTTAGAGCAATGCCAATTGAATATAAATTAGATAAATCTGAAATTGATTATTGCGAAAAATCATATCAACTATATTTTAATTCTACTAAACAACATATTGCTAAATGGAAACATGGATTGATACCATCGTGGTATCAAAAAATAGAGATATGATATGAGAGAGACAGATAAATTTATTTTCTTTTTTGGTGAAAAAGATTGGTTATCGCAATGGTATCCATCTAAATTTATTGTAAATGGAATAACGTTTCCAACAGCAGAGCATTTCATGATTCACAGAAAAGCAACAACATTTGAAGATTTAAAATCTGCAGAAAAAATTTTAAAAGCTAAAACATCTAAAGAGGCTAAAGCAATAGGTAGAAAAATCAAAAATTTTGATTCATCATATTGGGATAAAATTAAAGAAGCTGTAGTCATTCAAGGCAATATCAATAAATTTAATCAAAATGAAAAATTAAAAGAAAAACTTTTGGCAACTGGAGACAAAATTTTAGTTGAAGCTAGTCCATATGATAAAATTTGGGGAATTGGTATTGGTGAAAATAATATAGATGCTACTAATCCAGATCGATGGCGTGGTCAGAACTTATTAGGAAAATGTATTATGGAAGTTCGTTTTATTATTAAAAACATAAATGGAGGTTAATATGACTGATAGATTTGAATTAGAACAAAAAATTATGGAATGTTGGAACATTACGTCAGATATAAATTCATTAATTGAAGGAATTAGTGATAAAAATTTATCAAACGATGAAATAGTAAATATACTTTTAGGAATAAAAGGTTTATATGATCTTAAATTTGACCAAATGTTTTATATTTTTGAGACGTTAATTAAAGAGAAAAAAATATTATAAATTTGTTGAATTATGTGTAGTGGTATAGGAAATAAATTTTTAAATAATATATTATATTAAATTCTTATATTTCTATATTATAATGTACTATAAATTTTATTAAGTTCTAATTTCCAGGTAGGTATTACATTATCACAATATTGTTTTAATGCGCGTTTATTATCTAGATAAATCATATCATTATCTTTATTATCAAATATAAAAAACATTTTATTTAATAAATCGTCATAGTTGGTTGGTTCTACTTTAAATTTATTATCTGCCCAATAAATTTCGTTTGATACTATTGTTGGAACGTTTCTGTTAACACTATCTGCTGCAATAATATTAAATGTTTCAGTTAAACTAATTTGTAGTGAAATATCTAAATTTGAAATAATATCTAAAAATGTTGAATGATCCATCCAATAATGTGAAATTAAATTATGTCTTTTATTATGCTCAAATAAATTTTTAATATTTTTAATTACAGATTCTGATTTACCCTCTATTCTTGTAGCATTAATATGAAAATTTAATGTTTTTCCTAATTTATCAGCAATTTCAATTGCAGCAAATGCTTGAAAAAGTTGATTTTTAAGATTTCTAATTGCTCCAAAGCACCCAATGTTTAAAATATTTCTATCATCTAAATTTCTAATTTTTGGTTTTTCATTATATTCATCCAGTGGATAATAATTAGGAAGATATAATAATTTATCTTTTGTCACAAAATGCTTTAATGATGAAAACATTCTTTGACTATTACAACTTATAAACATATTTTTAATATTTAAATATTGAAAAAACCATTGTGTAAAAATTCCCTCATTTGCAATAAACGGTAAATCACTATGTAATCTTAATACCCACTTAATATTTGGATATATCTTTGATAATTCTACAAATTTGGCTGGCATTGCCCATAATGCTTCTATTATAACAACTTTAGGTTTATATTTGTTTATTTCTTTGTATATATAATTACTATCAATAACATGCTCATAAGCACATGTTATCCCAACATCTATTAATGCATTTTTTAAAAAGTTTAAACTATTAAATAATCCAGAAGATAATAATTTATTTTTAGGATTAATAGTTCTTGGATCTTCCCATTTTGATTTTGATTCTCTATACTTAGAAATAAATAAAATATCTATCATTTTAATCAAAAACATTATTTATGAATAAAATTATTTATAAACGTTTTTGCGTGTTTTAAATAAAAATTATTTTTATATATAAATATTCCAAAATTCATTTTAGATTGAATCAATTTTAAAAATATTTTTTATATTAAATAAAAAATAGTCACATGTTTTTAAATATAAAGTATGCAAAATTATCCTTTAATTCCAATTATATTATGTGGTGGTGTTGGTTCTAGATTATGGCCAATTTCACGTGAAATGTACCCAAAACCGTTTATTAAATTAAATGATGGTCAAAGTTTATTACAAAAAGCATTTTTTAATGCATCAATAATTCCTAATATTTCTAAAATATTTACTATTACTAATAGAGAATTATTATTTAAAATAAAGGATGAATATAAAAATATTAACTATAATAAAATACCACTATCATTTATATTAGAGCCATTTGGTCGTGGCACAGCAGCAGCAATAGCTGCAGCAACGTTATATTTAATTAAAGAAAATGAAAATTCAATTTTAATTATTTTAAATTCTGATCATTTAATTCAAAATAAAATAAATCATATTGATGCAATCAAACGCGCAATTACATTAGCAGAATAAGATAATTTAGTATTATTTGGAATTAAACCAGATAGTCCAAAAACTGAATATGGTTATATTGAAGTAAATGAAGAAAATAATAAAGTAATACGTTTTATAGAAAAACCAGATATTCTTACAGCAACATCTTTTATAAAAAACGATAATTTTTTATGGAATTCCGGAATGCTGTGTTTTAAAGCATCTATTATGTTTGAAGAGATGAATAAATATTGTCCTATAATATTAGAAACAGTAAATGAATGTTTGATAAATTCAAAAATTATTCAGGATGAAAATTTTACATTTTGCGAACTCGATAGTGAAAATTTTAATAAAGTTCCAGAAAATTCTATTGATTACGCTATTTTGGAAAAAACACAAAAAGCAACTGTCATTAAATGCGATATTGGTTGGCAAGACGTAGGTTCTTGGGCAGAATTTAGTAGTTTAGTTGACCGTGATGTAAATGGTAATCAAATTGTTGGAGAAGTTATATTAGATAATGTTGAAAACTGTTATTTTAACAGTGAAAATAAACTAATAGCAGCTATTGGTATTGAAAATCTTATAGTTGTAGATACACAAGATGCATTATTAATTACATCTAAAAGTAAATCGCAAAACGTCAAAAAAATTTATAATGAACTTAAATCAAGAGGACATGAAACTTATAAATTTCATAGAACTATACATAGACCGTGGGGTACATATTCTATTTTATTAGAAAATAATAATTATAAAGTAAAACAACTTATTATTAAACCTGGTGAATCATTAAGTTTGCAAAAACATAATTATCGTAGTGAACATTGGGTTGTTGTACAGGGCACTGCTAAAATAATTAAAGGTGATAAAGAATTTTTTTTAAATAAAAATGAATCTATATTTGTTCCTATAGGTGAAATTCATTGTCTTAGTAACTCAGGTTCGTCTGATCTTATTATAATTGAAATTCAAATGGGTGAATATCTTGGTGAAGATGATATTATTCGTTTTAAAGACATTTATTACAGAAAATAATATATATAAAAATACGTGAAATACATATTATTACTTTATTCTATCATTATGACTATTTTTGTTTATCTTCTCAATGAAGAAAGACAAGAATTAATTGCTAATAATAATGAATTGTCACGCTTAATAGTTGAATATGATGAAAGATATAATGATTTAATAAATGCTAATAAGAAAATTAGAAAATTAGAAATTCAATTAGATAAATATAAAAACATGTGTAATAATTCAAGAGAATAAAACAAATAAAAGCAAATAAAAACAAAGTTAAAATTTTATGAAGAATATATAGAGGATTTAAATTTAGATTGGGTATTAAAAATGATTAATTTTTTAATGTGTTGGAATAATTCATATCAGGTGAATTATGATATTAATCCATGGATGCATAATCAACAACATAATGTTGATACAGAAAAAGCATATAATGAATTTATCACTCTTCGTTCTAAATTAGAAAATTCTGGCGCAGAAATATATTATTTTAACATATATGATAATGTTATACCAGATATTGTTTTTACCGCAAATTATGGTATAGTTAAAAATAAAAAATGTTTATTATCTAATTTCTTCTTTGAAGAACGAACTAGAGAAATTCCACATATAAAGAAGATGATAAATGACGTTGGATATTCAATTTATGAAATTCCAGAAAACATAAAATTTGAAGGTGCTGGAGATTGTTTACTAGATCCGTTTAGACCTATAGCATGGTTAGGTTTTGGTTTTCGTTCATCTATTAATGCAAAAAAATATGTAGAAGAATTTTATGGTGATGAAATAACAGTTAGACAATTAAGATTAATTAAAGATAATTTTTATCATTTAGATACATGTTTTTGCCCACTACAATCTGGTCATGTGGTATATTATGATAAAGCTTTTGATGATTATTCTAATTATATTATTGATTTAATTTTTGGAGATAAAGCAATTTGCGTTAATGATGAAGACGCTTATAATTTCGTATGTAACGCTGTTGAAGTGAATAATAATATTATAGTTAATTCAGGTTGTTCTAAATATTTTAAACAAAAAATGTCAGATATAGGTTATAATATAGTAGAAACTTCATTGTCTGAATTTATGAAGGCTGGTGGAAGTGCTAAATGTTTAACACTACGTTTAGATTAAATAATAAATTTTATGAATAATAATATTTTTGAAGAATTTGACATAAACCCATTTGATGAAGAAAATAAAATTGTTTGTAAAATTATTGAAAGAATAAAGGATAATCCTAAAGAATTTAAAAAAGTTTCAAATAGAGCCATCGAACTTGGTGTTGTTGAAAAATTATCAGAAAAAGGATATATTCAAGCAATACAAAATGTTGCCTATAAAATTTTTGTATTAAGTTTAACAATGAATTTAATTAATATTCCAATTGAAACTGATTCAAGAGAATATTATAATTATGATAAAATTGGTGATGAAATAAAACAATTAGATGAAATTATTAATATTATTTCTTTCGCAAGTGGACGACATTGGGATTATGTTAGCAATGACATAGATTTGTGGATTTATTATTATAATGAAAAATTTTATCAAAATATCAAAAATTTATTATAAATAATAGTAAAATTTTAGAAATTAATATAAGTTACTTAATAAAAAAGGAAATAATATATGTCTAGAATATGGAATTTTCCAGAATATCAATTATCTTCATATGAAGATCAAATATGGGCAACGCATAAAAGTTATCCAAAAATAGATTTAATGGATATTGTTAATTACGCAAAAGTAACACCACAACGTGCTATTAAAGTAAAAACTAATTTAGGTTATGCAATTATAAATGTGTCACCCGATAAATGGCAAATTTTACCAAAAGGCTTAACAAAATCATATGTTAAAGATGGTAATGTTCGTAAGATGGTATGGATGATAAAAGGAAAATCACCATCTGGAAAAAATGCAGAATGGTTTTACGACGAAGATTTATCAAAATCAGAAGATATGCAAAAATATGCTAAAGAAATTAAAGATGCACAAACTAAATTTTATGATGATTATTTTAAAAAAATAGCAATAGATTTAGAAAAACGTTTACCACCTGCAGCTAAAAAAGCAATTAAAGATAATTTAGCACAATTAATACATGATAAAAAAACAAAAGAATTAAGACAATGGTTTATTGATAATAAGTTTGAAAATGTTCCAGATGAAAATGATTTTGAGAAAATGGTTAATTTGTCGGGATTTATTAAATCTTCTAAACCAGATAGTTGGGGACACTCAACAGGTACTGCAGTAAATATTGATTGGGTAAACAAAAAATTTACTACATATGAATGGTCATCAGACGATTAATTTTTAAAGAGGATTTAATTATGTTATTAAAAGAATTTGTTAATGATGTAGAAAATAATATTAAAAAAGTTATAATGAACATGTCTAGTTCTCAACTAGAAAAAGCGTTAGAAGAAATGGTTTTAAACCAGTAGCAGAATTTTAATATTTACATTTTGATTTTTTTGTATTATAATAATATAAATATAACAAATAAAGAACACAAATTGGCGTTTGTGTAAATGTAGTAAAACAGCGTAAACCTTTTATAAGGGAAAGTTATTGCGGACGCGGGTTCGATTCCCGCCCACTCCACCAATAGATTAAAATTTTAATATGGGGTGGTATATGGTTTCGACGTGGTAACGATTAGTACTAATAAAAGGCGCTCGGCAATGTCTAAAGCCGTTATTGAGAAGACAAAACTAAAATAAATGCAGCAAATGATGAATATTTTGGAGAGATGCGCCTAGCAGCGTAATCACCACGAGGTTTCGCAAGCTGTCCTTGTCATCAAATCAGCTTGCATTTTATTTTAACTATCTTTATTAAAAAAATTAATAATATTAAATAAATATTTTATATACTTTTCTTTATTTTTGTGTTATAATGTCAATATTAACCCATATACCATAGGCGATGATGAATATCGAAACGTTTAAGGCTGTTAAACATGCTTATAATACTGCTAAGGATGAACTTTTGAAAAGTGACTATACTTGGCAGGATCTTGTTCACGCTGGTCTTAAAGTTGAAGCTGTTTTGAAACATTACAAAACCTTTAACGTTTCTTTGACCGAATCTAAAAAGATTATTGACGAATATTGTAGCTTGATGGAAAAACATGTTAATTAAACCATTATCAGATATTCATTTAGAATTTGGTGATTTTATTATTCCAAATTCTCAAGAAGACAAAAATACAATTCTAGTTTTGGCTGGAGATACTGGTATTGTTCATAAAGATAATCATCTTCATGAAAGATTTTTACCATTTATTTCGCGCTGTGCAAATCAATTTAAACACGTTGTTATGATTTTTGGTAACCATGAACATTATTATGGTGCATTTCAATTAACAGAAGAAAAATTTAGAAATGCATGGAATCATTATAACATTTATAACGTTTCTATTTTAGAAAAATCATCAATTGTTATTGATAATGTTGCTTTCATTGGTGCAACATTATGGACTGATTGTGATAAAAAGAATCCATCTGCCCATATTTTATGGCAACAAACAATGACAGATGCACGTGTTATTAGAAATGGTAATTTTGCTTTTGAGCGTAAATTTTTAGCTGAAGATACATGGAATGATCATGAATTAGCCAAAAATTTTATTTGGTCTGAAGTTGATAAATTTAAAAAAGATGGAAAGAAAACCGTCGTTGTTGTCCATCATGGTGTGTCAAATAAATCAATTCATCCAATATACAAGGAAAATAAACTTAATATGTTCTTTTCTTCTGAAATGACAGAAGAAATTCTTAAACATGAGCCAGATATTATCATTCACGGTCATACACATATGTCATGTGAATATACTATTGGTAATACTCATGTTGTTTGTAACCCACGTGGATATGAAGGATATGAAACAGATCCAATAACACGAGGATTTGATATTAATAAATTGATTAATATTTAATATAAAATAACTTTATAATTATAAAGATCAAATGTATATAAATATAATTTATTGATTTATATACATATTTTTATATATTTACTTTTTACTAAAAATGTGATATTATATATTCATATAAATCAATGATGAAAGGAGATATTAATTATGCGAGACCTGGTCGATGATTGTCCAGAAGGAGAATATTATTGTGGAGAAGATCGCCCTAAAGCAGAAGCAATTGGACCTAACGTGTTTGTAGGCAATAATTTGATTATGCGTTTTGATCCACAATCTGATGATTACGCATTTACTCATGCTCGTGAATATGCAGAAATGTGGAATAAGATGAATGGATTGATTTAATAAATAAATTTAAGTGAATTATTTTAACACGTAAAGGAGTATATAAAATGAAAATTTTCACATTTATCACATTGATGATTTTGTTTGTTTCCACAACACTAGCACAAACATATACCCGTAGAATTTCAGGTGATGTTATTCAGACAACACCAAGTTTTGTAAGACAGGTCAATCAATGTTGGGTTGAAAATGTTCCAATTCAACAACCACAATATGGCTATAACCAATATCAACAAGAACATTCATATACCGGTGCAATTACTGGAGGTGTTATTGGTGCACTAGTTGGTAGCAGATTTGGTAAAGGTTCCGGAAAAGCTGCTGCAACTGGTGCGGGCGCGATCGCCGGATCAGTAATTGGTGATACTATTAGTAGCAATAATCATCCTCAATATCAGTATGTACCTCCATCAATGCAATATACACAACGTCAAGTTTGTTCTCAACGAATGGTTCAAATGTATAATGTATATGTTCGTGATTCGACTGGGCAAACAGAGGTGATTGCTAGTTCAACTATTCCATTTGCACCTGGTCAACGTGTAATTGTTGTATTTTATCCTAATGGTGAAGTTGTAATTGAATAAAAATGTTAGAAAATGTTGATGTAATTACAATTTTGATTATTGGTTTTATGGTTGCACCAACAATTTCTTTATTAATTAATGATCTTTTTAAGGAAAAAAATGATGACAGCAATTAAAAAACTTAATTGCTGTTATAGCAAAAGTGTTTAATAATATTCTGCCCATAGCTCAGTCCGGAAGAGCAATAGCCTTCTAAGCTATTGGTCGGGGGTTCGAATCCCTCTGGGCAGGCCAATAATTGAAACGGAATATAAAATTATGATAAACGAATACGAATATGAATACGAAGATGAAATCTATACAATAGAAGATTTCCATAATTTAATTATGTGTGGAGCCATTACAGATGATGATGGTTATGGAGAATTTATTAAAAATGATAAAAAGTTTGGAAAAGTTTTACCATCAAACTGGAAAGAATGTTTACAAAAATGTAAATCTGAAAATATCTTTCATATAGTTTGGTATAATAGATAAATTGGAGAATTAAAATGTCATCTATTGATCTCAGTAAGAAATACGAAAAGCGTTGGCAAGCAGTTAAAAAATTTGTCGAAACTAAAATTAATCCTATTCTTATAGATGAACAATATGTTGCTGCTTTGGATGGCGAAATAATTAATGTTCATCAGCAATTAGAGATTGATAATGAAGCAAAAGAAATTATAATGAGAGATCGTAATTGTTCACATGTAATTTATAATTGCAATCCTAAATATGATGAAGGTGCACATACTCCAATAAGAGAATCGATTAAAGAACTTAAACAAAGAATTCAAATTTTTAAAAAGGTAAAATATTAATTATAGATGATTTAGAATAAATTGGATAAACGGTGAACACCATTACAACTATTAGCTATTCAAATTCTTTAAACTGACACAGTAATATGAATACTTGCAAAACTTGTAATCATAAGAAAAATCCAGATGGTGGACATTGCTATATGTTGTTTAAGAACGAGCTATCTGAAAGATGTATGCAACATACTGGATTTCATTCTTTAAAACGACAATTTTCTGATAAGGCATTAACTAAAATATTATTTGATATTTATGATATAATAAAACATTAATAATAGGTAATTATAAAATGAGATTTTTATATTTTTATGTATCGTGTATTTTTTGTTTCATTCTAGGCTTTATATTTAACACAAATTGGTGCCAATTGATGGGGTGCAACGAACTTTATAAAGCAGATTGGTATACAATTGGGGTTATAATATTGATAATGATTCTATTTCCAATTAATGCATATTTAAATATTACTAAACGATAAATAAATGGGTCTTTAGCTCAGCGGTGAGAGCGGCGGACTCCTATATAATTATAAATAGCATATAAAAGGAGGGTAGATATTATGCTATTATGTAATTTTTGTTATAAAGAATGTAAGAATTCTAATTCACTAAAAAATCATGAGAGACGTTGTAAAAATAATCCTAATAGACAAGTACCAAGACCAAGTGATAAATGGTATGAAAGTATGCATTCTAGAAAAGGACATGGTTCTAATCAATTCACAAAAGCTAAAGAAACTGGAATTCCTGTTTTCATTAGTGATGAATCAAGAGCAAAGATGGGTAAAAGTGGAAAAAATAGAATATGGACAAAAGCTCTTAGAGAACAACATTCTAGGGCAATGAAGTTGGCTGTTAAAAATAATCCAGAATCATACACATCTTCTAATAGAGGAAGAGCAAAACAAATAACAAAATATGGTTTAAAATTTATTGGAAAATGGGAACTTGAGTTTTATGAATATTGCTTAAATAAATCTATAATTATAGAAAGGTGTTTTAATTCATTTGAATATGAATGGAATGGAATTAGACAGTACTATCCAGATTTTTATTTACCACAATTGGATGTATTTATTGAGGTTAAAGGATACGAAACAGACAGAGATAGAGCAAAATGGCAACAATTTCCAAGAAAATTAATAGTTATTAAGAAAAAAGAAATCGCCGAAATACGAAATGGAACATATGCGGGTTTGCAATTTAATGATAAAATACCGAACTCATAATTCGAAATATGTCGGTTCAAATCCGAGAGGGCCCACCAAACACAAAGGAAGATATAATGGGAAATAATCTACATTGGAGATAATTTGAAGGTGAATATGGAATGTGTGAAGTTTACGAATGGAGGAAATAATGAATAATATGGTACGAGTATTAATGAAACGTGAAGATATGACAGAGCAGGAAGTCATTCAGTGGATCAAAGATGCAACAAAAGATATGTCTGATCCAGAAGAGCTTCTTTATGAAGAATTTGGTTTAGAACCAGATTATATTTTTGATTTGTTGGAGTTTGTATAATTATGAAACATATACCTATTAATAGAGAATTAGTTAAAGAATCATGGAAAGGATCTTCAGATCCAAATGATTTATCTGGTATTGCTACGTTTGTAGTAAATAGTCAAGAATTTAGTTTTAAGTTAGAAAACTTTAATGATTTTCAGAAAATAGGAACTATATTAGATATTGTTTCAGATATGATTAGTTATAGAATTAAATCACGTATTTTAAATAAAATTGAAAAAGTTATTAAAGAAAATTAAAATTATTGAAGGAGATATATTATGAGTGGTGGTGTATTTGATTATGCATATATGTATGTGTCTAGATTTGCTGATGAGTTGGAATTGAAAATAGAAAATAGAAAAACAGCAAATGAATGGGGTGAAACGTATTATGATTATTCAGATGAAGTTATCAATAAACTGAATGAAATTTTAAAAGATGCAAGACGTATTTCTTCTCTAATGAAAGAAGTGGAGTGGCTTTATTCTGGTGACACAGGTGAAGACACATTTTTAGAAAGAGTTAATAGGATTGAGAAAAATGGATTTTAGAACTGAATCGCAATATATTCAAGAATTAGAAGAATTATGGCAATTATTGAATTTGTATAAACAACATGCATTACGATATGCTTGGTTGAGAAATCGATTACAAGTACGACATGAGAAAATGCCATTATCTGGAAAAAAACGTGTTCGTTTAGTTATACGTAAAGGTTATGAATTTATTGATGGAGATGACCCATCTGAATCAAAATTTATAGATCAAAAACTTTTTGATGAATCTGAACGTGTAGCAGTCGATGCTGTTATTGATTCTGCTATTAAAGCTTCTATTGATAAAGTAATGATAAAATCAAAATAAAAATGAAAACTGCTAAAATTTTTGAGAATGATACCATTAAGAGTCTTATCTCTGACGATTATAACTTTAGATTTAATAAAGTGTCAGGTTATTTTGCACGTTGGGGTAAAACGTTTGATGATGATCCAAAATGGTCTCCATTTGGTCCGGAAATCCTAGATCTAGAAGTATCCACGGTCTGCTCTGGTACAGATCAAGGTCCATGTAAACATTGTTATAAATCAAATACCCCAAAGGGTGAGTACATGTCTTTTGAAACATTTAAATCTATTTTAGATAAAATGCCAAAGACATTGACGCAAATTGCATTTGGTATTGGTGATATGGATAGTTGTCCTGATCTTGTTAAGATGTTTGAATATTGTAGAGAAAATGGAATTATTCCAAATATTACTATTAATGGTTATGGTTTGACAGATGAATGGGTTTCTATCCTTGCTAAATATTGTGGTGGAATTGCTGTTAGTTTATATCATGATAAGGATGTTTGTTATAACGCAATTGCTAAACTGAATGAAGCAGGTATTGTTCAATGTAATATTCACCAAGTTGTTGCTGAAGAAACATTAGAAAAATGTCATCACCTAATTGAAGATGCTGCTAATGATGAACGACTTAAAAATCATCTAAAAGCAGTAATGTTCCTAACTCTTAAACCAAAAGGTAAACGTAATGGAATGAACATTGTTAAAGACGTTGCAAAATATAAAGGTTTAATTGATCATGCATTAGATATGGGAGTACAGATTGGTTTCGATTCATGTTCTGCTCCAATTTTTCTACAAGCAATGAAGTATGATAAGAATTTTGATAAGTATGTCCAAATGGTTGAGTCATGTGAAAGTGGATTGTTCTCAAGCTATATTAACGTAGATGGAGTGTATTGGCATTGTTCATTTACTGAAGATCAACCAGGTTGGGAAGGTATTAACGTACTTGAAGCAGAAGATTTTGTCAAAGATGTTTGGATGGCAAATGAGACACGTAAATTTAGGGATAAATTAATCAAACAAGACAATTCACATATTTGCAACGATTGTCGTTTGTGTCCAGTTTATGATTTGTATAATTCTGATATCGGTAATGCATCTAATACAACATATCATCAAATTAGAGAAATTAAAGCCGAACAAAGAATTGAATTTAGAGCTAAATGACACGGAGCCACAAACAGAGAGGATACACAATGAAAGTATACGAACGAATCTTCCTGAAAGATTGGCATATTGAAGAAGAAAAATGATAACAAGCATGAAAAATATACTTAATATATGATATTGTACTAGAATATTAATAAGGAGAAATTAAAAATGAAAATCAGAGCAGGATTTGTGAGCAATAGTTCATCATCAAGTTTTATTGTTATCAATTCTGATAAAATAGACAATTTTAATCCAAAAATTTTTAAATGGGATGGAGATCATATTGTCGTCGATGATGACTTTGGTGAAACAGAATTTGGTTGGCAAGAGAAAATATATAATGATGTTGGAAGTAAAGTAATATTTTCATATTTACAAGCATTGTATTCAGGAGAACTTAGTGATCAAAGAGTACAGATGTTAGAAAATGTACTTAAAGAATATACAGGTGCTAAAGGTATTATTTGGAAAATTAGTATTCATGATGATGAACAATCAGGCCTTATATATAGTTATATAGATCATCAATCAAATGCAACTGAAGATATGAATACAGAAATGTTTGATAGTAATGAACATCTAAAATCATTTTTATTTAATGATAAGTCATTTATACATAATGACAATGATAATCATTAATCTAATGATAGAATATTTAACAAACATTGTTAAAATAGGAGAGATGTCTAATGAAGATTAGAATGGGTTTTGTTAGTAATAGTTCTAGTTCTAGTTTTATAGTTGCTGTTCCTAAAAACATGGAATTAAATGTAGAAAATGTTATTTTTATGTTGTGGCCAGATGTTAAGGATCATAATAATTTAAAATTTAATTATTATTCTGAAAATAGCGTAAATGCTATTGATGTAGCTATAAGAGTTTTAGATGATTTAAAGTTGGCCGAAAAAGATAAAAATAACGAAAAAATGATTAAAGAATCTTTAAATGGATTGTATTATAAAAATAACATTCTTTTTAAAGATGTTGGCTCACCTCCAACAATTACAGATGATTTATACAAATTGCCAGTTGAGGAATTTAAAAATATTTTAGATAAATTTGAAAAGGATAGAGATGAATTTAATAGTAAAATTTATGATATATTTTTAAAACATAATTCAGATTGTGATATTTACGTTTTAAATTATAGTGATAATAATGGTGAATTTGAAACTATTATGGAACACGGCGGAATATTTGATGATATGATAAAACGTGGGAATGCATTAATGATAAATAATCACTAAGGAGAAAATATCTGAATAATCATGTTGATATAAAAATGTTTATTAATGAACTAAAAGTATGATATAACATTAATATTATTAATGAATAAATAAAATTAAAAAATGAGGTAGCATAATTTGAAAACTAAAATATTATTTAAAGATTATGAAGAATTAAAAAATTATGTAGGTAAAGAAATAGGAAAAAGTGAACAATTTCTAATAACACAGAAATTTGTAAACGATTTTGCATTTGCTGTATATGATACTCAATGGATACATATTGATCCAGAAAGATGTGAAAAAGAATCTCCATTTGGATCAAAACCAGTTATGCATGGATTATTAGGAATTGCTTTATTAACACATCTTTATAAAGAAACGCTTGAATTACCACCATTTTCTGCACAAATAAATTGTGCAATTGAAGATGCTAAATTTTTAAAACCCGTATTTGTTGGTGATGTTGTTTATGGAACGTTTAAATTGCAAAAATTGGGAATAAGAAAAACTTTTTCACAATTAACATGGTTAAATAGTTTATACAATCAGAAAAATGAATTATGTTTATATGCTGTTATGTTAAATAGACGTTATCATTAAAAATGAAAATTTATTCTGTTGGTGGAGCCGTTAGAGATAAACTTCTAGGTTTTGATTCCAAAGATCGCGATTGGGTTATTGTTGGTGCTACTGAACAAGATATTTTAACTCTTGAATCCCAAGGTTATACTCGTGTTGATACTGACTTTCCAGTTTATCTTCACCCTGAAACTAAAGAAGAATATGCTCTAGCTAGGCGAGAGCGAAAAAATGGGATAGGTTATAATGGATTTTCTTGGTCAACTGAAAATGTGTCACTTGAAGAAGACCTATCTAGGCGTGATCTTACGATCAATGCTATGGCTATCTGTCCTAATACCGGTGAGATTATTGACCCATTTGGTGGTCAAAAAGATCTAAAAGATGGTATTCTTAGACATGTATCAGCAGCATTTGCTGAAGATCCTTTACGTGTACTTAGAGTTGCACGATTTGCTGCTCGTTATGGATTCAGTGTAGATCCTGATACTATGTCTCTAATGTCACGTATGGTGACAATGGGTGAACTTGATCATCTAACACCTGAAAGAGTTTGGAAAGAATTAGAAAAACTACTTCTTGAAAATGATATGATTTGGGGACTTGAAATTCTTGACCAATGTGGTGCTCTTAATCGACTTTTTGGATTTGAATTATTAGACACTGATAAAAAATTACTAGATAAAGCGATGTTAACAGATGCACCTATTGAATCACTTTGTACTGTTCTTTTTAGAAACTGTGATATCAATAAACTAGAAACGATTATAAAATTTCCATCTTCTGTTAAAGAAACAATAGAACTTTATCAAAAATATCATGATTTTATTATTGTTTTTGATAGACTTTTATCAAAAGAAAAAATTGATATTCTTAAAAATATAGGTGCTTTAAGGCAATCATTAACTTTTAAATATTTAATGATTGCCTGCGCTATAACATCTTCTTTTAGAGATGCTATGATAGATATTGAACAATCGATTATACTTTTAAAAAATATCAATTATGAAAAGCTTCTTAAGAATGTTCCAAATTCAGAAAAAGCTAAAGTTGTATTTAATAAACAGTTAACTATATTGGAAAATAAATATGTTATTTGAAATTTTTCATCAAAAACCAACAGAAACATTAATAAATTTTCTTGAGCTTAATCTTTTAGATTTAGTTGATGATTTAATAAATAAAGGTATTATTAACAATAATAATATTGATTATGTATATGATAAAATTTATCAAATTTTAAATGATTTTGATGAAAATATGTATATTTAATAATATTTTTTACATTTTTAATAAATAAAATTAAATATTTTATTAATACGTAGGGTAAAACAAAATGAAAAAAACATTTAAACAGTTTATTAATGAATCTTATTTAACTAAGCTATTTACAAAAGCTGAAGCTAAAGAGATTTTTGATTATCTAACAAATGGGACTGAACCAAGTGAATCTGCTGAAGAAAAATTATATCTTTATTTAGAAGATGAAATGCCATATTCAGTCAAAAAGGCTAGAGATAGTACACCAGAAGAATTTTATACTAAATATTTTAGTAAAATGTCAGAAAAAGAAATTAGAGATTGGATTAATGAACGTACAGAAAAATAAAGGAGATTAAATAATGAAACTTAAAGAACTTTTAAAAGAAGTATATAATATTGATGAATTGTCAAGTCATGCATCAAAATCTAAAAAAACTATTCAAAAAGTACGTGAAGTAACATCGAAAAAAGAAAATGTTATTGTTGATGATAAAGAATATAAAGTTGTACGTTCTTTACAACATTCAGAATTAAAAAAGGGAATGATTGTTTTAGCAACATATAATGCGTATAATCAAGGTGCTGAAGTTTATGAAATTTTAGGTTTAACAGATGATGATGAAAAATATGGTGAAGGTGGTATAAAATTTGATTCTGTTAGAGAATTATTAAAAAATAAAAATGCAAAATCGTTAAAAGAGTTAGAAGATATTCAATCAAAAAATAAATATGGTTATCATTCCTATTTATATGTTCGTGATTTAAACGATAAAGAAGAGGGTCCATGGTTTTATCTTTATAATGGATTTTGGTCACGCGGAAGTGGTGCAGAAAAATTATCATTCTGGTTATTAGAAGAGGTTTAATAAAGAAATATAAATTATGAAAATATCAGAATTATTATTTTGATAGACGTTCAATAGTAAATGGTTTAACAAAAAATGAAGCTATTTATTATCAAAAACGCGAATGGGAAAGATTAGCTAAAAATAAACGAACATGAAATTATTATAAATATTTTTAATATTTAAATATAGGAAATAACTGTTTACTTTTTAGAAAAATCTATATATAATACCAATATAGTAAATTTTTAATAGGAGCAAGCAATAAATGTTTAACATTACTTCAATCTCAATCATGACTATTCGGGTTACCGGAACAGGTCGTGTTGATCGCGATGAACGCGGGGAGGATATTTAATGTGAGCTCTAAGTTAAGATTTTTTATCTAAACTTAGGGCTTTTTTAAAAGAAGCCCTAAATTGTTTTATATGCGTGGTAAGTGTCATTGGTTACACGTCTGGCTTCCAACCAGAAATAAGGAGTTCGATTCTCCTACCCCGCACCAAATGTGTTAAGTTCTTTTACAATTTAGAGAAATATCCCATGAGGCAGCTAGTGACGCCATTGGGCCTCAAAAGGGACCGGGGGCAGAACTGGTACGGGATACCAAAAATATGGACCGTGAGCAGCTGGCGCAGGCGACCAGACCTTCAATCTGGGAAGAGGAGTTCGAATCTCCTACGGTCTACCAATATGTTATGCGTGTATAGTGTTTAATGGTTAGCACGAAACGTTGCCAACGTTTAAGTCCCAGTTCGAATCTGGGTACCCGCACCAAATTTTTTATTAGGTCTATTCGTATATGGGTTATTATGGTGGCTTGTCACGCCATTGAACCGGGTTCGAGTCCCGGATAGACCGCCATCTGAACCACCATAGTGTTAATAATGAGCATAATAGACTGTCAATCTATAAGGATGGGAGCATGACCCTTTGGTGGTGCCATCTCGATGTATACCCTCTGGCTACGAACCAGTTGAAAGGTTAATTGGAAACATGCAGGTTCGAATCCTGTCATCGAGGCCAATTCCGGAAGTATCTCCTCAGTCTTCGAAACTGTAGAAAGAGTAATGGAATCATGTAGGTTCAAATCCTATCTTCCGGACCATCTTTATTTCAATTTTATTTAATTTTGTTTAAAAAAATTAAAAATATATTATAAATATATTAATTAATTATTATGTAAAATATAAGGAATTCCATTATGAAGGTAAGTGAACTTTTAAATTTAAATGAACAATTAACAATACAATATACAATAATGCCAGATAGTTCTTTTAAAAAGATTGGTTATAAAGGAAAATTTAATTCTAAATATGAAGCAAATGTAGCATTACAAAAAGAAAAGAAAAAATATGGTAAGTCACCAATTGATCTTAAAATTGTTCATATTAGACCTGGAATGAAAATATTCGAAAAACTTAATCATTGGATAAGCAAATATTCAAAAGGTATAGATAAATTTATTTTATGGCAAGATGGACCTTATTATTATACCTTAAGACGTTCATTTCAATCTCCAAAAAGTGGTAAATTTGAAACAATTAAAACATTCAACGATATGAGTTTAGATGAAGTTGAGAATTGGTTAAGTAGTTCTGGGTATAAAAAAGAAAAATAAACATTGGAGGGTAATAAAAATGAAAGTATCTGAAATATTTGAATCTAAAAGTTATTATTTACCAAGTTATAAAAAAGAATTAGGAATTGTACGTGGTGCTGTTACTGACTGGTTAAATAGACTTGGTATCGAACAGGGCGATTTATCATTTTTTAATGAAGCTCTTGATAAATTAAAGAAAACGCAAACTTGGAAAGATGCATTAGAGTTAGGATTAGAATTTAATTCAACTGATAGGGAATTGCAAAATGGTACTTTATCATTTAAACAGAATATTAAATATTCTAATGGTAAAGATACTAATGATAACTATGTTTATAAAATTTATGGAAATGGTCAAATTAGACAACAGTCAAACCCAAATTATTTTACTGGTAAAATAGTACCATATAGACTTAAATCACCAAAACCAAAAATTGTTGCAGGAAATCCATTAAAAACAATGGTGTCATTGTGGGAAAATGCTCTTAAAGAAGTAATTAATAAATTTGAAAAAAAATTAAATAAGTAACATGTTTAAAAAAACATTTAAACAATTTATTTTAGAGAAAAAAAATATTAAATCGGTTTGGGTAATTCTTTACACTAAAGATAAAATTATATTAGGTAAAAGATCTCCATCTGTTAATAATCCAAATCAATGGAATTTTTTTGGTGGTAGTGTTGATGATGGTGAATCACCTATTGATGCTGCTATTAGAGAATTAAAAGAAGAAACAGGTTATGTAATATCACCATCAAATCTTAAAGAAATAGCTATTATTGATAATTCTATATATTATGCTGCAAAGATAAATGATCCACAAAATGTTAAAACATCAAAAGAAACTAGTAAAGTTAAAAGTTTTAAATTAATAGATTTACCAAATAATTTACATTCTAAAACTGAAAACTTTTTTGATAGATTAGATAAGATTTTAGAATAATGAAATTACTCGAATTATTTGAACAAAAATTATTAATCTAATTTTATCTGGAAATGAAATTACAAGAACTATTTTTAAAAGAAGAAGAACATAAAGTATTAACCAATAAACAAGAAATAAAGGATTGGTTAAAAAAGATGAACATTAAAAATTATATAATTCATGATAATGGTATAGTTGATGTTAATGGAGATGTTAATATTTCTAATAGAAATTTAACACATATACCAGTCCAATTTGGTGAAGTAGATGGTAATTTTTATTGTCAACGTAATAAATTAACATCATTAAAAGGTGCTCCAAGAGAAGTAGGTGGTAGTTTTGATTGTTATGGTAATAAATTAACATCATTACAAGGTGGACCAAGAGAAGTTGGTGGTAGTTTTGATTGTCATAATAATCAATTAAAATCATTACAAGGTGGACCAAGAGAAATTGGTGGTTATTTTGATTGTCATAATAATCAATTAAAATCATTACAAGGTGGACCAAGAGAAATTGGTGGTTATAAAATTATTACAAGGTGGACCAAAAAAAGTTGGTGGTAATTTTGATTGTTCAGATAATCAATTAACATCATTACAAGGTGCACCAAGAGAAGTAGGTGGTAGTTTTTATTGTAAAAATATCAAATTTAAATCAGAATCAGATCATTCATTTATTAATATTGGTGGAGAATTTATTTGGAAATAACATTAATTAAAGAGAAATTATTAATTATTTTTGAATAGGCGATTTAAAAAATAGTTTACTTTTTTGAAAAACATGATATTATTATAAATATGATGTAAATACAGCTTAATTTTTTAAAAAATTTAGGAAAAAATAGTTTACTTTTTTGAAAAAACGTGATATTATTATAAATATAACATAGATACAATTTAATTAAAAGGAATTTTAAAGTAAATGAAACAAGCAACTTATTGGTTACCATCATTATGTACAATGCTTCTAGTGAGCTTTAGTTCATATGCGCCTATGCGACTAAAGGAGCTCGGTTAAAAGAGATAAATATCTCATGAAATTTAAAAACCGGGCTCCATAAAAAGGAGCCCGGTTTGATTTTAAGGAGATATTAAAAATGAAGAAAAGTATAGTATCAAAAGATTTAAGAACACCAAAATATAAAATGCGTGTTTTTAAATCTAAAAAAGGAAAAGGTTCTTTTAAAAGAACTAAAAGAGTAGTTATAGATTAACGTCACTTGGCAGAGAAGTTATGCACTTCGCTCATAACGAAGACTAGATAGGGGCAGTACCTATAGTGACGACCAATAAGTAATACGTGCATATATACGCAACGAGGGTGTTGTTCAGCACGTTAAAAAAGAACTAAACGGGCGGCGGCGAGGATGAAACCGAAAGGGAGTAAAATTCGTCAGTGTTGAGACAGTCAACACATAAAAACGGGTTGCTAGTTCAGTGGTAGAATGGATGTCTCCAAAACATCAGATCAGGGTTCGATTCCTTGGCAGCCCGCCAAAAACATAATGGGCTTCGGGAATGCTTGGGGTGTTCGCCGCACTTGCAATGCGGATATTCAGCAGGGTTCAAATCCCTGGAGGTCCACCAATTATTAAATAATCTCGCCTAGTTGACGAACTAGGGAATGATTACACTAATCTGTGGCCACTGGTAGACAATAATAATGTAATAATAGTGCTGTGCAATTGATACGAGGTAGTTGAAATATGCAAGGTGAGCTAGTCTGGTGATTTCAGCGACTGCCTGAAGAGCAGTAAAACCAGGTTCGATTCCTGGACCTTGCACCAGAGTATTAGGGAACAAATTGGTGTGTCCGCCTGCTTGATCGACCAAAGCGTTAACGTAATCTCAATTTACAAGTATGGACAACTTGTATAATCAAATTGAGAGGACATATCTATGAAGTCCTTAAACCCATGTGTCGATTAATACTCTTTTAAATGCCTCGTTAGCTCAATAGTAGAGCATTCGCCTTACAAGCGAAGGGTAGAAGGAGCGTAACCTTCACGAGGCACCAAATGATTATATGGGGTATTAGAGTGTTAAGGAGACACTGGAGTCTGTAAAACTTATGCTTCGGCCAGCTAGGATCGTTACCTAGATACCCCACCAAAATATTATATGTAAAAAATAACCAAGTAGCTCAGAGGAAGAGCGTTTGCATGACATGCAAAAGGTCGAGATTTCGAAATTCTTCTTGGTTACCAGTTAATGCAGCAGCGGGGGAGTTTAGAGAGCCTCACCGGACTGTAAATTCGGCGCCTTAGTGCTGAGTAGGTGCAAATCCTACCTGCTGCACCAAAATATGTTATAATTCTATAAATACTTATAAATATTAACATATTAATTGTTCTAGTAATGGAGATATAGAATGAAAGTATCTGAATTATTTGAAGCTTCAAAACCAGGTAGAGCATGGAATAATAAATTATCAAAAATTGATAAATTAATGGCATGGATGTATGATAAAAATATTTTATCAAAAACAGATAAAGAAAGAAAAGATAGAGTTTTTTATCAGTACTACAAATATTATAATGATGGAGTGATACCTGGATATTTAAAAAATAAAGGATTTAGCAAATATTCAAATAAAAACGAATTAGAAACAGAATTAGAAAAACATCTTGAAGATTTTATTAAAGAAATGCTTTCTAAATATCTTCCAAAAGTAGATAGAAAAGATTTTAGAATTGACAATACTATTGATATATTAAATCGTATTTTAGAATCAGCTGAAAATCATGATCCTCATGGATTAATAACTTATTGGTATAAGAAATATAAAAAATACGATGAAGGATTTTTAAATCAAATAGATGAAATACGAAAAAAATATGACATTGTTAAATCAAAATTAGATTCTGAAAGTCCAGATACATCAAATATGGTTTTATCATATCGTGTAGATAAAATGAAAAAAGATAAAACAATAACACCAGAATCTAAAAAACTTGTTAATGATTTATATATGTCAATGGATTCTTTAGGTGTCTATGTTAAGAATCTAATTAGATCATTAGAAGATATTAAAAATAATTTAGTTTAAAATTAAAATTTTTAAATTTTTTCGGTGTGTAGGCTAGCTCGGTTAAGTCGCCTGCTTTGGGAGCAGGAAACCGCAGGTTCGAATCCTGCCACACCGACCATTAAAAAAGATATTATATTAAAATTTTGGAAGTTTGCCAGAGAGGCCTATTGGGACTGTTTGCTAAACAGATCGACCGAAAGGTCACAGAGGTTCGAATCCTCTAACTTCCGCCATTATGTAAAAGAAGTTGCCTAGCCGAAATGCTAGGTGGAGTGTGCAAGCACGTAGTAAATCTTGCCTTTGGCGCCGGACCATTGCTCCTACTCGGATGAGTATCCGGCAAGAACAAAATGGAGATGTGACTGAGTCTGGCTTAAGGTACTTGTCTTGAAAACAATGGGTCCTCCAAAAAAAGGACACGTAGGTTCGAATCCTACCATCTCCGCCAAAAAAATTTAACATTATATTCTGGGCCATAAGAAGATAGAGTAAGAATTAATAATAAAAATATGGAAGGTTCCTCTAGCGGCTATGAGAACTGCCTCGAAAGCAGTAGACCAGCAATGGTCTCGTGGGTTCGAGTCCCACACCTTCCGCCATTGCTCCTGTAGTATATTGGTGTAATACACATCTTTGGTAAAGATGAAAAGAAAGTTCGATTCTTTCCTGGAGCACCAAAATTGACGAGGTGGTATAGTGGTTGTGCCTGGGTCTGCAAAACCCAAGAGGTGGGTTCGATTCCCGCCCTCGTTTCCAAACAAAAATTGCCCTCATGGCTTAGTTAAATTGGCACAGACGACTGGCTCAAACCCAGAGCTTTTACAGGTTCGAATCCTGTTGAGGGCACCATTAATGCGTAGGTGGTGGAACTGGAATACACTCTGGTCTTAGAAGCCAGCGCCGAAAGGATTGAGGGTTCGACTCCCTCCCTACGCACCAAAATATTTCCTAAATATATGTAACTTTTCTCTCCTAGGAGTATTAATTATATAGATACAGATAATTCCGTTTGTATCTAATTAATATAAGGAGATCTAATATGAAAAATTCACTTCTAGTTTCAGCTTTAGTCATCACATTTGGTATTTCTTCAGTTTTAGCAGCTGATGCACCTAAGACTGCTCCTGCTGTTCCTGCTGCTTCTACAGCTGTCGCACCTACACCAGCAAAAGCTGAGCCAGTAAAGAAAGCTGTTAAAAAATCTGCTAGTAAAAAAACTAACACTAAAAGTAAAGCAAAAGTCGAAGCTAAGCCAGCTAAATAATAGAATTATTTTTTTATTAACTGGTACAAACAATCAAGAATTAAATGATATAGATATAGATTTTGATGTTTTGTTACAATCTAAATCTATACGATTAGTTAAACATAGAGAAGAATTAGATGATATTATTAAGATAAGATTGTTTTTAGCTAGAATAAATGCGTTAAAACTATACGATAAAAAGTATGGTTGAGATAAAAAGCGAACTTGTAGTTCGCTTTTTATTTTTTAAATTTAGTATATAAATAATGCTATAGAATGATATATAATATTAATACTGGGTTGGTTTGAGAGGTTAGACATCTCCTTTATTTTGTAAAATGGAAGGTTCCTCTAGCGGCTATGAGAACTGCCTGGAAAGCAGTGGACCAGCAATGGTCTCGTGGGTTCGAGTCCCACACCTTCCGCCCCCGAAAGTAAAATTATGTGAATTATTTAGGAGAAGGAATTAAAATGTCAGAACAAATACAAAATCAAAATCAACTACCAACAAAAACAATTAGAAAAAATATTATTGTTGTTACACTTTTATATTGTTGGTCACTTATAACATGGTTAATAATAAATGGAGAACCAACAAATTCATTACATACATCTGCATTAACATGGGCTTTTAGTATTTCATTAACTGTTACTATGGCATATGTATTTGGTGTAATAATTGATAATTTTAATATTTTAAAATCAGGAAAAAATATTCAATTACATGAATAAAACGATAATTATATAATTTTAATTATTCAAAGTATATATTTATTACCTATTATAATAGGAGACAAAATTATGAGAGTTTCATATTGGAGTTGTTCTAAATTTTCTAATTGGTTAAAAAAATTGGGAGGTATTGATCCTAAACCTTTAGCAGCAGACGCAAAAGGTTGGAAAGAATATCATAAAAAAGCTAAAGAAAAAAATAAATTTTTATATTGGTTATCTGAAGATGGTTTAGATTTACTTCAAGATATAGTCTATTGGCCAAAAGATAAATTAGATAATTTTGCATATTGGTTTAACTTACGTTTTATTTCACCATCTCATATAATTAATACTCGTTTATCAAAAGGTTCATGGCATGAAACAGAAGAAAAAATGTTACATGGAATGTTTGAACTTTTAGTAGATTTTGTTGAAATTGAAAAAGCTAGTTTAAATATGTGGTGTGATAATTCTAAAAAACCATGGTATGTCAAATATTTACCATATTTTATACATAAATTTATTCCTATTAGAAGTCAACAATTAGGCGTCGATTATCTTTTATGGGAAACAAAATTATTAAAAGATGATAATTGGTTTGGTTATACTTGGTTGGAAGAAAAAGAAGGAAAAGATGTAGTAGATGAAAAAAGAAAAAATAATCCTGAATATATGAAACCAACACATCAGGCTGAAGCTGCATTAGAAATTCTTGATCTTTATGTTTGGTGGAAATTTATTCGACCAATGAGAAAAGATCCAATGGATGAATCTGGATATACTGAGTATTATAATTCAAAATACAAAAATGGAAAAAATAGTATCATTGATATGATAGAAGATAATGATGAAAAAATAGATGAAGAATGGAAAAAATGTCAAGATAAAATGATTGAAATAGAAGAATCTTATATTAAAGAAGATGATGAAATGTTAGAACGTTTAATTAAAATACGTCGATATTTATGGACATAAATTATTTTTAAATTTTAATAGTTTATGTCTATTTCTTTTTGATAATTTATATTGTCTATTTTTTATATAAATTATGAAAGCTTACTTGATTATTGAATGTAAAACTAAAGATAATAATTTACACACAATTAATTTTTCATTTGATTTTTCAGATGATAATGAAAGGGGAGAATTTGTTGTAATTGCATTAAGATTAATGAAAGGTGGATATGTTTCTTTAATAGAAACTTCTAAACAAATAGCAAAATTTTCAGAAGGTAAAATTATTATTAATCCTATTCATATTAATACGGTAGAGACATATTGTCTTTTTGATAATGAAAAATATACTCTTTCTAAAATGTTAAAAATTGCTGGGGAATGTGATATGCGAAAATTTAACAAAATAGATTGGGTTAAAATTAGAAAAAGTATATAATCCAGAGACACTAGGATGATCTCAGAGACTCCTAGAATATTATTCTTATATAGTAATTTTAAATATATAAAATCTATTTATTAATTAATAAAAATATTTATCAAAATAACTGTTTACTTTTTGTTTGATATTAGATATAATATCTACATATTTTAAATAAAAACTCTGTCGCTAAGGGCCGACAAAAAATTGAGTATCTCCCAGTACTCAATTCAACAAATCGGCCGCTGTGGGAGCAGAAATCGGAGCGACTATAACTTTACAGCTTCGGGGGCAGAGTTTAAAAATACAGTTCATACTCAATTGCAGTTTGACTTATGGTCGTGATGATAATGAATGACTAAAGGATAGGTGTGATAAAGACCTTGTTGTGGGAAAATCAATATTATAATCACTTTTAATAAAAACCTTATTTTAGGGTTTTTATTAAAAATTTTTGAAATATCAATAAATAGATTTATGTTTAAATGGAGTAATATAAAATGGCTTTTATGATTAATACAAATAGAAAACAGACAGTGCAGATTAAAACTGCACAGGTCACTATTCGCACTATTGATCATAAACAAAATAGGGAATGGCCCTAAATAATATTATTCTCTTAAACACAAAAAATATATTTAGGGTCAAAACGAAAGTTTAGACCCTAAGTTGTTTTATAATACTGGTAAAAATGGTAACGAGAGCCAAAATCCACCAGATTAAAAATGGATTTAAATAGGCGGAAATCTGGAGAAGCTGCACGAGATGCAGATCAAAAGATTAAAAATAGATGTCCAGTGACCGGAGTTGGTAACGGCCCCGCCTGTTAAGCGGAGAGAGTAGAGATACTTACGCAGGTTCGATCCCTGCCTGGACAGCCAATCATAATGTTACAATTGAAAATGGAAAGCATTCGGCCCATGATGAAATTGGTATCATAATTGACTTTTAATCAATCTTTCTCAGTTCGAATCTGGGTGGGCCGACCAAAAATACAAAAAATGATGGAGGACAGGGGCAGTACTCTGCAGCCCCATCAAAATTTATTGTTCCTTAGCTCAAAAGTAGAGCGCACGACTGATAATCGTGAGACGAAGGAGCGTTACCTTCAGGAACAACCAAAGACACTAACAACAATTAAAAATTTTAAACTTTTATCATCTTTGAAAAGAAAAATGTGTTTTGACAATTGGGGTCTGGTGTAATTGGCAGCACCTCACTCTTTGACAGTGATAGTCTCAGTTCGAATCTGGGGGCCCTAGCCAAGTTATTAAAATCTGATATAAAAAGTAAATTTTTAACTCTAGAGAAAACTAGAGTTTCTATGGTGTATGAAGAGCAAAGTGGTCGCGCCCTGTGTCTGTGAAACACAGTTCCTAAAGGATATAGCCGGTTCGAGTCCGGCCATACACCCCAAAAAATTTTAAATAATATGTATTAAATAATTTGTATATTATTATAATTATATATTATTAAACATGTATTCCAACCAACCAAATACTACTTACGATACCGAATGAACGAAATCTTGTTCCTAATGAGATTCTAATATCAAGGTTTGATTCTTGTTGTTGATACTAATTAAAATAGTAATTAAATTTTAATGTATAAAAAAATTAATTAATTTAATAAATAATTAAGAGTATTTTTATAAATTTATGGAGAAATTATCATGAAATTAATAAAAGAATTATTATCTGAGAAAATGTGGTCTGGTGATGTAGAAACAAAAAAGCATCCTCCCGAAAATTTATTTGCTAATGGTTCAGCTGAAGATATAGCATCTTGGTTAAAAAGTTCACACAAAGACTTAAAATCTGCCATGAGTGCATTGAATTTCTATATTAATAGAGCTGGTAAAAATTTAAGTACAGAAAGAAGATCAATATTAGAAAAAACAAAAGATATTTTGAGAAAAAAATTTGAATAAATGAAAATTATTAAATCTTTTTTATCTTTATTAGAAGGTGGTTGGGGCACAACACTCAATCAAAATACAAAATTGACTCCACCATTAGTTCGTAAAGTATTACATTTAACTGAAAAATTTTTTGATAAATATAATAAGTATGCAAAAAAAGAAGGTTTCAATGAAATAGAATTTATTGGTCCTGTTGGTTCAGTATCATATTATGATAAAGATGATCCTGAAAAAGAATATGGTGATATTGATTGTTTAATTAGTATACCAAAAGATGAATCAAAATCAGATTATAAAAATGTAAAAATAAATTATGACAATATTTTAAATTTTGTTGAAAAATCAAATTTACCATATATTGTCCCAGTTCCAGAATCAAAAACAGCTGGACAATTTATCATGATTAAAGATGGTGATAATTATGTTCAAGTTGATTTAATCTTTACTTTTACACATACAAAAGATTGGGCAAAAGCTAGATATAAACCTGAACATGGTGTTAAAGGTGCATTATATGGAAATTTATTATCATCATTAGCAGAAATTCTTAATTTATCAATTCAGGGTTATGGAGTACAACAAAAAACAAAAGATGGAATAGTTGTTCCTTTCAGAACACAAAAAGCAGATTTAAAAACTATTAGTATTAATCCTAAAGAATTTTTAATAGATATATTAATTAATATTGTTGGTAAAAATGCAAAAATTCATAATGATTTAAAAAAATATTCTGGTTTTAATCTTGAGAATGTTAAAATAGAAGATATTGCGAGAGGAATAAAAGGATTAGCAAAATCATTTACGTTAAATGATGCATATAATAAAGGTCAACTTAGAAATATTTCAGATGAAAATGATTTTTTAGAAAAAGTTGCATCAATATATAGAAAGAAAATGGATAAAGCAATAACAGCAACAAAATTTGATAAAGTTACATCAGAATACGGAAAAGAAAAAGCACAAAAGGTTAAACAACAATTTGATGAAGTATCAAAAAAGATAATAGATTTTCTTAAATCATAAAAGGATATATTGTATTTAAATTCACATTTCAATCAACAACCATAAAATTCCTATAAAAATTATATAGAAGCGATGATCAAAGATCTTATTTGTATAAATAAATATATGGTTAGGAAGTTCTTAGGCGGAACTCCAACCTCAGCTACAGGTGAACTGGGCTGTCCCATACAATTTTATTTATACAGAGCAAAATGATTCTTATGGCATACAAGTATCGGTTATATCCAACCAAAGAACAAGAGCAGTTCTTGTTGCAGAACTTTGGTGCAGTTCGTTTTGTCTGGAATCAACTGGTAGCTAACTTCAATTCTTGGTCTAAAGATGGACCAAACCAAACGGTCACAGAAAAGACCTTGAAAGATGATCCCAGATATCCTTGGTTGAACGAAGCCATCAGCTATGCACTTCAGCAAAAGCGAATGGACTTTGATGAAACCAAAAAGCAATTCTTCAACAAGAAACGAGCAGTTAAACTTGGGCGAATGAAGTTCAAACGTAAAGGTAAATCACGAGATTCATTCAAAATTCCCGCGGCATCATTGGGTGGAATGAAGGCGTTTGATTTAAATGCTGGAACAATCAAGCTCACAAAAATGACACCAATGAAAATGGTTGTTGATCGAAAGTTCCGTGGAGCGCCCAAATCAGTAACAGTTTCGAAAAACAAAGCAAACCAGTATTTTGTAAGCGTTCTGGTGGAAGAAGCAAAACCAGAACCTTTACCAAATACCTATCGTGCTGTAGGTATTGATCTTGGGTTGAAAGATTTGGCTGTTCTCAGTGACGGTCACAAACTAGCAAATCCAAGGTGGTTTAGAGAAAGCCAATCTAAACTAAAAAGAGCACAACAGCATTTGAGTCGGAAGCAAAAAGGTAGCAATCGCCGCAAGCAGCAACAGTTGAAGGTCAATCGCATATATTTGAAAATTTCTAATCAGCGAGAACACCTACAACATGAGTTTTCTAAATGGCTTGTCAAGAATTATGACTACATCTATCTTGAGGATCTAGCTATCCAAGGTATGATGCAGTCTAAGAACAAGACTCGAAACAAGAACATTGCGGATGCGAGTTGGTCTTCATTGGTATCTAAAATTGAGTACAAAGCAAATTGGTATGGCAAGGAATTTGCCAAGGTTGATCGCTACTTTGCTTCTAGTCAAATTTGTTCTACTTGTGGTCATCATGATGGTAAAAAATCGCTTGATGCCCGTCGTTGGACATGTCCCGTCTGTGGTGTAGTGCATGATCGAGACTTGAATGCTGCTAAGAACATCGAACAAGAAGCCTCTAGAGATCTTGTCAATTGGATTAAAAGAGGTGCAAGAGAATTAAACTCGGCCGAATCAGTCGAGAACAGACACAGAGAGGTCATAAGTCCAGTGGTCGGTACGACATTGGCTGCTTCGTTGAAGTGTCCAGTGGTTTTATAGAATTTTGTGAAATCACATGATTATGAATAATAGGAGAAAAGATGGATTTCAATACACTTAAACAAAAACTTCAAAAAAAATATTCAACAAAATTTCAAGATCAATTTTCAGAAGAAATATGGCAAACAACATACAAAGATTAAATAGGAGAAAAGATGGATTTCAATACACTTAAACAAAAACTTCAAAAAAAATATTCAACAAAATTTCAAGATCAATTTTCAGAAGAAATATGGCAAACAACATACAAAGATTATAATGATAAAACAATAGATGATACTCTTTTTAGAGTCGCAAAAACAATAGCATCAGCAGAAGAAACTGAAGAAAAGCGTATCGAGTGGACCGAAAAATTTTATGATATGCTTAGTGAATTTAAAGTTACTGCTGGTGGTAGAATTTATGCAAATGCTGGGACAGAATGGAAAGGTACAACATTTATTAATTGCTTTGTTGCACCTAGAGCAAATAATGATATAGACTCATTAAGTAATATTATTAAAACATTAAATGATCAAGCACAAACACTCAAAAGTGAGGGTGGATGGGGAGAAAATTTTAGTTGGATAAGACCGCGTGGTGCTTTTATTTATGGGATTGGCGTTGAAACGCCAGGTGCTGTAAAATATATGGAATTATTTGATAAATCATCTGATATTATTACTTCTGGTTCAGGTAAAAAATCAACACATGTAAAAGCGAAAGGTAAAATTAGAAAGGGCGCGATGATGGCAGTATTAGATGTTTGGCACCCTGATATTATAGAATTTATTACAGCAAAACAATCATCAGGAAGATTGACAAAATTTAATATGTCAGTAAATTGTTCAGATGAATTTATGTCAAAGGTTATAAAAGCATTAGAATTACAAAAACAAATTGATTCATTATCAGATGATGATGAAAATAAACAAATTTTAATTAAAGAAAAAGAAGAAATTGATAAATGGAATTTACGTTTCCCAGACACAAGTCATCCAAAATATAAAAAAGAATGGAAAGGTGACATTAAGCAATGGGAATCAGCTGGGTATCCAACAATAGTGTATCAAACAGTATCAGCAACTTGGCTATGGAATTTAATTATGGAATCAACATATAATCGCGCAGAGCCAGGTGTTTTATTTTTAGATCGTGCAAATTATTTTAATCCATTAAATTATGCTGAAACAATTTATTCGACAAATCCATGTTTAACTGGTGATACTTTAGTCACGACAGATAAGGGTGAAATATCATTTTTTGAGTTGGCCAAAAGGTTTAAATCTGGTGAAAGCTTCAAAGTATTAACAATGAATATTGACACACAAAATACAGAATTTGAAGATATAACTTTTGTCGACAAAACACGTAATAATGCTAATGTTATCGAATTAGAATTAGAAGATTCTACAGTCATTAAATTAACACCAGATCATAAAGTCTATACTGAAAATCGTGGGTATGTTAATGCATCTGACTTAACAACAGACGATATTTTAATAGGTATTTAAAATGTCACATAGGTTTATAACTTCCATAGATGTTAAAAAAAGAACAAGATATACCAATTATTATAATTGACAACATTAATGATTATTGTGAAAGTTACAAAAAGGAAAAAGCTATATGGAAACAAACAACAACCTCCGCAAATTAAAAATTAAATCTATAAAAATAACTGAAAATCAAGATGTTTTTGATTTAACTACTACCAAAAATCATAATTTTTTTGCAAATGGAATTTTAGTTCATAATTGTGGTGAACAAATGTTGGCTCCAGGTGGTATTTGTTGTTTATCTTCATTAAATTTAACTCAATTTATTAATGAAGATTGTACAGATTTTGATTATAAAAAAATAGCAAAATATACAGGTTATCTTGTTCGTTTCTTAGATAATGTTAATACTTTATCTAATGCACCACTTCCTGAATATGAATATTCAATGAAAAATAAGCGTCGCATTGGTATTGGTATTCTTGGTTGGGCATCATCATTATTTATGTTGAAAATAAAATTTGGTTCTGATAAATCACATGAATTGCGTGAAAAGGTTATGTCTACCATAGCTAGAAGTGCATATATGTCATCTATTGATTTAGCAGAAGAAAAAGGAATGTTTAAATTATGTGACCCACAAAAACATTCTGAAAATCCATTTATTCAATCATTAGGTCTATCAAAATCATATATGGAAAAATTAAAAACTGTTGGAATTAGGAATAGTTCATTATTATCGATACAACCAACAGGAAATACTTCTATATTAGCAAATGTTGTATCTAGTGGATTAGAACCAATATTTATGCCAGAATATATAAGAACGGTTATTGTTCCATCTATTCCAGAAGATATGATTGAAGAAACACCTAAATGGTACGATGGTGAGTGGCATGAAACAAAAATTTTTAAATTCACAAAAGAAGGTGATGAAGAAATTCTTAAAGGAAAACATAATGGTATAGTTTATAAAATCGATAAAAATAGAGGATTGACTAAAGAGGTTACGTGTTCTGATTATGGTGTTAGATATTTAAAAGAAAAAAATGAATGGAATCCAAAAGCACCATGGGCTGTTACTGCATTGAATGGATTGACTGTTGAAGATCATGTTAATGATTTAGTTGGATTTGCAAGATGGGTTGACAGTGCTATGTCAAAAACTGTCAATGTTCCACATGAATATCCATTTGATGATTTTAAAAATGTTTATTTAGATGTTTATAAATCTGGATATGTTAAAGGTGTAACAACATACAGAACAGGTACAATGACAGCTGTACTATCTTCAAAAGAAACAGATAAAAATGGTTATGATGAGGAAATTATTTTAGATGATGTAATTCTTCCAGAAACTGCAGAAGCATCAATGAAAACTTTACGTGCTGAAGGAAGAAAATGGTATCTAACTGTTGTTTGGAATGAAACACGCACTAGACCATTTGCATTATTTGTTCATACAAATCATCATGAAAAAAATGTTATAACATTAGATGCTATTGATAAATTGACAGAATTAGCAAAAAGAAAAAATATTAAACAAGAGCATATAGATAAAGTGTTAGAAAAAATTAAATCAAATGATAATGCTTCTAAAATTGCTAGAATGATTTCTTTAAATCTTAGACATGGAGTATTAATCAAAAATATTGTTGCAACACTTGATAGCATTAAAGATGTTTATGTTGGAAGTTTTATTTTCCAGATTAAAAAATTTCTAGCATCATTTATTAAAGATGGTGAAATAGTTGAAGGTGCAAAATGTACAGAATGTGGAAGTGAAAAGGTTGTATATCAAGAAGGATGTCATAAATGTATGCAATGTGGTTCTAGTAAATGTGGATAAAATATTATTGATTAATATTATAAAAAATAATTAACACTTTTTATTGATTTTATGATATAATATTTTCATTGTTTTTCCTATATTTAGAGGATATAATTAGAGATGATAAAATTTTTTACAAAGGAAAAGAAATTCACGGTTCTTTAATAAAAAATGTTATCAATATTAAAAATGGGTTTTGACGTATCGCGATACGTAAAATTTTTAGAGTTGCTAATACAAAATCCAAGTTCTTCATCTGTCAATGAATTATGGGATTTTATGGAAAATAATAATTTACCAATTTCAGAAGACGGACATCTTTTAGCATATAAAAAAGTTAGATTTGATTTCAAAGATATTTACACAAAATCTAAAGTGTTATCATAGTAAAACGTATTTACTTTTTAATAAAACTATGATATAATATTCTCTGTTAAGAATAAAGATTAATAAATATATAATGCTGCCTTAGCTCAATTGGTAGAGCAACTGATTTGTAATCAGTAGGTTGTCAGTTCAAGTCCGACAGGCAGCACCAAAGATCCTCGGTAGCTCAGCTGGTAGAGCGACGGACTGTTAATCCGTGTGTCCCTGGTTCGAACCCAGGCCGAGGAGCAAATGAATTGATTAACTAGAGTATAGCGGTGGGTTTTTAAAACCCGTTGAGGAAACTCAGGACACACTTGGAACTAATGGGAGACTAATAGTCGTTTGTACCATTAATAAATCGAAAGATTGAGTGTGCAACACAAATAGATCGAGGTAAGTTCCATCCTATGAGATCGGGTTGTGGCATAGATAAATTATACTCCTAGACAGAATCCTGGTTATCGGTTAATCAATAATAATATATAATTGGAGATCTATAATAATATGATATTTGAAAAAAAGGGTGAGTTTATTTGGGGTAATGAGGTAATACCAACTTCTGAATTTCCAGAAATTATTCCATCTGATGAAACACCTATTGAACCAGTGACATTATTTAAAAAACCACCTAATGATTTAGAAGAAGTATTTAATGCCGCTGATTTAATTAAGGATAAATATCCTCGTATTTTTGAAAAAATTGAACTTACGTGGGGTAGTATTGAATTAGATTCATATTTTAATAAATTAATTATTGATGATAGAGGAAATAGAAATGGATTTCCTAAGGATGTATTTAATGCATTATTGATATTAGCAAAAGCAAATAAAAAAGAATTACCAAAACAAACAGATAAAGATTTATGGTCAACATTTAATTATAAATAATAAATATACAGTAGAAATATTTTATTACATTATTTTATTTAAAGGAGAAATACTATGTTTAAAGTTACTAGAACAATCATAAGACAATCACCAACAGATCCAGGTTTAATAAATAGTGATACAATTTCAAATTTACATAATAATTTGATTTCTTTATTAAATCAATTACCACCAGATAAATTTATAGGTGTTGAAACTAATCACATTGATGATGTAACATCAACTATTACTTATATTTGGGCTGATGAGTCATATAGAAATGAATTTTTAAGTCAAAATCAAACATTAATTAATGATTTACAAAATGCTATTGATACTTATACTGCACAACATAATATTACTACTTATGTAACGACAGAAACTGTTTAAAAATAATGAGATTTGTAATAACAGGTATTGGTATCCATGATTCATTAGGATCTGATCCCAGTGAATGTTTTAATAATATTATTACAAATAATCAAAACTTAACATCCACGTCTAATATAGACTCATTAAAAAATAAAAACATAAAAACAAAATTCTGTTTTTTAGAAAAACAAATAGTTCCAGATTTAACAAAATATGGATATACTGAAAAAGAGTTAAGAAGATTAACTAATAATTCTAAAATTGCTTTAGGTGTTGTTGAACATGCTATTAAAGATGCAAACATAAATATTCACGGTAAAGAAGTTCCAGTTGTTTTTAGTTCTTCTACAAGAAATATAGCATTAGATTATTTAGATTATATTAATAATACCTTTGGGCGATTAAATCCTTTCATAGCATTAAATTATAGTTCAGATTTTATTTCAAATTGTATACAAACTAGATATAATTTAACAGGTCAGTCTTTAACATTATCTGCTGCATGTTCAACGGGTTTTTATAGTATAGATTATGCTTTGAAGATAATGAGTGAAAATAATCTTCAATGTACTATAGTTGGAACATCAAGTAATGGTTGTAACTATTTAGATATTACATGGTTTGAAAATTTAGGTGCATTATCTAAAAAAGAAATATCTAGACCATTTGATAAAAATAGAGATGGTTTTATGATTGCTAATGGACATGCATGTTTAATTATAGAAACATTAGAACATGCTGAAAAAAGAAATGCTAAAATTTATGCAGAAATTATTGGTTTAGGTTTTCAAAATGATGGAAATAATTTAACAGCACCAGATAAAGAAATGAAAAGTTCAAGAATTGCTTTAGAAAGATGTTTGAAAAATTTTAATGGACAAATAGATTATATAAATGCACATGCAACATCTACTCCAGTTGGTGATGATATAGAAGCTAGTTTAATGGAAAAATATTTTCCAGGTGTATCAATAAGTAGTAATAAAGGACATATAGGACATTGTATTCATTCATCAAACATTGTTGAATTAATATATACTATTATGGCTATGAAACATTCATTAATCCCACATACGATGAACTTAAACGACCCATTAGACGCTAACCTAGATTTCGTAATGCATAAACCTAAAGAAAAACAGATTAGATATGCTCTCAAAAATTCATTTGGATTCGGTGGTAGGAATGGATTTATATTATTAAAAAATTGCATGTTATAAATATATCATTATAATATAATGATATTAAAATTTTATAAACATGCCGTTTTTAACACCTGGTAAATGGGAACTAAATAAGTTTGTAAATTATCAAAAATCAATACCAAATACTATAATTCCATTATATGATTTGGATGTATATCATCATTTTCAACAACAACATTGGTTATTTAACAGACTTTATATTTGTGAATCATTAGGATATTTATGTGCTCCACATGGAATTGTTCCCCAAACATTTCCTGTTTTTAGTCGTCCTATTTACAATATTGATTGTGATTATTTTGATTGTGATATATGGAAATCTATAGATGATGTAAAATTTAAACCTGGATATTTTTGGTTCTCTCATTTTAATGGAGATTATATTAGAACAGATACACTAATTTTAAATAATGAAATTTTATGGTCAGCAAGTGTAAAAGCAACTTTAAATGAAGATGGTAGATTTATGATGTGGGAAACATTGCCAAACTTGTCTATAAAAAACTTTCCATCAATAATAAACTTTGTTGAGAGAAAGGTATATCGTTCATATTATGGTGCAATGTCATTTAATACAATTAATGGAAATATTATTGATGTTCAATCTAGAATAACTACACAATTTTTAGATTTTTATCCTAATAAAATTTATGATGCGTTGATAAAATTATATAGAGATATGAATGATAAACCGGCTAGATTATTAAAAATAGCATATAAAGGTTATTCTAAAAATTTTTGGTCAAAACATCCTAATCTTTTTCTTGATATTGGAGATATAATGTATAATACTAAAGACAGTATTAATAAAAATTATAAAATGAAATGGTATAGAGTTGGTTATACTAATGAAATTTTAAATATTTCCTAGGATTTATTTACATTTTTTAATATTTGATATATAATTTCAACATTAATTTAAAATTTAGATAAATAAAATGTTTATTCGAAATATTTTTTTATTTTTATTATTTTCATTATTATTAAGTGGATGTGTACTAATAATTAATAATAAAGATACAAAAATAGAAAAAGATTATATTCAACAAGAAAAGAAATATTTTGAACGTTCTTTAGTTATGAAAGGACTGCATAATGAAAAGAGTTTATATTCTTAAAACACGTCCTGAAATTCAATTTGATGTCGAAAATCAAGGTCATAGATTAGCATTTGCCAATTTTTTGAGAAATAGAGCATGGGGTGATTCACCGCGATTTTATTTAGAAGAAGGATATTCTTGTATTCCAGAAATGATTAAAGATAAATTGTTACATTATTATATTAATAAAGAATTTAATTAATTGTTTTATTTTTAAAAAATAATTATGATTACACAACGATATACAATTAAGGCAGAAGATCCAGACGGTATTAAACCAGCACAACTTGTATTTGAAAATGATGATAGTGATATTGTTACAGGTTTCATTAATGATATTAATGGTGATCAGATAGAAATTATTCTTTTTGAGATGACAGATTTAACACATATTAAAGATTTAATTATTTCATATAGTGATGAAATTGTAGATTGGATTCCTCTATTATTAACAGCAATAGAAAAAAATCCCGAAATGAAAGAATTTTGGGAAGAAGTATTAACGTTATATAGTAATCAACAAGTAATTCATTAGAAAGAAATTAATTATTATATTTAATAAAATATAAATACAAAGTTATAATTAATAGTTCTTTAAAATTTTTATAATATATACATATGCCACCATGGCGGAATTGGTAGACGCAACGGAAAGGTAACGACCTAGTCCGCCTTTGATAGAAATATCAAAGTGAACAATGGGTTAATTCGGGAGAGCCTGTTAAAAATGGCGATCGCGAGCCAAGCAAATGATACATCATTTGAAGGTGTAGAGACTACTGGAGAGGTAGAGTCTTATTTAAAATGATTCTGAGTCCTCTTAATAACCAGCTTAGAACGCCCATCACCTTAACAGAAATGAAAGGTGAAGAGATAGTCCGGGCCTAATGGAAACGTTAGGAAAAAACCGCTTAAAATCCGTCGACTAATTAGGTCATCCCGGTTCGACTCCGGGTGGTGGCACCAAATAAATATAAACTAAAGAAATTATATGATGAATAACAAATAAAAATTATTTGGAAATAATAAAAGGAGATAAATAAAATGGCATATGGCCTTGTTATTAAAAAGGAATATTTTAATAGATTTCAAAACCTTCTTAATTCTGAAGGAATTTATGATTGGGATATTTGGAATATTAACGATTATTTAACACATAATGATGATGTTGTTAAAATTGAATTTAATAATGATCAAGAATTTTATAAAGCTTTTGACGTTTGGAAAAAGGTGACATTAAATTAATGGAACATGCATTTAAAACTGGATTAGTAAAAGTTGAAATTAATAATAAAATTATTTTTGCCTATGTTGAAAATTGGTTAGATGATAATTTTATTGAATGTAAAACTTTACTAAATGATAAATTTATAACTAGTTATAAAAATATAGTAAATTGGATATAATAATTATACTATATTTTTTTATAAATAATATCAAATAATTAAAAATTCTTAGCAACTTTATGGATGTCGTTACGACATCCAAATGGAGTAATTAAGTATTATGGGTGTGTAGCTCAGCTGGGAGAGCACCTGCTTTGCACGCAGGGGGTAGCGGGTTCGAGTCCTGTCACATCCACCAAAAATAAAATATGCGGCTATAGCTCAGTTGGTAGAGCACTTGCTTGCCAAGCAAGATGTCGGGAGTTCGAATCTCCTTAGCCGCTCCAACTATATATGCGGGAGTTCTCCTGGGAGAGGACTCAGCCTTCCAAGCTGATGAAGAGGGTTCGAATCCCTTCTCCCGCTCCAAATAAAATGTATTTTCTATATATAATATAAATAAAATTTTAAATATTTAAATAAAAATGATAGAATTAAAGTGTGGACCAATCAATGATGAACGAACTATAACATTAGAGATTCCAAATAATATAAAATCTATTGGAATTTTACACAGTGGTGGTACTGATAGTACAATATTACTTCATCTCTTAACAAAATATTTCCCAAATTATCCATTAACAGTATTTACAATAAACAAAGTTATTGGTGACAATATCATCAATAGCAATAGAGTATTAGATAAAATGGGATTAAATAATTTAAAACATGAAGCTATTGATATTGATAAATCAACACCCCATTATAAAATAGTACCATTAACAATAGAAAAAATTATTAAATCTAATATAGTTGATTTTATTTTTTTAGCTGGTAATTCAATACCATTAGAAAATCTTGATACAAATTTTTCCGGACCTATTAGAATTAAAGGAAACATTTTGCCAAATAAAATATCTAGACCATTTATTGATATTTTTAAATATCATATTATTGATATATATTATAGAGAAAATGTAGAATATTTATTAGAATATACACATTCTTGTACAGAACAAACTGTTGGTTATTGTGATAAATGTTGGTTTTGTTCTGAAAGAAAATGGGCATTTAAAAAATTAAATAAAATACCAATTATGGGGCAATAGGAAATAATTATGGAGTTTGATAAAAATAAAAATATTATTTTAGTTTGTTATCCTAGATCAGGATCAACTGTTACATATCAAATAATTAAACAAAATTTACCAAATTATATAAGTTTATTTGAATTTTTAAATTTAGGCACTGAAGTTATAGAAGATCAAAAAACACATATACCAATATGTATAAATCACCATGATGGTAAAATGTATAAACTTTTAAAAACATATGAAGATAAATATAAAGAATTTTTAAGAAGAGAAAAATTGTTAAATAATTTACCTGGAAGACCTTTTATGTTAAAATTTTTCGGTGATTTTATTATGAGATGCCCAGATTTTGCAAAACGTTTATTAAAAAATGAAAACAACCAATTTATTTTTTTGAATCGTAAAAATATATTTAAATCAGTTGCTTCATATCTTGTTGGATTTAAAACTAAAAAATGGTCGCTATCTTTAGAAGAAAATAATAATAATAAAAATAAAAATTTTATGTTTTTACCAGATGATAGAATTTTAGTTAATGGGTGTTTACAACGAATTGTTATTTTTGATATATTAAAATTACATCTTCAAGATAGAACAATTTTAAATTTAAGTTATGAAGATAATATTGAACAATCAATAAATGATTTTGAAATTTTAGCAAGGGATATGTTCAATCCAAATGAAAATATTAAACACGCATTATTTCAAAAACAAAATTTTGACCATGAATCACTCATAATAAATAGTGATGAACTTAAACAATATATAAATGATTTTTTTGATTCTTTAGATAATGGTGTTCCAGCAAAAAGATTTTTACCGGAATGGTGGAACCCGAATGTTAATTTATCTACGTTTTTATTAGATTAAAAAATTAGGATATTTTTGTTTATTTTTGATAAAATTTAATATATAATTTTAAATAAAAATTCATATAACAAAATATTTAATTTTTAGGATATTTTTGTTTACTTTTATTAAAATTTGATATATAATTAATAAATAATAAAAAGACACATACAGCAAATTTTTTATAATGGAGTGTCCGTTTGGACAATCTCGGCGATCGTAGATTATAACGAGAGGAGTGGAACCGATCCTTCGGTTTTGTGTCTTGTTAAAAGATAGTCCTCAGCTCTGGTGAGCGGGCGAGTCTTATAAACTCGCGAGACCGGCTAGATTGGCTGGAACGGCACGGATCGTAACCGTGGGGGACTACCAAAATTGCGAGGAAGTGAACTAGTGTCACGCGTGGCTCATAACCACGAGAGCCGTGGGCAGAACCGGCGATCGCAACCATTTTCACTTTATAAATATTGAGAGATAATGTTAATTAATCGACAAAACATTAAAGAGGATGAATTAGCTTTAAAAGATGAATTTAATCGTCTTCGCAATATTAGTTTTCTCTTATTATCAAAAGAAAATAGAAATATCTTTTCACAATTACAAAATAGATTTTATAGAGAAAATTTTCTCAATAAATTAATTAAAATTTAAAAATATTTTCATAAAATTTTAATAAGCAGGAGAAAATTAATGTCAGAACCACGTAAAAAAATTACCGGGCCAAACTTTCGTCTTCCAGGTCATTACAAATGTTATTTTGATAATATTATTGACCCACATCGACGTGGTGAAATTAAGCGTCTAATTATTGGTATGGCAGTTGCTGAACAGGAAAGTAAGAAAAAATCTATCAAAATTAAAGACGAAGAAGAATAAACATTTAGGATATTTTAACCTTTTACTTTAAAAACTTCTTTATATATAATATAAAAATATAGACACTAACAGCAACTATTTGAGGATGATAACCTTAAAATGTGTCTAGTTAATTCTTCTCAAAAAAGACATTAACAGCAAAATTTTTTATTTAAACAATATGTCTTGGAGGTCATTATGACAGTCACAATCGCTCAAGCTTTAGAAAATCATTTCAATAAAACTGCATTCACAGAAAATGGTGCAATTTCAAATAAATCTACAAATTCACGAGTTTTAGATTTATTTAGCCAAGCTGGTGCACTTAGAACCGGAAGAGGTGCTGAAAATGCACACGATCTTTTCTTAGATGCTTATAATGAAGATCCATTACTAACAGTCAAAACCTTATTTTATTTCCGCGATGTTCGTGGTGGACAAGGTGAGCGTGAAACATTTAGAGTGTTTTTACGCGATCTAGCTAATATTGCTCCACACACAGTTCGTAGAAATCTTCATCTTATTCCAGAATATGGAAGATGGGATGACTTATATGCGTTAGTTGGTACTAGTGTTGAAAGTGACGCATTAAAATTGATGCGTGAACAATTTATCAAAGATTTAGAAAGTGATAAACCATCTATTTTAGCTAAATGGTTAAAATCAGAAAACACATCATCACCAAAATCGAGAGAACTTGCACGTAAAACTCGTGAAGCTTTTGGAATTTCACCAAAAACATATCGTCGTGGTCTTTCATTACTTCGTAAAAAAATTGATGTGTTAGAACGTACTTTATCATCTAATCAATGGGATAAAGTTGTTTATGAACATGTTCCATCACAAGCAAATCTTAAATATCGTAAAGCATTCATTAGACATGATAATGTTCGTTATATTGAATATTTAAATAAAGTCAATAATGGTGAAACAAAAATTAACGCATCGACTCAATTCCCATATGAAATTGTTCGTAATTGTTCAAATATCATGATTACTGAATCAGAGCGTAAAACTCTTGACACTATGTGGAACAATCAACCTGACTATATTGCTAAGGGCGAGAATAGTATTTGTGTGTGTGACGTTTCAGGTTCAATGTCAGGTTTACCATTGCATGTTTCTATTTCTCTTGGTATTTATACAGCAGAACGAAACACTGGACCATTCCATAATAAGTTTTTAACATTTTCATTGAATCCACAACTTCAGGAAGTTAAGGGTCGTGATATTTATGAAAAATACCAAAATTTATCTCGTGCAAAATGGGATATGAATACCGACATTAAGAAAGTATTTGATACTATTCTTAATGTTGCAATTAAAAACAACATTAAATCTGAAGATATGATTAAAAAGATTTATGTTATTTCAGATATGGAATTTGATGCTTGTGCTTATAATAATAGCGATACATTGTTTAATGTTATCAAAAAAGAATGGGATGAAAAAGGTTATGAAATGCCACTTCTAGTATTTTGGAACGTTGCATCAAGAAACAAACAATTTCCAATGTGTATGGATGATCGTGGATTCTTAAACGTTTCGGGTTGTAGCCCAAGCATTTTCAAAAATTTAATGTCTGGAAAAATATTAGATGCATATGAAATGATGTTAGAAGTTCTTAATAGTGATAGATATAAAGCTATTACTGTTTAAGAAGATCTTATATCAAAATATTGGGGTAACCTGGTTACCCCATTTCTATTTATTTTTAGTTATAAATATTGTATAATTTCACTTTAAAATTATGCCCTTATAGTTAAATTAGCATAATAGCGGATTCGTAACCCGCAGTTACTAGTGCAATTCTAGTTGGGGGCACCATATAGGAGAATTGTTATGACTTGGGTAAAATATAAAGGAATGATGATTTATAATCCTAAACGCCCAGAAATTAAAAAGACACGACGAGAAGAAGAATGGTGGTTAATTTGTGAAGTTGATTATGGTCTAGCAGCATTTTATAGATATTTAGTATTTAAAAGATTTGGTTTAAGACTACAACCAACTGCATGGAAACCACATATTACAATTTTAGATGGTAGAAAAGCCGTTAAACCAGAATTTAGAAAATTTTGGAAAAAATATGATAGACAAAAGATAGATTTTGAATATTCTGTAAATGTTGAGCAACATTGGAAATTTTGGGTATTACCAGTTAGATCTAAAAAATTAGAAGAAATAAGAAAAGAATTAGGATTTATTGGTAACTATCCATTTCACATAACTTTTGGAAGGATGTTATAAATAAAAATAGGATATTTTTTGTTAAAAAAAATAAAAAATATGTTATAATATTTTTAATATAGAAAAGGTATATAAAAGAGGAAAAGTAAATGAACGTTAATGAGTTATTTAATATAAAAAATAACTTCACAAATTTAGGTGAATGGAAAAAAACTGTCATAGAAAAATATAATGGTATAATTAAAATTGACCCATATGATGAAAATGTTTATAATGCAACAAATTCTCGTGGTCATATTATTGGATATTTTAATATATCCGAATCTTATGGAGAAATAGTTAAATGATAGCTAGTATTCTTATTTTTTTACTAATTTCATTTATTGCAGTTTGTGTTTTTCTTTTATGTGATTTAATAAATTATGTAATCAATCGTGATTCTAATATAACATCAATTATATCGTCACTTATTGATGATGATATAAAAAATAACCCACATTGATTAAAAAATAACAATTTTTAACACTAATGGTGCGCAAACATTAGTATTTTATATGTTGACTTTGACATAGTAAAAGTTGTTGTATAGTAAATTGCGTAAATTTGTTTATAATATAAACGAAAGGAGTAATTATATGGTAATTTTGAAAGAAGGTCGTAAGGTAACAATTCCAGCTGGCACACGTGTCACACGTCTTGGTAAAACTACAAAACGTGAACGAGATAGTCGTGTTACCATTCGTTCAGTAGAACAAACAAAAAACGGCAAAACAAAAATCTACTGGAAATCACATGGTTATCTAGCATCAGCTGTACTTTAATTATATTAATATATAATTTAATTATAAAATATATGGGTGTATTCTAAGAATACACCCATTATATTATTTTTGTGAAAGAATTTTAATAAATATTAATATATAAGAAAAATTTATTATTAATTACTAACATTTTACATAATAACATAAAAATATAATTTTAATATATAATTTAGCTATGTATTAATAGGAAGAAAAACAAATGGAAAAGATCATTACATTTTTGTTACTTATTATGATTTCTTCTATATGTTATTCTGCATCTGCTATTGTTGTTCAAGTTGAAGATAAAAAAATAGGAAGAATACATTCTGCCAAATCAGTAAATGATGCAGTTGAAAGTGCTTTAAATGAATGTAAAAAAATAACAAATAAAGAGTGTATATTATTACTTAAAAGTGGTAGACCTGGTTGGGGAGCTATAGCGATTGGAGAAGATGGATTTTGGGTAGTATTGAGTGAAAATAGCAGAGCTGATGCAATAATATCAGTCATGAAAGAATGTGATAATAGATTTGTTGGTTGTAAATTAATAGATGTATTTTTTGATTTTGTTGCCGCAGACAAGTTTCCTGAAATTATTCCACCTCATGATTATGTTAAACCAGAAAATAACACAGAAGAAAAATCAAAAAATTCCCCTAAAAAATTAAAAGATACGGAAATATTAATTTAAATTTTATGAAATTAAAAGAATTATATAAAGAAAATAGAAAGCCTATTATATATCTAGATTTAGATGGTGTTCTTGCTAATTTTAATGAGGCTGTTAAACAATATACTGGTAAATATCCAAGTGAACAAAATGACGATGAAATGTGGGAAATTATTCAAAAAGATCCACATTTTTATTCTAAGTTAAAAGAAATGGAATCTGCTGAATATTTATTTGGTGAAATTCAAGATATTGCTAAAAAATATGGCTATGATATAAAAATTTTAACAGCTATACCACGAAAAAGTACTATGCCGTTTGCTGAAGACGATAAAAGAAAATGGGTAAAAGAACATTTTGGTAATATTGAAGTTGTTTTGGGTCCATATTCACATGATAAATGGAAACATGCAAAATCTGGTGATATTTTAATAGATGATAGAAAATCAAATATAGATGATTGGGTAAAAAAAGGTAATTCAATAGGAATTCTTTATAAAAATCCCAATGACACAATTGAAAAATTATTATCTATTGTAGGAGAAAAATAAAAATGATTAAATTTTTTATAATTATGCTTTATGGATTTATTAAATTTAATGAAGTTCAGCCAAACATTAGTCAATGGAGAAAAATTATAGAATATTTAGATTCGATAATTGAAAAAGAATCAGATTTATTATCAGATTTAATTATTGACAATAATGCATATGATGATTTAATTTTTGTTATTAATTCAGTTGATCAGGTACCAACAGCTGAGCAATGGAGAAATATTAAAAATTTAATAGAAAAAATTATAATTAGTTTTGAAAAATCTAAAAAAGATGATGTATATACGTATACAAATAATGTTTATATTAATACACCAGATTTTTTGGAAAATTATTTTATAGATCAAAACTATTTAGATGATGAATTTAATGAAAGTTCAAATTCTAATAATAACGAAGAAATTAAAATATTAGATAATTTTGTTAGTAAATCATATAAACAAACATCTTTTGATTTTTAAAAATGTCAGACGAAAAAAATAATTTAAATTCTGATTTTTCTGAATTTAAGAATAAATTATTATCATTAATAAATCGTGCATTTGTTGAAAAACATGCACCAGATTTAATTCTTAAAATGATAGAAGATAATAAAGTTTCTATTGATGATATTATAAAATCATATCAGTTTTACAATAAAATTTTCTATACTATAGATATAAATTTTATAGCTAATATAAAATATGGGTGTAAATTATTATGTGATATGTATGATGTTGGTGAATATACAAAATACACAGAATTTTTAGAACATCTAAAAATAAATCATAAAATTTAATATAAATAATTATGAGATATAGTTCATTATGAATATATCTCTCATATTATTAACTTGCTTATTAATAAGGAGGAAAAACTATGGTTCTAAATGTTTTAAAAGATCAATTACCTCAAAAACATACTGATATATTTGGTCCACTCTTTCCAAGAACGATTGGGTTTGATGATGTTTTTTCTATAATGGATAAGTTGTTTGATGATAATTTTCATGTAAATGTTCCTTCATATCCACCATATAACTATATTAAATTGGGTGATAATAAATGGCAATTAGAATTCGCTATTGCCGGATTTAAAAAAGATGAATTGTCTGTTGAGTTGGATAAAAATGTTTTAGTCGTTAGAGGTCAAAAAAATAAAGAACAAAAGGATGAAAATAAACAATATGTTTTTCGTGGATTTAGCCAAAGACAATTTAAAACATTGTTTACTGTTCATGATGGTGTAGATATTGAAGAATGCGAATTTAATGATGGTGTTTTAACTATTACTTTAGTTAAGCCAGAAAAAGAATCACACATTAAAAAAATAGCTATTAAATAAAATTAAAAAATAAATATAGTGTAATTTTTTTAACCCTTAGAATTTAATAAATTCTAAGGGTTATTGTTTTAAATATAATAAATATATTTAAGATTAATATATAGGATTAGTAAAATGAAAAAAATATTTTTTATCATATCATTAGCATTTTTATCTGGTTGTTCACATATATCTATAAATTATGATCCAGTAGAATATGAACATGTTATTACACTTTCTGTTATAGCAGATGATATTTCTAATTCATGTTCTGATAAAAATAATTTATTATACTCTTTAAATAGTTTATATTTGAATTTACGATTTTTAGAAAAATATTCGAAATATCAAAATAATAATGAAGAATTATATAATATAATAATAAAGCTAAAAGATAGCGTTGATAAGTTTAAAAAAGATGTTGAATTGTCTAAATCATTTAATTTAGAATATTGTAAATTACAAGGAGAATTTTTAACAGCTTCTATTGATAGAACAATACAGGCTATTGCAAAAAGGAGATAATTTAAATGACAGATATTTCAAAATTTTTATCATCTGATGATAAGTTTGTTTCAAAAATAACAAAAATGGCTGTATCGGCAAAACAATACTATGATAATGGAAAATTAACAGAGGTTGAATATGAAAATATTTTAAAAAATATTGAAACAATGTATGAAATAGAAAAAGAAGCAAGTAGTATAGAAAGAAAGAAATTATTAGAAGAAGCAATTAATGTTATTAGAACTGTGATGTCATTTATTAAATGAAAGAAAAAGAATTCGCTATAATATTTGATGTAGATTATATGAGTGATGAGTTTCAAGCTGCTTCCATATTTTCTTCGATATATTGTGAATTTAGATTACATCGATATATTTTAGAAAATAGATATTTTATTAAAAAAACAACTAAAGATGTTGTATATTCTGACATTAAAGATATTATTAAAAACCTTTGTCAAATTCATGGTAAAGAAAAAATAGACGTATTTATAAAAAATATTTCAATAATAGATAAAAAAATACTTAAAAATATAAAGAGTGAATTTTTATGATTCTTTTAGATAAAGAAATTACACAATATTATGTCAGACCAACCGTGCAATATATTGCAAAACACATGTTTGAAAAAAAAATATATTTGACAGATTTATATAAAATAGGAAATCTAACATTATCGCGTCTAGATAAATCAAAAAATGAGAAAATTTATTTACTTTGGAACAAAAATGAAAAACGTGACGTAATTAATTTTGAATATTATGGTGGTAAAAATAAACTTCGAATTTTAAAAATTAAAAGGCATTTTAAAGAATTAACAAAAAAAGAAAAACAACAATATGATAAATTAAAAAATATAGAAAAAGAAAAGAAAAATATTCTAAAATGCCCAAGTTTTATTAAAGGTTATGTTATAATAGAAAAAAAGAAACGAAAGTTAGATATATGGCAAGTTGTTATGTCATATATTCATAATGAATATAGAGGTAAAGGATTAGGTTCCAAACTTTATGATGCTATAATAAATCATGATAATCTTATTCTTATATCAGACCATAAACAAACAAAAGATGCTAAAAATTTGTGGACAAATTTTATTAAAAATAAAAAATATAATATTTGTGCAATTGATATTAATAATATTAAAAAGATTTCAGCAGTATATTGGAATGATGATACTGAGAATATAGAATCTTCATTACCAATTTGGCATATACGTATGCCTCGTAACTATAAAAAACAAGATATTAGATTAATAGCAATCAATAAAAATATAGATAGTAAAAATATATTTACAATTTGACAAAAATGATATATAATATTACACAATAGGAACTATATATGAACATTAAAATAAAAGATTGGTCTATTATTATTGCGGCACTTGTTATGTCAAGTGCAATGTTGTTACATGATCCAAATAGACCACAACCATTAGTTGCTTTAGGATATATTACTTTAGCTATAATGGTGATAGGTCATTATTTTAAATTTAAAAATGATGAAATTGAAGCTTCAAAAAAAGATAATAAAGAACAATCAAATGAAAAACAGCCACAAATATTGAATGAAAAGAAGTAACTTCTAAAATTAAATATTGAACATATATATAATTAGGAGTAGTTATATATGAGTACTTTTTCTGTTAAAGTACGTAAAATAGAAATATTGCCACATCCAAATGCTGATGCTTTAGAATTAGCTAAAGTTGATGATTATCATTGTGTGGTAAAAAAAGGTCAATATAAAACTGGTGATCTTGTTGTATATATTCCAGAAGCTGCTATCGTTCCAGAATGGATTTTGAAAAAATATGGATTTTGGAATGAAAAAGAAAATAAAGGAATGCTTGCTGGATCAAAAGGTGATAGAGTTAAAGCAATAAAGCTTAGGGGTGAGTTGTCACTTGGTATTGTTATTCCAGTGAGTGCATTGAATAATTCAGATTTACATGTAGAAGGAGTTGATGTTGCTGAGGAATTGGGCATTGTTAAGTATGAACCGCCAATTCCTGTTCATATGGCAGGAGAAGTATTTAATGCAGGTACGCGTTTGACAGTAAATTATGACATTGAAAATATTAAAGCGTGGCCAGATGTTTTTGAAGATGGTGAAGATGTTGTAGTTACAGAAAAAATTCATGGCTGTGCTGATTATGATACAATAATTGATACATTAGAATTTGGTCCTATTAAAATTGGGCAGGTTTGCGATAAAAAGATATTTTGTCACGTAAAAGCTTTTGATATAACTACTAATGAAGTTGTTTATGAAAAAATTAATGGACATTCTATATTCCCAAATGATAAACAATGGTATGAAATTGAAACTGAAGATGGACAGATTATTAAATTAACAGAAAATCATTTAGTTTGGTTACCTAAATTAAATTGTTATAGAGAAGTTAAATTCTTGACAGAAAATGATGAATTTTTATTATATTCTTAAAATGCGAAAGTTAAAGACATTTGGAATAGAGATAAAATAAAAATTAATTTAGCAGAACAACAAGGATATAATGTTTCAGTACTATGGGAAAATGACATAAGAAAGAATTTTGATAATGTTAAAAATAGAATTATTAATTTTTTATTATAGGAAATAAAATGAAAACGGTTAAAATTAAATCTATCAAAAAAATTGAAAATACTTCAATGCGTTATGATATAGAAGTTAATAATGTTAATAATTTTTTTGCTAATAATATATTAGTCCATAATTCGTTTTGTGGTATTACTTTTGTTCCTGAAAAAGATGGAACTGATGATATGATTGATGGCCGTATCCTTGTATATAGCAAAGGTCTCGGAAGTAAAGGTTTGTGTTTTAAAAATAATGAAAAAAACAAGGATAATATTTATATTAGAACGTTGAGAAGTATGGGAATAATTGATATTGTATTAAACACGTTTAAAAACGTGGAACTTGAAGAACCTATTCATATATTGGGTGAAATATATGGTCCGGGAGTCCAAGATTTGACATATGGAGAAAAAATTTCATTTAGAATTTTTGATATTGCTAGGGGATATAGACAAAATATTAAATTTACTGATTTTGAAACATTAACAGAAATGAAAGATAAATTAAAATTAGAAATGGTTCCAATATTATTTGTTGGCCCATATTCAAAAGATACTGTTATGAAATATACTGTTGGAAAAGAAACAGTATCCGGAAAAGCTAAACATATTCGTGAAGGTGTTGTTGTTAAACCTAAAAATGAAAGAAATCACCCGCAATTAGGAAGAGTTATTCTTAAGAGTGTTAGTGAAGATTATTTAACACGTAAAGGTGGAACTGAATTCAATTAAAATCAGATGTTTAAAAATTAATGAATAAATGTCCATTATGTCATCGTGAGTTGGGTGAAATAAATATTGATCAACACCATTTGATCCCAAAAACATTTAAGGGTAAAGATGCTGAAAAAATCCATAAAATATGTCACCAAAAAATTCATTCAACATTTACAGAACGCGAATTGTTAAATTATTATCATACATGGGAAAGATTAAGAGAACACCCGGAAATAGAAAAATTTATTAAGTGGGTTTCCAAACGTAGTATAGATTTTTTTGATATTTCAAAAGACACAAATGAAAGAAGTAAAAAAAGGAAAAGATAATTTTTATAACACATGGAGAAAAATATATGAATAATATTATAGCATTAAAGCTTGTAAATGGAGAAGAAATCATTGGTCGCATTGATGACAATAATTTACGCTATTTATCATCTATGTTAAACAATATTAAAGATGATGAAAAATATTTTATAAAAATCGAAAAAGTAAGACGTATTGAAATTGGTGGAGATGGTAGTGGTAGAATTGGTTTGACGTTGGTTCCATTTATGTTTACGAATATGGATGGAACAATTTCTATTCAAATTAGCACAATATGTAGTGTAAATACTGATATTTCGAAACAACTTCAAGATGCATTTCTTGAACATACAAGTGGATTATCATTATCAACACATATGTAAATTTAATATTTTATATATATTTGTTATGATGGGATAACTTTTAAAAAGTTATCCCATTATTTTATATAAATATATATTAATAACAACATAATATTAACATGTCAGAAGAAATATGCACATCTTCAAAAATAGTTGAAGATGAAATACTAAAATTATATATAAAAAATCAAGAATTATTAGACATTTCTTGTGATTGGTATTGGGAACAAGATGAAAATCTTGTTTTTACTTATCTATCTGATAAATTTTTTCTTATTACTGGTTTTGATAAAGAGGATTTTTTAGGCAAAAAAATATGTGAAATAGAATCTTTTGGATTTGAAGATATAAATGTGTTAAATGAATATAAAGATAAAATAAATAAAAGATTACCGTTTCACGGATTTATATATTCTTTTAAAGACAAATATAATAGAACATATTGGTTTGAATTAAATGGTGTTCCAATTATAGATGATTTAGGTATTTTTAATGGATACCGTGGAACAGGCAAAAACATAACAAATTATAAACTTTTATCGGAAAAAGTATTTAAACAAGAAAAACAAATTAATTATGCATTGGCAGCACTTAAATATAGTTCTCATGGAATAATGATATGTGATGACGATATTAAAATAACATTTGTAAATCAGATGTTTAGTAATATAACAGGATATTCAATAGATGAAGTTTTAGGTAAAAAACCTAATATATTATCATCAGGAATTCATAATCCAGATTTTTATAAAAATATGTGGAATTCAATTTTAAATACTGGTACGTGGAAAGGTGAAATATGGAATAAGAAAAAGACTGGTGAAATATACCCAGAACATCTTATAATATCAACAGTCAAAGATGATAATAATGAAATAATTGGTTATATTGGTGAATTTTCAGATATAACAGAATTAAAAATAAAAGAAGAAAAAATAAATTTTTTAGCACATCATGATGTTTTGACAGGACTAGGAAATAGGGAATTATTAAATGTAAAAATAAATGATCTATTTGCTGAAGCTAGATCTAATAATAAAAAAATAGCATTATTTTATTTAGATCTAGATAGATTTAAATTAATCAATGATACATATGGTCATTCAACTGGAGATATTTTATTAAAAAATGTAGCTAAAATATTAAAATCAACAGTAAGAGAAAATGATCTTATTATTAGATTAGGTGGTGATGAGTTTGTTATAGTAATACATAATATATGTGATATTAAATATGTAGAGCGTATAGCAATTAAAATTCTAAATAGTTTAGAAAATCCTATAGAATTAAATGGTGGAACTAAAAAAATTAATATATCAGCATCTATAGGAATAAGCGTTTATCCAGATGATTCAACAAATATAAATGAATTATTAGAATGTGCAGATGCAGCAATGTATTATGCTAAAGAATCTGGTAGAAATAATTTTCAATTTTATAAAGAAGAAATAGATGCTAGAGTTGAATATAGAGTTAAGATAGAAAATGGTATTAGACGTGCTCTAGGGTATGATGAACTTCATTTATTTTATCAACCTATTATTTCAATAAGTACTAATAAAATTGTTGGTGTAGAGGCCTTATTAAGATGGGAAGATAGAAGAAATAATGCTATTATAACACCGAATTTATTTATTCATATTGTTGAAGATGCTGGAATGATTCATAAATTAACAAATTTTGTTATAGATAGATGTATAAGAGATATAAAATTAATTCAAGATAAAGTAGATATATCTAATTTATATTTTTCTATGAATTTTTCTGCAAAGGATTTAAATGAAGAAACTGTTACAAAATTAAAAAATAAAATAATAAAAGAAAACATTGACCCAACAAAACTATGTATAGAAATAACAGAATCAATGCTTATCAATAATATTGATTCAGCATCTAATAATATTGAAAAAATTAAAAATAGTGGAATAAAAATAGCTTTAGATGATTTTGGAACAGGTTATTCAAGTTTACACTATCTAGCAAAATTTAAAATAGATATTTTGAAAATAGATAAATCTTTTGTTGATAATATATTAATAAGTGATAAGTCACAAAATATTATAACTATGGTAAAAGATTTAGCTGGTCGTATGAATATTTCTGTTACTGCTGAAGGAGTAGAAACATATGAACAGTTAGATAAACTTAAAGAAATAGGATGTCACAATTATCAGGGTTACCTTGTATCTAGACCTATTCGTTTGGAAGAACTTGTTGAATTCATTAAAGACAATTATAATAAAACCAAACATATTTTATAAATATAAATATAAATATATAAACAATTTTAAAATCAGAAAGGATTAAAATGTTTTCATTATTGAATGAATTAGAAGAAATAAAAGAAATAAGAACATTAACTGAATCTATTAAATTATGTGAAGATATTGGTAAATTCTTACAACCAATTATTGTAAAAATTAATGATGCTGTTGAAAATGATAAAAATCCTTTTAGTGGCCAAAATCCATTAAATAAAGAGGAATTAGCATCAATAATTACGGGATTAAATTCTTTATCTGATAGTGACGAAAGAGCAGCTCATGATGTTTTAGGTGATGATAGTAAATTTTATATTTTTTTAAGCGCATTAGGTGAAAAAGGAAATCCAAATACTGATAAAGCTGAAAAACATCTTAAAAATTTCTTTAAAAATCATGCATCATATAAGACATTATATACTAATAATTTAAAAAAATTAGAACTTCTTGAAAAACCATCAAAAGATGAAAACGTTAAAAAGGAAAAACAAAAAATTGTCGATGAATTAAAGAAAATTTCTTATAATTTGCAAATGCAGATGAATAAGCTTAAAACAACATTAGCAGCAAAAAAAGCAGAAACTGCACAAAAAACTGCTTAATTTATATTTAAAATAACTGTTTACAAATTATAGAATTTATGTTATAATATTCATAATTATGGATTATTGAGTTGTTACAGATATGTTATGAATACAGATAAAAAACAAATCATCAATGACAATTTAGATATTCATCCAACATTGGATGATTTTGAAGAACTTGAACGACTTGGTAATTCTCCATTAGAATTATTTTGGTTAAATATTAAAACTGATTGGTATTTTTTCACACAAACAGGAATTGCGGCAAAAATCAAGATGATGTTTAACCAATTTTTATATTTAATTGGTTTAAAAAAGGAATGGGTTACTGAAAAAGATTATCCAGAAATTAAGTGGGATATTACCAAATAATACGTGATAAAATTTTGCTAATGCAATCTTCTTCATTAAAATAAACTGTTAAATCTGCATCTGACCAATTACTAACTGGTGTAATCCAATCATTTCTTTTTTCATTTTCTATTTTTTTCTGATTATTATTATTTATGACTAAAATTTTAAAATCGTTTTTTGTTAACAGTTCGTCTCGTATATCTTTAAAAGGTGCTTGAAGTGCAACAATTGGTGTAATTCCTAAATTTTCATATAATCGACCGAGTTGAAGACACAACCTCATATTTTTTCGTCTTCCATCATCATCATATCCAAAATTATAAATTGATGACCTAATAACATCCGAATCAATTACACAGGAATATTGAATATGTTTCACTAATTCATTTGCTAAAGTGGTTTTACCAGAACCGCATTCACCCATTAATAAAATCATTTTTATATCTTTTTAATAATTGCATATCCTGAACATGCAATTGAAAACGTTAATGTAATAGTATTATTATCAGTAAAACTGAAATCATTAGGTATAATTGGCTTATACACATTTTCACCTATATCTACATAGATATTAAATAAAATATCTATAGTATTGAGGTTATGCTCTATTGTCCATGTTGTACTTGCCGAAGATTGAATGTGTTTATATGATGTTCCTGCACCAGTTGTAGATAATTCAACCCATGTTGTTCCATTATGGACATAAAGTTTATTTTCATCTGTTCTATAAAATAATTCTGCAGCATTTGGATTAGATGGAAATGATGTTCCATTTGCAACTGTTAAATTTAAAATACTTGAACCTTCTGCTATTTCACCGCCATAAATTTTCATTTTAAGATTTTTCCTATATAATTATGAAAAATATATTATTGTTTATTTATTTATTTTTCATTAAAAATATGATATAATATAGTATATTCAAATAAAACTATTTAGGATAAGTAATAAATATATAAATTAATATTTAGAAAATAGGAAAAAATAAATGAGCACACCATTAATTTTATCTTTGGATTCTAATGGAACCCCAAATAAATGGGTTACATGGCAAGATGCTGTAACATATGAAGCAAAGAATCTTGTTGCCTGGAAAATGGGTGAAATTACATTTACTTTTTATGGTGGTAAAAGTAGAATTACTGGCAAAATATCTACTATTACAACATCAAGCATTATTGCTGTGAAAGGTACACGTGCTAAATCTGAAAAATGGTTATCTAAAACACCTGTTCTTTCAAATAAAACATTATTTAGACGTGACCAAAACATTTGTGCATACTGTGGAAATATGTTTCCGACAGAAAAATTAACACGCGATCATATTATTCCAAAATCATTAGGTGGTAAAGATATTTGGACTAACGTTGTTACCGCATGTAAACCATGCAATCACAGAAAAGGGTCAAAAACTCTTGAACAAACAAATTTGGAATTATTATATGTTCCATACGTTCCAAATAGAGCAGAACATTTGATTCTAGCAAATAGAAAAATATTAGCAGATCAAATGGAATTTTTAAAACAATTTTTACCAAAACATTCAAGGATGTTAGCGAATAAATGAGAGGTATTTAGATCTGAGGTTTTAATTAAATCTCAGACCATTTTCATTTAAAAATGACGAACATATTTTTTACTTCAGATACACATTTCTCACATTTTAATATTATTAAATATTGTAATAGACCATTTACATCTACACAAGAAATGGATCAAATTCTTATTGATAATTGGAATTCTATTGTTACAAAACGAGATACTATTTATCATTTAGGTGACGTTGGATTTACTCAAGAAGATAAATTGTATAACATTCTTAAAAAATTAAATGGAAAAATTCATTTAATTTTAGGCAATCATGATAAAATTATTCGTAAATCAAATCTTCTAAAAAGTCGATTTGAAAGTATAAGTGATATAAAAAATGTTTATGTCAATATTAAAAAATCTAATGATATTCAACAAATTGTTTTATGTCATTACGCTATGAGAGTTTGGGATAAGTCACATTTTGGTTCATATCATTTATATGGTCATAGTCATGGAACATTACAAGACGATCAAAATTCATTATCATTAGATGTAGGTGTAGATAATTGGAATTATTATCCGGTATCATTTGAACAAATACATGAAAAAATGAACACAAAGAATTTTAAACCTTTACAAAATGTTCAGAATAAATAAAATATTATATCAAAAATATAATTATAAAAATTAATATATATATGTTTAATGTGGAAAAATGATTTATGAAATATAGAGATGATAATTTTGAAGAAAGTGTTAAACATTTATATATAAAAATAATAGGAATATTTTTAACATTTATTAATTTAATTATTGGAACATTTATAATAATTGTTGAACATTATGCACATGCTGAAAATATAAAACAATTAAAACAACAACAAGCTTTGTATATCTATTATATTAAGGATGAAAATGAAAAAGGTTTATTAGAAACGTTTAAACGTAATATAAATATAATAAACTATTTGAATTAGAATTTAAAGAAAATAAAATTAATGCAAATAATGCATTAATAAAATGATACAGAATAGAATCTAAAGAAATAAATGAAAAAATTATCCAAAATTGATCGTCTAAATAAATTTAAAGCATTACAAATACAATAATTTTTATATCGAAATGCATTTTCTTATAATATATACGAGATAATATTCTTTCTATAAAAGGAGTTACTATGTCTATGTTTTTAGGATTAATTTTAGATATTTTATTTTTAATAGTTTGGCTTTTATTAGCACTTGATTTTTCATCGTCAGGATACGGGATAGTTTATTCTATTGTTGTATCTTTTATAATCTCATTTTCTTCATTTTTCTTCCTTGGTATTTTTTTAGCAATATTATTTAATCGTTTAAAAATAAATATCATAAAAAATAATGAACACATAAAACACGAACATCAAGTTAATGATAAATTACTTATTTTTGTGTTTGATGATAAAGATATCAGTTCCAAATCTGAAGAAATAGCATGTATATTCAAGAATACAAAATTTCCAAAATGGATTAAAATTAAAGATTTAAAATTATTTTTTAAAGATGTTATTCATACTAATGAAAATGGAATTTATAATATAAATGAATTACCAAAACAAAGTCCTATTATTATATTAAATCCAGGAGCAATATATGAACCTGAAGATGTTCAACAAAATTAAACCAAAAAATACGCAATTTAATTCCATTATTGATGGAATTATTATTGATGGTGATATCACCGCTGAAGCTGGTAAAAGTGTTTTTATTAACAGTCAAGTATTTGGATCAATACGATGTGAAAAAGGAAATAATTCTACAATATATATAGGCAAAGATGGAATAATATCCAAAAAAACAAATGATTTACAAGAAAGTGTAGATACTAATATATACGAAAATAATGTAACAGAAGTATCTGCTGATCATATTATTGTTGAAGGTAAAATAGAAGCCATGAAAGTTCATGCATATCAATCATTATTAATAAAAAATAGTGGTGAAATATTAGCACATACTATTAATTATAAAACACTTACTGTTGAAACAAATGGAAAAATAATAGGATATTTATATAATGATAGAGAATAACGTAGCAATAATTGCCGCTGTTTCTGACAATGGTGTTATCGGTAAAAATAATAAAATTCCCTGGCACCAAAAGACAGATATACGAAATTTTAAATACATGACAACTGGCAATATTGTTGTTATGGGATCAAAAACATTTGAATCACTTAATGAAAAACCATTATCAAATAGAATTAATTTTGTATTAACATCTAATATAATCAAATACAATAAACAATATAATGAATCAATATTATTTTTGAAATCATATGATGATGCATTATTTTATGGGTTCGATATTATAAAAAATAAACCAAACATTAAAATTTTTATAATTGGCGGTCAAAAGGTTTATGAACAAGCTATTAACCATTCATTTACTAATGAAATGTTTATAACAAAAGTTCATTGTAATATTGAGGGTGATTCATATTTTCCAAAAATTGATGAATCATGGACTTTAATGTCAGTTACTAATTTTCCACAAGATGAAAATAATGAATATTCATATAGTTTTTTATATTATAAAAGATAAACAATTAAATAAATAGAATTAATATAATCGTGAAAGGAATAATATGAGTTTGTTTGATTCATTAACAAAAATATCAAAACAACGATTTGATAATATGTTTTCTAATAATATATTATCATTAGAAGAATATTTAAATTTATGTAAATCAGATCCATCTGTATATTCATCTCCAGCAGAACGTTTATTAAAAGCAATAGGCGAACCAAAAATAATAGATACATCTGAAGATCCAAGATTAGGAAGAATTTTTTTAAATCGTAAAATCCGTATTTATCCTGCATTTTCAGACTTTTATGGAATGGAAGAAACCATAGAAAATTTAGTATCGTTCTTAAAACATTATGCTCAAGGATTGGAAGAAAGTAAACAAATTCTTTATTTCTTAGGACCTGTTGGTGGAGGTAAATCATCACTTGTTGATAGAATTGAAGAATTAATGGAAACACAACCAGTATATGTTTTACGTGCAGAAGATGAACTATCGCCTGTGTTTGATGATCCTTTAAGTTTATTTAATAATCAAGAAGCTAAAAAATTTCTAGAAAATGAATATAATATTCCATCTAGAGTAATTATTACTCGTCCATCTCCATGGGTAAATGAAAAGTTAAAAGAATTCGGTGGTGATATATCAAAATTCACAGTAGAAAAAATTTATCCAAGCAAAGATCATCAAATTTGTATTTCTAAAATTGAACCAGGAGATCCAAATAATCAAGATATTTCAGCATTAGTTGGAAAAATTGATATTAGAAAATTAGAAGATTATCCATCTAATCATCCATACGCATATAGTTATTCTGGTGGTTTATGTCGTGGTAATCGTGGAGTTGTCAATTTTGCTGAAATGTTTAAAGCTGATATTAAAACGTTGAATCCACTTTTAGAAGCAACTCAATCTCATTCTTATAATGGAACAGAGGCAATTTCTGGACTTCCTTTCCAAGGTATCATTTTTGCGCATTCAAATGAATCAGAATGGCAAAAATTTAGAAATGATAAAACAAATGAAGCATTTTTAGATAGAGTCTTTATAATTAAAGTACCATATTGTTTACGTGTTACTGAAGAAGTAAAAATTTATGAAAAATTACTTCATAATTCTGCATTAGAAAAAGCACCATGTGCACCAGATACATTACAAATTTTAGCAAGATTTTCTGTTCTTACTAGACTTGTTGAACCAGAAAATTCTTCTATTTGGTCAAAAATGAGAGTTTATGATGGTGAAAATATTAAGGACACTGATCCAAAAGCAAAACCTTTACAAGAATACAAAGATGATGCAAAAGAAAAAGTAGGTGTAAATGAAGGTATGACTGGTATGTCAACAAGATTTGCTTTTAAGGTTTTATCTAAAACATTTGATATGGATCCAGAAGAAACTGCAGCAAACCCTGTTCATTTATTTTATGTGTTAGAAAATTCTATTGAACAAGAACATTTGCCAAAAGATATACAAAATACTTATATAGATTTTATAAAAAGTTTATTGATACCAAAATATGTAGAATATTTAGAAAAAGAATTACGTGTTGCATTTTTAGAATCATATTCTGATTATGGTCAAAACATATTTGAAAAATATGTTATGTATGCAGATGCATGGATATCAGATACTGATTTTAGACACCCAGAAACACATGAAATGTATGATCGCAAAGCATTAGACGATGAATTAAACAAAATTGAAAAACCGGCACAAATTTCAAATCCAAAAGATTTTAGACATGAAATTGTCAATTTTGTGTTAAGACATAAAGCAAATAATAAAGGTGAATTCCCAAGATGGAATAGTTTTGAAAAAATAAAAACTGTAATTGAGCAAAAGATGTTTTCGGCAACTGAAGATATTATGCCAGTTATTAGTTTTGGTCCAAAAAGTTCATCTGAAGACCAAAAGAAACATGATGATTTTGTTAAACGTATGATGACACGTGGATATACAAAAAGACAAATAAAATTACTTGTTGAATGGTATCAACGTATTAAAAAGAGTACTTCATAGGAAATAAATGTCAACATTTACAATTATTGATAGACGAAATGTTGCTAAAAAAAGATCTTCTGGAAATAAACAGAGATTTTTAAGAAGAATTAAGTCATTTATTAATAAAAAAACAATTGATATAATTGGCAAAAAAGTTGGTGATTTAGATAGTAATAATAATGTAATTATATCTCAAAATACGATAGAAGAACCAAGATTTATATATGATAAATCAATTTTTCATGGACCTGTTATATTAAGTGGTAATTATAAATATATCCGTGGCGATGAATTTGATATTTTAAAAGATAGAAAAGAAAATGGAATAGGTAATGGTCCTTCTGCTGGACAGGGTAATAGTGAAGATGATTTTATTGTTAATGTTTCACGTGATGAATTTTTAAATTATTTTTTTGAAGATTTAGAGTTACCAAATATAGAAGATAAACAACAAACACAGATAGTTGAAATAATTCCAACACATGCTGGATTTACTAATGTTGGTCCACCTAATAGGTTATCTATTATTAGATCAATAACACAATCTAAATTAAGAAGAATTGCATTGAAAAGTAAATGGAAAAAATTGCTTAAAAAAGCACAAGATGAAATTGATGATATAAAAACTAAAGATAATTTAGATGAAAATGATCTCAAAAAAATATCAGAATTAGAAAAGAAAATCACGGGATATACGAAGAAGATTAAATCTATCCCTTTCTTAGATACAATAGATCTTCGTTTTCGTGTTAATGATTATAAACCAAAGAAAAAATCAAAGGCTGTAATATTTTTTATCATGGACAATTCCGGTTCTATGGGTGAAAGAGAAAAAACAATTTCTAGAAAATTCTTTACTCTATTTTATGTATTTGTGCATAGAAAATATGAAAACCCAGACATTGTTTATATATGTCATACTGATACTGCACATGAAGTTGATGAACATACATTTTTTACAACACGTGAAAGTGGAGGAACTATCGTATCATCTGCACTTAAATTAGTAGATGATATTATATCAAAACGATATAACCCAGCAGAAACAAATATTTATATTTGTCAAACATCTGACGGAGACAATATACATGAAGATAATGCTGAATGTATCCATATAATCAAAAATAAATTATTACCAAAAATACAACATTTTTCATATCTAGAAATTAGAAATAATAGATACATTTCTATAATAGCAGGAAATCATCCTCTTTGGGATGCATATAAAAATTTATTACATACAACAAAAAATTTTAATGCAGAATATATTGATGATGAATCTCAAATTTATGAAGTATTTAGAAAATTCTTTAAAAAAAAAATAAATAATTAAATATATATAATTAAATTACATACAATTTTATAAAAATGCCAAAAAAATTATTATTTAAATCTGGTGAAGATTGGAATATTTCATTAATCAAAAAAATTTATGATGAATGCGAAAAAATAGCAACAAAAGAAATGGAGTTGACATATTACCCAAATCAACTAGAAATTGTTTCTGCTGAAATGATGCTAGATGCATATTCATCTATAGGTTTGCCCGTCAATTATAATCATTGGTCATTTGGTAAAGATTTTGTTAAAAACTGGAATCAATATAAAAAGGGAAATATGGGGCTTGCATATGAGATGGTTATAAATTCTAACCCATGTATTAATTATTTAATGGAAGAAAATGATGCAACTATGCAAATGTTGGTTATAGCTCATGCAGCATTTGGACATAATTTTGTTTTTAAAAATAATTATATGTTTAAAACTTTTACTAATGCTGAATATATTATAGATTATATGGAATTTGCTAAAAAATATATAGCATCATGTGAAGAAAAATATGGAATTTCTGAAGTTGAAAAATTATTAGATGCATGTCATTCATTACGTGATCATGGTGTTGATGCATACGTGAGACGTTCTAAAAAGAGATTAAATGAAGAAGAACGTCTAATGCAAGAAAAAATAAAATATGATAAAGAAATTCAATATTATGACGATGTAATAAATAAAACTATTCATGGTATTGAAAAAAATGATTCAAAAACTTCAAAAATTGATCCTAAAGAAATTGAACCACAAGAAAATATTCTATATTATATAGAAAAAAATGCACCAAATTTAAAACCATGGGAACGAGAAATAATTCGTATTGTTAGAAAAATATCACAATATTTTTACCCTCAAGGCAGCACAAAAACTTTAAATGAAGGATTTGCTTCATTTACACATTATTATATTGTCAATAGACTTTATGAAAAAGGTTTAATCGATGATGGTACAATGCAAAGTTTTTTAATTTCACACACTAATGTTATATATCAACCAGAATATTGGAAACCTTGGTATTCTGGATTAAATCCATATGCATTAGGTTTTGCTATATTTAGAGATTTAAAAAGAATATGTGAATCACCAACAGAAGAAGATAAAAAATGGTTCCCAAATATAATAGGACAAAGATGGCAAGATGTTGTTAAAGATGCAGCATCTAATTATAAAGATGATTCATTTATTCAACAGTGGTTATCACCAAAAGTTATAAGAGATTTTAAATTATTTGAAATTGAATATGATGAAAAAGGCGATGCATTTTTTGTAGAAGAAATTCATGATGAAATTGGTTATGAAAGAATAAGAAATCATTTATCTGAGTCATATAATAGAATTAATTATGTACCAAACATTCAAATTGTTGGTCATGATAAAATCGGTGATAGAACATTATATTTAAAATATTTTCCATTTAGAGGCAGACCACTTAATGAAGATTATACAGGAAAAACATTAAATTATCTTAAACAATTATGGGGATATGAGGTTAAATTAGATCGTGGATAAAAAATTTTATTGTCATTATGATGAAATAACATTTGAAATATTACAGATTGGGCCCAATAAAATATGTGATTTAAACCGTGAAAACATTAAAAGTTTCGAAATACCTTTTGACCCTATAGCTAAAAGTATACTTTTAGGTGAAACGTCTATTAATGAATGGAAAATAATAATTGATGATAATAATAGGTTAATATTGTCAAATAAAAAAGATGCACATATAATTAGAATAAATACATTAGATCTTATAGAAATAAAAAATATTGGTAAAACTAATAAATTAATAACACTTTTTATAACAAAGAAAAAAGATCCAACAATATTATTTGATATAATAAAAACTAAAAAATGGGCAATAACTGAAGAATTTTCAGTTTATACAAATAAACAATATTTAATCAATTAAAATACAGTCCACGGTACATTCTGAGTAACTGTTGGTGTCACAATTCCACTTAATGGAGATGTAGCTTTTAAGAATCCAAATGTTGCTGTTGTACCAACATTAACAATGTCAGATGGACCTGTATGTTGATCTTGTAAATTTATTTGTACCAAAACTCTATAACCTTTTCCTCCATTTGGTCCAGGTGAATCAAGACCATATGTATATATATAGACATCATTTGAAGAATATGCTCCTGTTCCTATATTAGTTCCATTAAAAACCATCACATATGTATTTAATATTTGTTGATAATAACCAGAATTTTGTGGTATACCAATTGTTCCACTTCTTGTTGTTGTATTTGCTTTTATTGCTACTGTTCCTATATTTGAAAATACTGTACCCCAATTTATAGATTGAGAATTAGATTGTGTTGTTTGACTTAGTGTAACACGTATTTCACCACCAGAATTAAAAAAATATCTAGCTTGATCTTCTGTTACAAAATTATAAATTGCACTACAATATATATTTGTTGACCATGTTGTTGAACGCGTAATTGTTAATGCATTTGCTGTTAATGTCATCGATGCACCATTATTTGTATTGAATCTATTAGCATCAATATTAGCTAACATGTCTTGATAATCATATGCATTTAAAGATGGTGCATCTTGTTCATGTGCTACTAAAGAATTACCTGTTGATGGTGCTGGTGGTAAAAGTGTTGTAGCTGTTCCTTGATGTAACGCACATATATTAATCATACTTCTTAAATTTGCCCAATCACTTGCTAATACTTTAGTTCCAGATGATTTGGCTGATATTGATATACCAGTTTGTCCATATCCCCTATCTCCATAACCAACACCAAATAAAGCAGAAGCTTTATTTGTTGCTGCTGCAGATGATGCAAATGCTACAGTTGGATCTTGACCACCTGTAAAATTATCATAATCTGATGGTAATACTTTTGAACCTCTTGCGTAAGTCATATTATTATCTCCTTATATACAATTACGCATAAACAGCGGTTAAAGTATACCATTGTGTACTTGATGTTGCCACAAATTGTAATTTTGCTCCTGCTCCTAATGGAAATGCAGCATTAGTAGATAATGAATCAATTACTCCACCAGTGTCAGGATATACTTTTAATGTTGCTGATGCATGTGCATTTATTATAGTTATGACCATTCCAGCAACAGCAGTTGGTAGTTTAACACCATCAGCTGATCCACCAGTTATAGAAGTCACAACATTAACCTGCGTTGTTAATGCTGTAGCAGTACCTTGTGTTGAACCAGCAGCTGATATACCTGTTGTAACAGATACTCTAGTAATACCTGTAAATGTTGGATTATTAAGTGGGTTAACCCATGTTCCATCTCCTCTCCAATACGTTGAAGAAGATGCATTTGTTCCAGAATTTAAATTTACAACTGGTAAATTACCAGTTACTTCACTTGCTAAATTAACTGATGAACCAACTGACCAAGTATTTGTTCCAGTTCTGCGTGCAATACCAGTTCCAGTTAATCCAGCTATTGCTGTTAAGTCATCATCAAGTGGTTGTGCATCAGTTATTCCATAACCAGCTAATGTTGTTGGATTAGAACCTGCTGTTACACGACCATACACATCTACTGTTACAGATTTATATGTACCAGATGAAACACCTGTTTTTGTTAATGATAATTGTGCATTAGTACTTGTTGATGGATTAGTACCATCTGTTGTTAACATTAATCCTGAACTAGGATATAAATCTAGACCAACTTCGTCTGTTGGAAGTTCTTTAATACCAGCACCTAAGTTAATATTAAGCACATTACCATCATATTCTAAACCAACACCAGCACTAATTGAACCTGGACCAGCAATTTCTGTCCAATCATGATTTGTTAATGTATATAAGTATGTATGTCCAAATTCATAACAACTTGGATTATGTACTAAAACAGTTGTTCCATTTGTGACAGTACCACGAATTTCAGTAAAATCTGTTAATGCTGACCATAAATTATTTGGTGAACCATTACTAATTAATATTGTATCAGTTGAATTTGCACCAGTAATATGAATATGTCCGTCAACAATAGATGCTGTTGCGCCAGTTAAATCAGCATTAATTTCAGATATCAAATTAGTAAATGTTTGTGCTGCTGAACCAGTCACAGTAATTGAATATGATGTAGTATTTACTTTAATTGTTGCATTATAAACTGTTCCATTATTTGCTAAACCAGTTGCTGAAGATCCAGTTTTGGTTGTACTAAACAATACTCCCTGAACGTTTGTATTATAAGGTTTAATCCAACTTGAAGCTAAATTAGCAGCACCACCAACATATTCAACTAAATCTTTAGCTCTCATGTCTGCAGCATATGCACCTGAACCCATTGGGCCACGTTCAACAGCAACTAAAAATCTATCACCCGCTGTTAATGACCCCAATCTTACCCAATCTGTACCAGTATATTCTAATATGTCATTGTTAACAACATTGGTTAATGTACCCCATGTTTCATTTTGTGTTCCACCATATTTAATATATGATCCATGGGTAACTGGTGAGCCAGGAATTGCAGAAACAATATCGATAAAGCTTGGGCATTCAACTGGATCTCTCCATGTTGTTGATGAAGAAACCAAGTTATCAACATATGCTTTAGAAGCTGCTGCTGTTGCACTAGATGGTGTTGTTGGTAAACCTTTGACTTCACCACCACCAGAGAATATTAAGTTTGCTGCTGAATCCATTGAATCACCAGAAACATTAACATATGTCGAATCAGCATAACCATTTGTTATTAATTGATTATTATCAGTTACTGATGGATTATTAACATATGGGTTTACTTCAAATTTCCATACACCATACATTCCATCGCTTTCAACTTGTGCTGAATTATTACTACCAGTATAAAATAATATTTTACCAACACCTGATGGTCCTTCATTTGATGGTCCAGATGTAATTTGAATAGTTCCACCCATGCCAGTAACTGGTCCACCACTACCAGCTGTTATTAGTATATCTCCACCATAACCGTTATCATTTACACCAGAACCAGCTGTTATTGATATATATCCGGCATTACCTGAAATTGTACCACCATTTCCACTAGTAATTAGTACACTTCCACCATTTCCAACACCTCCACCATAATCATCGCCAGAACCGGCATTAATATTAATAGAACCACCTATACCACCAACATCACCACTTCTACCACCTAGTATAAATATATCTCCACCATTTCCAGATCCTGAACCATATTGAGCTTCAATAGTGATGTTACCGCCATTACCATTATCAACACTACATCCGCCAGAATTTAAAATTATGTCTCCACCGGTTAAACCATCACCAGCATGAACTATAAATTGACCACCCATCGATCCATTTTCTGTACTTCCTAACCATAGTTCTATATTTCCAGGGATTCCTATACCATATGCATTACCAGTAGTAAGTTGAATATTACCACTAGAACCATTATTTGAGTCTCCATCAGAGGTTCTGATATCGATAGAACCACTCATACCGCCATTTCCACCATTGTCACCTGTCCCACTAGTAATATAAACATAACCTCCAAAATTTCCTGATGATTGACCTGCCGCACCACCTGATAAAGTTAAATTGCCACCATTACCATTTGAATTAGCATCTCCACCTTTTATTGTTACTGGACCACCATTACCTGATCCACTAGGTTGCATACCAGATATATCTACTCCTCCTGGAGTATTTAATGTATCCTGCGTTAATGATAATTGACCAGTTGTAGGATCATATGTAAATTTTGGATCACTTGATATAGATGTTCCTGTTCCAAATACTATTTCATTTGAAGGATATGCCGGATCAACACCAGTTACAACCCATGATGATCCATCATATACATATAATTTGTTATCAGTGGTTTTATAAAATAATTCACCTAATGATGGTGATGAAGGAAAAGTAGATCCAGAATCAACTGTAAGATTTACTATTTTTGATCCTTCTACTAAATTTACGCCGTCTATTAACATTTAGATTATCTCCTCAATATTGTTAGGTATGTTATTAAGTATATTTATAATTTTTAATATAAACATGTTATTTTTTATAAAGCATCTTTTGCTGCCCAAGATTGCATATAAACTCCTTGAACATGGGCCATTAATGCAGTAGCCAAATCTAAAACTTCAGTTTTTGTCATTTGTATAATAACATTATCTTTACGTCTAATAGGAACAGTAGACGTGTCTGAAAGAATACCCTCTCTCCATGCTAATAAGTATGCTTGTACTTGTAATTGAAATATTGGATCACAATGAAATATATTTCCATTATACATAAAACCGTTTGATAAAGCAATATCCCTTTGAGCATTAATAGCTCTTAAATTATCTATACGTTTTTGTTCTTCTGTTCTTTCATCTAACCATACTTTATTGGTATCATCCCATAATGTCAAAAATCCTGATGGTGCAGATGTTGCTATAGTATGACATAATTGTGCTGGGACATTACCCATATAGTGACCAGTTGCATCAACACCATGTACATATACCCATGTATCATTTATATATACCCAATTTTCAGATGTTGGAGGTGCTGAAGGCACTATAGTAAAATTACCTAAATCGGGATGTTGACCGACATAAACACCAAATTCATTAATACAATGTTTTAATGTCAAATCATAATTTGTTACAAAATTTTCTATTTCTAATATTTGTTGATCTGTGAGATTAATTTGTTCATTGTTATAAATTAAAAACGAATTTAAAAATTCTGGTTCATATAATAGAACATCATAATTAAATGATAATTCTGGTTTTTTATAAAAAGTATAAACATTATTATCATTATTCTTTTTAAATGTTCCAATATTATTCCATGTTAATATTATGCTCATATTTTATTCTCCATTTATTATGATACTAATCCACGTCTATCCCCAGGTACTACCCATGTTACATAAGAATTTCCAACTATATAATATCCGGGAGCTCCTGTTATACCAGTACTATTAAAACCACCACCATAAATTCCTGCTTGACCCAAATTACCACCAGTTGATATATAAATTGGATCGTGTGTTCCAACACCGCCATAAAGTAAGGTGCCAGATTGCCCAAATGATGAAAATCCACCATATCCAAATCCACCTATACCTGGTGTGTCACCAGCACCACCACCTCCTCCAATACTATTATGACCAGCACCATCACCGCCAGCACCACCACCACCTCCACCAGCAATTATTCCATAATTATAAATATTTGTAGGTAAAGTTGTTTCTATAGCATTTCCGCCTTGAAATCCAGCCTGGTATGGTGATGTTGGAGTTGCATATGTTCCACCTTGACCACCTGCGCCAACTATATATCCATAATTATAAATATTTAAAACTGATCCTGGTAAAAACGTACCAGAACTTAATGCTGGTCCAGCTATATGGCTTCTTTGATTTTGATTTAAACCAGTATATGTTACAACACTTCCAACTATTACTCCTGGATTTACTGTTAATGTTATAATTGCTGGGCTATTAATTGGTCCACCATACAATGCTTCAGCAGCCGTTTTTACATTATAATTTTTAGTATTAGAAGATATTATCAAATTTAATTGAATAATTCTATTATGAACTAATTGCCACACACCAGCTGTTTTATGCCACGCTTTTTCAATTGTTCTCCATGTACCACCATATTTAACATAAATTTCTTTAGATGGTCTCCATATTCCGCCAGATTTTACATATGTTTTTGTTGTCATAATTAATATTGATACCAAATATCTCCATCAGAACCACCAACAGGTGTTGATGTTGACACTGTTTTATTTCCTTGAGAATTTCTATTTACGGTTTGAATCTCTGCTTGAACTTGTGCTAATGTGACACCGCCCAAATTTGTTAAAGCTGCTGAAGCATTAGTTGCACCAGTTCCACCTTTAGATATATTTAATACTCCAGCAAGAGAATTTATATTTGTGGTTTGAATCTCTGTTTGAACTTGTGCTAATGTGACACCGCCCAAATTTGTTAAAGCTGCTGAAGCATTAGTTGCACCAGTTCCACCTTTAGATATATTTAATACTCCAGCAAGATCGTTAATTGTCCCAGTAAGATTAGTAATATTTGTAACTGAAGTTAATTCCCATGTTGAATTTTTATAAATATACAATCCAGCGTTTGTTCCAGTTTTATAGAATAAAAATCCATCTTCTAAATCTGTTTCAGGTAGATCTGGACCAAAATAAACTGAACGATTTCCTAAATATCTTTTTGATTGATTAACGGTACTCATATATTTTTTCCTAAAATGATATTATCGTTTAATACATATATTATTTATATAATTTAATAAATAGAATATAATTTTATTTATTTTTATAACAATGAACTTTAAATCTTTTTTATCAAAAATATTATTTGAAAATGGTAAAGTTACTAAAAAATGGGGTACTTCTCGTGCTTCAAAATCAGATATTGAAATTGCACTTAAAAAGGTTTCAGATATATTAAAAATAGATTTAGATAATCTAAAAAAACAAGTTTTAGGAACAACAGAATTAACTTTATTAGGTTATAAAAAAGATTCAGGTGATATAGATATTGCTATAGATATGAAATCACCAGAATTTATGCAAGAAGTTCATAAAAAAATGATGAAAGCATTTAATAATGAAGGTCAATTACAACCTGGAATAAGAGTTGGTTCATATGCTGTCCCTGTATCAAATAATAAAAAAGTTCAAGTTGATTTAATGTTTGTTCCGGATGTAGATTGGGCAAGATTCCATTTTTATAGTGATGAAGGAAAAGAATCAAAATATAAAGGAGCAATCCGTGGTCAATTATTAATGGCAGCATCTCGATATAAACAAATTAAAGATGAAGATTTAGTTGTAACTGATGATAATGGAAATGTTATAGCTAGAGCAAGCAGAGCATGGAATCCAACCGGTGGAATTAGACGAGTATTTAAAATAGCTCCAATGAATAAAAAAGGAACAGCTAGATTAAAAAATATGATAGAAGTAACACCAAATGAATTAAAACAAGAATTAATTAAAATTGATCCTAAATATAAAGATATTAAATTTAGTGATAAATTAGATTTAATAAATGATCCAAATAAAGCAGTAGAACATTTATTTGGTAAAGGTTATACGGAAAAAGATGTAACATCTGCTGAAAAAGTTATAGAATTAATCAAAAAAACATTTCCTAAAAATATTCAAGATAAAATATTTAAAGATGTAGCAGATTCATTCAAAGGAACAAATATAAAATTACCACCTGAAATTTCATCTTTTCATAAAAAATAAGTATTTACTTTTTTTATAAAATATGAGATAATATATTATCTTAAAATAAAAAATGGTCTCATTATGGACTCTCATTGGTTTTTAGATCTTGAAGAAACTATTATTAATAGTTGGCATGATCAAAGATTGTGCAATGTTTCTAAGATCAAGAAATTATTAAAAAATAATTTTGTTGAAAATATATCTATTTTTTCATTTGCTATCTGGAATGAAAAAGACAGACAAGAATTTATATCTAGTCTTAAAGACCCAATACAGCGTGCACTTGATGTAAATATTGGTAATATTCCAACACAAGAAGAAATTTTAAAAGATATTGTTAAATTTACTGGTTGCAAATGGGAACTTCAAGAATTATCATGTGTGTGTGTGTGGGGTAAACATCGTTTATTTTTAGATTTTTGCCAATTTAATTTTAAAAATACAACTTGTGTTTTAGTTGATGATGTTGTTCCTAATTTAACATTCATTAATAAAGATATAAATTTAACAGTGGATTTAATTAATGTAAATACTTTGTAATAAGGATATTTTTAATGCAAAAAGTATATGATATAAGAAAAAAATTTATTGAAAAATTAAAAAATAAAGATTTTGTAATAGACAAAACTGGTGTAAAAACAGTAGAATTATTAGCAGAAAGTTTTATAGCAGATGAACCAGCTATTTTTGGAACAGTTAACGAAGATTATCTAAAAAGAGAAATAAGCTGGTACGAATCTCAATCTCTATATATTAAAGATATTCCAGGTGGTCCTCCACAAGTTTGGCAACAGGTTGCTTCAAAAGAAGGAAAAATAAACTCAAATTATGGTTGGTGTATTTTTTCTAAAGAAAACTATAATCAATATGAAAATGTAAAAAATGAACTCATTAAAAATGGTGAATCAACGAGACGAGCTGAGATGATTTACACTCGTCCATCAATGTGGATAGATTATAATTATAATGGTATGTCAGATTTTATGTGTACTGATGCTGTCCAATATTTCATTAGAGACAATAAACTTCATGCACATGTTAGAATGAGATCACAAGATGTCGTATTTGGATATAAAAATGATTATGGATGGCAAAAATATGTTTTAGAAAAATTGGTAAATGATTTAAATAATTCTAAATTATTGGTAAAAATGGGTAATATATATTGGACAGTTGGATCACTTCACGTTTACGAAAGACATTTTAATTTAATAAAATGAAATATGAACAATTAATCAATGATGCATATGCATCATTAAATTTTTTTCCACGAGATAATCAAGTTGAAACTATTAATAATATCTTAATATCCATTCTTGATGAAAGATATAACGATATTATTTTATGTGCACCAACTGGAACAGGTAAATCATTAATTGGTGCTGTTACTGCTGAATGTATCGGAAAAATTCAAAAAAGTGATTTATCATCTATAATTCTAGTACATAATAATGCTTTAGCTAAACAATATTATAAAACATTTTCTGGAAATCATAATTTTGCACAACTGAAAGGTGCAAGTCAATATCCATGTGACGCATTAAATTCTGTATCAAAAAATTCTGATGATTTTTATACAGCAGAAGAATGTATGTTTGGAGTACTGCAAAATAATACTATAGATGACGTAATGGCAAATGCTGTACAAAAATGCTATAAATGTGAATATTTAGATGTAAAAAATAAACGAAATACTGTTAAACATTTAATCACAAATTATAGTTATTATTTTGTTGATAGAATGTATGCAGATGTTTTATCTAAAAGATGTGTAACTGTGTGGGATGAGGCTCATACAATCAATGATATATTTACAGAACATAATGCGATTTATATTTCTGAAAAACATTTTAATAAAATAACCGAAGAAATTACTAATCATCTTAAACTTGGTAAAACAGATGTTTATAACACAATTAAACGTATAACAACAGATTTAAAAGATGGCCTTTTAAATGAAAAAACATATATGGCATATATGTTACCATTATATAATGCATATAAATTAATTGCAGAACAGTGTAAATCTGAGATGGAAATGAATATAAAAAATATTAACAAATATACACAATTTTCAAGATTACATAAAAAATATTTTGGATTAGGTTGTAAGATTGATGATTTATTAAAATATGGTTATGAACATGTCCCACAATTAATTAAAGAAAATGGTGAAAATGAATTTTCTATTAAACCAATTTTTGTTGGTGATATGTTTGAAAAAACATTGAGATTTTCAGATTTTAATATTTTTATGTCTGCAACAATATCAGATCATTTTTTAATAAAAACATTAAATTTAAATAAAAATAAAACCAAATTTATACATGTTGAACCAACATTTCCAAAAGAAAATAAAAAAATTGTTTTTTACAAACCACAATCATTAAATTATAATTCAATGAAAGATGAAACAGTTTTATCAAAAATAGACAAAACTGTTTTAGAAATAGTTAAATTTCATAGTTCTGATAAAGGGATAGTATTGTGCCCAAGTTTTGTTGTATCTGAAAGATTATCTAAATTTTTAAGAAAAAATAATGTTAAAGTATTTGAACATATTAGAGGAGAAAAATTAGAAAAAATTTTAGAAATGTTTAAAAATTATGATAGTCCATCAATATTATTATCTCCATCTATGTTTGAAGGAATAGATTTACCAGATGATCATTCTAGATTTCAAATATTTGTTAAGGCACCATTTGCATCATTAGGAGATAAACGAATTAAATATATTATGGAAAATTATCCAGAAATATATGAATTAATGACAATAAAAAGATTAGTTCAAGGTTCTGGTAGAAGTGTAAGATCTAAAGAAGATTATGCAATTACGTATATGATAGATAGTAATATATCTAGATTATGGCGTTCTAAAAACAATATCTGGCAAAAAGAATTTTTAACAATGCAAAAAAGTTTCTTAAATAATGATGAATAAAAGACCATATAAAAAATATGTTGTTCATTGTAAAAAATCAGAATATGATGTTTATGTTGGTAGACCATCTAAATGGGGTAACCCATTTGAAATAGGAAAAGATGGAACTCGTGAAGAAGTTGTGGCTAAATATAAAAATTGGATATTATCAAATAAAGAATTATTAAGTCAAATATCAGAATTAAAAAATAAAAAGCTTGGTTGTTGGTGTTCACCTAAATTATGTCATGGTGAAATTTTAGCTGAATTGGCAAATTCAAATAATATAATAATATGGGAATAATTTTAAAAATATGAAATTCATAATAGAAGGAATAGACAGATTAGGAAAAGATACATTAATAAATCAAATAATTCAACATTTGGGTTTTCATTTTGTAATACATTATACGAAACCACAAAAAATTGCTATTTATGATAATGATTTATTTAAATATCAAAAAACATCATTTGAATATGGATTTAAATTGTTATCAGAAAAACATAATATTCCAATTATTTTTAATAGATTTCATTTAGGTGAATGTGTCTATTCACCATTATATCGTGGATATTCTGGAAATTATGTATTTGATATGGAACAAGATTATTCTATTTATAAAATAGATAATATAAAACTTATTCTTTTAACAACATCAGATTTTTCATTTCTAAAAGATGATGGTAAAAGTTTTAATTTTAAAAGAAAAACAGAAGAACAAGAGTTATTTAAATTTGCATTTAACAGATCAAAAATTAAAAATAAAAAAATTATTGATATTAACAATAATGGATATTATAAAGATCCAAAAGATATTTTGAAAGAGGCATTATGTCAATAAAATTAGGTGTAATTAAATTAGGTGCACGTATTTCTTTTGATAATCAAGGAACAAGTGGTGGTACTGGAGAAACTATATCATTAATAAAAATGATGATCAATGGCGGTGCTCAAGTTATTGCATTATCTAAACGCATTAAAAATGAGCCAGAAAAACCGATTGAAAACGTTTTAATTGTTGATACTTTAGAATTTAAAGATAAAATTAATAATTTATCATTAGATGCATTGTGTATATTAAACGGGAATGTTAATTTTTTTGGTGGTACTGAAGATGAATATCAAATAGCAAATTATCATATAATAAACAATTTTAAAGGTCCAATATTTTATATTTTATGTGATCCAGAATTAACATTAAAACAAATTTGGCATTCTGTAGAAAAAAAAGAATGGGGTAAAAAATATAATAAAAAAGATATAGAAATAACGCGTGATGATATTTTTTATATTTGTCAACCATTTAATACAGAAAAGGTTAAAAATTCATTTGGTAAATATGAAGTTTCTAATATTCGCGGAATAAAACATTATCCATTTGAATTATTTCCATTTTTAAATACACCAAAACCATTTAATGAAGCACCAACAGTTCATCTTTCATATGGTGGAACAATGAGAGGTGGTAAAAGAATTAAAAAAATGATAAAATATTATTTTGGATGGCCTGAAGATATTATTGTAGAAATGTTTGGAAAAATAGAACTTAAAGATTTTAATCCTAATTTGATAAGTAATTTAAGAACACCAAATTTTACAGGTGTCGTCAAATATGATAAAATGTTAGAAAAGATGAATAGTGCTATGTCTCATATTGTTATAGGAGATCCATGGTATGAAGAAATATCTGATATGGCACAAAGAGCATCTGAATCAGTAGTTGCACAATGTATAACATTTATCGATTCAGATCTAGATAAAGAAAAAAGATTTTATAAAAACGATAAAGATTTAATAGATTTTTTATATGTGAGCTCTAGAGAAGATGCTGAAAATAAATTAAGACTTCTTATAAATGATAATAGTGCAAGGAAAGATATTATTGATGCGCAATTTAAAGCAATTAATTTTGATGCTAAAAAATATTGTACTGATTTTATCAATTTATTAATTAAAAATATATAAAAAGGAATTAATTATATGAAATTAGTTATTTTTTCTGGTGGAACAGGTTCTATAGCACTTCAAACAGGTTTAAATAATTTATTTAATAATTTAGAAATTAATGTAATTACAAACTTATATGATAATGGTAAATCAACAGGTGCAGTTAGACAAGTTATGGATGGTAAAATTTTAGGCCCATCTGATTTACGTAAAAATCAAACATTACGTCATAAATTATTATATGGTGAAACGCAACTCTATAAATTCATGGATATTAGATTTGATTGTTCAGCTGAAGATGCAGAACAATACTGTATTCATGAATTAAATAAATTAGAAAATAATGATGAATTCAAAGATGTTGCTTTTGACGCAATTAAAACATATTTTTTATATCCAAAATCACGTCAAATAACATATTCAGATTTTTCAATATCTAATATAATTTATGCTGGATTGGCTGCCAAACACAATTATTCTATGGAAGCAGCTGGAATAGAAATGGCAAAATTATTGAAAATTGAAGAAGATGCTGTAATTCCAAGTTCTGATGAAAGTTTATTTCTTCAAGCAATTACAAAATCCGGTCATATCATATTAGATGAAGGTGATATAGTAAATTGGAACAATCCAAAAGATAAAATAGATCATATTAGACTTGTTGATACTGGTGGTATTATAAGATTACCTCATTTAACTCAACGTGCAAAAAATGCAATTCAGAATGCTGACATTATTGTTCTATCGTCTGGAACACAATGGTCTTCATTAATTCCAACATATATTAGTGTAGATTTTGAAAAAACATTTGAATCATCAAATGCATTCAAATCAAATAAAATATTTTGCATTATTAATAATATACAAGATAAAGATATGAGTGGTGTTAATTCATATGAAATGATAAAAATCATTTCAGAATATATTAATATTAAAAATGTCCATTTTATTTTCAATAAAAATGCATCAGATGAAATGTCAGTCAATAATATATCAAAAGATGATAAATCATCTATTAATTATTCTGTATATACATTATCTGAAAATAAAAACGATAAAAAACATCACCCAGAAAGTTTAGCATGGGCAATTATGCATTCATATTATAAAAAATATTTAAATTCACATACATATGCATTTGATTACGATGATACATTAGTAGGACGGAATAATGAATATTATATAGAATCACAAACAAATAAATTATTATTATGGACATTGACAAAATTTAATAAAAATATAAACATTATAACGGGAAATTCTGAAAAATCTATAAATTTAACTTTTAAAAAAATATCTTCAAACACAATTGATAAATCTATTATATCATCACAATTTTTTAATAAAGTATTAAGTCAAAATTATAGTGTGTTATTTAACAATATTACATTATATGCTGATGGTGGAATAAACAAATATTTACTAGAGTATATCCCAATAAAATATGATGAAGTTAATAAAAAATATATTAATTGTGTACACACACCATCAACATTTTCAGAAAAAGAAATTAATGATATTTTGACAATATTAGAAGAATTAGGATTTGAAATTAATAAAATTCAAAATAGAAATAATGCAACAATATCAATTAAACCTATAGAAAATGAATATAGAAAGCCACTTTCTATATTACTTCAGATGAAACTTGGTTCAAATTATTATGTAAGACCAACAGGTAGAACAACTATAGATATTTCTAAAGGTAGTGATGCTAAATTAAAAGCATTAAATGATATTATTAAAGATATGGATGATAATACAAAAATTGTTTATGTGGGTGATGAAGGTATGTCTGGCGGAAATGATTATGCTATAGCACATAGTAAAAATGTTGATTTTTTACAAGTAAAAAATCCACGAGAAACACTAATTTTTCTAAAAACTTTATTATTAACATTAGATAAAAATAATTAATATGGATTATGATTTACTTATAATTGCTGCAGGCAATGGAACCAGAATGGGTAATATTTCCATACCTAAAGCACTTATTAATATAAATGGAACTCCAAATTTAGAAAATACATTAAATAAAATTAATGGTATTTTTAGACGTATTTATGTTGTTTCAAATAAGAAAAACGTTGATAAATTCGATTTATTTGTTGGAAATTATATTGGTTGTAATCCAAAATATAATAGTGAAATACGTGTAATTGCTATTGATTCTGGAAAAGGTGATGGACATGCAGTGATGGAAGCAATAAAAGAAATTAAAAATTTAAAAGAAGAATTAACTGAAAAATTTTTTATATTGTGGGGTGATGCATATATTTCAAATAATTATATTTTTGAAGAATGTATTTCATTTGATAAACTTTATGATATTAAACCTATGTTAGTGCCAGTTGTTAAAGAAGATAATCCATATGTAACATTTTTAACTGATAATGATATGAATTGTATAAGTGTTGATTTTTCTAAACGTGGTGAAAAACATTTGAGTGGTTTTCATGACCAATGTATATTTCTATGTTGTAAAACATGTTTAGAAAATTCATTAGATGTATTAAATGCAGCATATTATAAAAATGGACGATATATAACAGATTCTGGAGAGATGACATTTTTATATATTATTCATTATTTTTATAATATAGGTTTTCCAGCACGTGCAATAGTAACAGATTATCCACAATTAAGTTATAACACACAAGAAGAAATTAAAATTATTGAGGAAATAATAAATGAAAAATAATTTGATTTTTATAACAATAACTGGTGAGTCAGCTGCTGGTAAATCATATTTACTAGATTCATTAGTAAAATTTGGTGTTGTCAATAAAATAATTTCATATACAACTAGACAACCTAGAGTTGGTGAAATTGAAGGCAAAGACTATTACTTTTTAACAACAGAACAATTTAAGTCACAAATGAATAATAACAATTTTGTTGAAGTTGTTAATTATAATGGAACATATTATGGAACAACAAATGATGAGATTTTGAATAAAGTTAGTTATGATAAACCTGGTGCAATAATTGTTGAACCTAATGGAGTTACTTTATATAAACAATATTGTAAAAATAATGAATTAAAAATGTTAAAAATTTTTGTATATACACCAAAAAGTATACGTATGAACAGATTGATTGAAAGGTTTATATCTGAATTAAATAAAAATGATGATAAAAATAAAGTTTTTTGTCAAATAATTAATCGATTAAAATCTGTATTTACTGAAGAAATAAAATGGATCCAAGAACATGAATATGATCTGATTGTTCCTGGAACAGATATAGATATGGCAATGTCTATGATAAAAAATTCTATTTTTAAAATGAAAGGATAAAATTATGTACACTAGATGTATAGTCAAACAAACATTGTTAGAAAAAGAATGTGAAATAGAATTTAAAAAAATTAATGGTGATATTCGAAAAATGCGTTGTACTCTTAAACCAGATTTATTACCAAAAAATAACTCTAATGAAGAAAATAAAAGAAAAAAGAAAGAAAATTTAGAGATTTTATCAGTATACGATTTAGACAAAAAAGAATGGCGTTCATTTAAAATATCAAATATAATTTCATTGAAGGAATTATAAAATGACAAATACGCCACGTGATATGTTTGGAAATTTTATTCATCCAGGACATATTTTATTATATCCTGTTAGAAGACGCTCATGGATTGGAATGAAATATGGTGTTATTGATGAAATTAAATATGATGATAATAAAAATTATCATGGTAAAATTTACACTTTAAGTAAAAAATATGATAAAAAATTTAATAAATTAATTTTATACCTATCTGTTAGAAAATTTATATCATTTGAAAGATCCATAATAATACCATTATCTTATTTTCATAATAAAAAATATGGACATGACTTAATATGTTCTAAAGCATTAGAAATATTAAAAAATGGAAAGTACTAAAATAATCTTTTTAGATATTGATGGTCCACTTATTTCAGGTAGGGCTAAATTTTTACCTGGGAATAGATCAGCTTTAAGATGTAAATCTGATCCAATGCATCAAGGTCATTATAAATTTTTTGACCCTTGTGCTGTGGCTATGTTTAATTATATTATAGAAAAAATTAAACCTAAATTCGTATTGTCGACATCATAGGCGAAACATTATAATATAGATGAGATGATTAATTTTTTTAAGTTAAATGGATTAAATATCGGAAAATATAACATCCATGAAGATTGAACAACACCTGTAAATTTTTCATCACAACGATATCATGAAATTAAATTGTGGTTAGATGACCATCTAGAAATGACTGAATGGGTCGCAATTGATGATAGTTTAAATAACACTAATTTCTTCAGCTAGGCAGACATTGATAGAATTGTACAGGTCGACTCTTATGATGGATTTAATTATAGAAATTTTTTACAAGTTCTTAAAGTGTTTAATTATGAGATTAACGACAAAACATTTGAGAACCTATTAAATAATAGAGTTAAATCTCAGTGGGTTACAAGTTATTGATTTCATTAATCTATATAAATCAATAACTTAGATAATATCTATATAAATCAATAATTTAATCATCTATTAGAAAAATATATACATTTTAATAAAAGTATAGTATAATATCATTTAATAATTAATTATGGAGAAGTAGAAAATGAGTGTAAAAATTGATGGTTCTAAAGCTGAAATATTTCATTTATCAAAAACCCCATTAAATAATGGTTGCCTTGTTCCTGGGCAAGGTTGTATATATATTACTAGTAATAATAAACTTGGCGAATTTACTGCCGAATCTTATTCTGGAGTTACTCCCAGTAAAGCATTTGAGTTGAGATATAAAGGTAGTAAATCTTCATTAAGTGAAGATTTAGTAGCTAATGCTATAATTGTTTTTGATGTTTCTGATAAAAAGAAAAATTATGATAATGATCTTCGAAAAGAAATTAATAAAAGACATAAAAAAGGTTTAATTTCTTTTAGTGCAAACTATACGAAATATCAGGAAGAAAATACTAACGGTGAAGCACTTTTAAAATTTAATAAGGATAGAGATTTACCCGATCTCATTAATATTTTTAAACATATGTTAGGTTTAACTAAAGACTATTGTACTAAAATTAATCCACAGTGGCGATGGATGCAGGAAAAAGATATATCAGATATTCTTAATGTGTACCTAAATAATAAACATCGCTGTTTATTTTCTGCGTATACTGGCAGAGGAAAAACAATGATTGCTATAGAAGTGGCAGCACGTCACATCAAAGAAGGTGGTTTTGTATTAGTTACTACTCCTATTTCTGATACTAAAAAAAGTTTTGAAGAAAATATCGAAAATTACCACTTTGGTTATAATCGAAACCGCAAAATAACATATATTGACTCAAAAGAATTTAAAAAATATAATGTAAAAGAGCTTATTAAAAGAAAACTAGCAGGAGAATTAATTTTTATTGTCTTAACTGTTCAAGATGTTAGATATTCAGAAAATTCTGAAATTCAAAATGAAATAATTACACTACGAAGCAAATATAAATTTCTCGTTAATAATATTGATCTATGGATTATAGATGAAAGGCATTCTCAATATGAAGCGCCTTTTACTAAAAAGGTACTTAGTGAAATAAAACCAAAAAAAATACTCGATTTAACGGCCACACCATATAAAGTTTATCATTATTATAATAATGATGAAATTGTGTCAAGATCTCTTCTTTGGGGTTTAAAATATCGCGAACACACTAAACTCCCAAAAATTAGGATAGAAGTATTTAATACACCATTTAGTTCAATAAGTGATAGAATCGCCAGTATTTATTCTTCAGAAGAAGGATTTGATCCTAGAAAATTATTTGCGAGAGAAAACTTAAATTTTGTTTTACAATATGAAATAATAGAACTTCCAAATAGACTTTATACAAGTTCTTTGAGTAAAAAGAAAAACCCATTAAGCATTATCAATGATCCACAACTAAGTACAGTTTCTAAAAAGTGTGGCATGTGGGTTTTACCACAAGGTCAAAATGGTGATAGTGCTGGTGAATATATACCAGCTTTAGCTAAATTATTAAATGAAAACGTAAAAGGCGTACATTTTATTGATAGTTACGCAATAGAAAAAAATGCTAAAAAACGAAACATAACAATCAATGAATATGTTGAAACTCTTTTAAAAGAGTATAAACAAGTTATTATCTTGACATGCGGGAAATTTATAGTAGGAACTGATATTCCTCCATTAGGACATATCGTGCTAATGGATAAAATTTCCGACATTAGTGGATTTGAACAACTTTTGGGTAGACTGATTCGTCTATATCCAGGAAAAGATGAAGTAAAACTTTATTCATTGGTGCCTGGCAACGATCTTATGATTGTTATGGGACTGATGTCCAAAAAAACATCAGAATTAGATAAATCTTGTTCTACAGTCGGAATGTTAGATTGTATTCCACTTACGGAATATGATATTAATGGCAATAATAAAACATATACAACTGAAGAAATATTATCTTCAGTTCAAGATTATTATAAATCTTCAATAAAAAATAAATTATCATCTAATAACCTATATGAATGCATTTCAAAATTCGATTTAAAAAATACATGGAAAAATATTGATATTAATAATTTTAAATTTAAAACTAAGTTTAAAAATATATCTTTAACTAATAAAAACGGATCGAAAGTAAAAAACATATATCTAGCCAATTTATTAAAAAATAAAAATAATAAACAAGAAACTAATAGAATTGAACAAATTGAAGAGCTTATTCAAGCGATTATGAAAGAAGCTCAATGGGTATCATTTACTACTAATAATTTTGATGTCATTAAAGTTTTAAGTAATAACGCTATTAAAGAAATGTTTTCAGAAGAGGTTATGGACGTTGTTATAACAGAAATTAAGAAAAATAAAAAATTTGAATCGATACTGACAGAATATTTAAACGTTCGAAAAGAAGCGTATTCTTATCTATTACAACCTGAAGATGGTAAATTAGAACCAAGTTTATCATCATTAAAAATTTTATATGAAGAAATTTTTGAAAACACGACAAACAAACAAAAATTAGGTTTAGTATATATGAGTTTTGATTTAGCTGAAGACATTGTTAAAGCAATTCCGAAGAATAAATATACAAAAGGTAAAATTAACATTGGTGTAGTAAATGCATTAAATGGTGCATTACCAATAGTGTTAAAACGGGAATTTCCTAATGCGGAAATTGTATGTTTAGAATATTTTAATTTTTTTATTGACCACCTCGAAAGACTTGGGTTTAATGTTATTAAATGGGACAATTTGAAAGATATGAAATTTGATATTATTATTGGGAATCCTCCATATCAAGGCAATCAAAGTGGTGGAAATAAAACACATTCTTTATGGAAAAAATTTATTCACAAACTTCTTCCATATCTTAAACAAGATGGAACTTTATGTTTAGTAACACCAACAACATGGATAAAATGTGAAAAAACAAAAAAATTATTTTTAACAAAAAATCTTAAATCAGTTAATATTTTATCTAAAGATATTTTTAATGTTGGCGTTGATATATGTTGGTGGTTGTTAGAAAATAATAATAATTATAAAAATACTGAATTTATTATTAATAATACTAAAAGACATGTTAACATTAATAAAAATATTCCATCTATATACAATAATATTATTAAAGATGAATATTTTAGTATTCAAAATAAAACATTAGAAAATAAAAAATATTTTAAAATTTCTCAAAGTAAAATTTATTATGCATCAAAAATAAAAAATGACAAATTTAAATATCCAATATTTAACACTAATGCCCAACAATTATCATGGGCTGAAAAAGAACCTAAAGATTTAACTTTAACTAAAGTATTATTTTCAAATTGTGGTGAATTTAATCCCATTTATGATGAAGGAACACGCGGAACATGTTGGCATTCTCATGCTATAGAAGTTAAAAATGAAAAAGAGGGAAATAATTTAATAAATTATTTAAATTCTAAATTAATTAAATTTTTAAATGTTAATAATAGATCAGGGGGTTTTGCTACAGATTTTTTCTGTTATCATATTCCATATGTTGATATTTCTAAATCATGGACAGATCAAGAATTATATGAATATTTTAATTTAACACAAGAAGAAATTGATTTAATAGAAAGTACTATAAAAGATTGAAATCTAGATCTCGCATTAAACAATCTGGTGAAGTCTTCACTCCAGCATCTTTAATTCATGAGATGCTGGACAAGCTTCCACCTGAAATCTGGTTCAATCCTAATCTAACATGGCTAGAACCTGCCGCAGGTGATGGCAATTTCCTTGTTGAGATCAAAGCTAGATTACTCCAAGCCGGTCATGATGAGAAACATATCCTTGATAATATGTTATTCTCTATTGAACTGATTGATGATAATCATTGGGTACTTCAGCATCGACTTGGTTATCTAGTAGATGGACTGCCTAATCCAAAATTTTGGAGTGGTGAAGAAGAAATAGAGAAATGGTTTAAAATTTCAGAAGCACATCCACAAGGTTTAGCATTAAACAACTATAATCCATATGCCGATAAACTAGGACTAGAAAAAAACCAAGTACTGCATCATATTAACCATGTTTGTTATTCAGCATTAGAGTATGATATGAGTTTTAGTAGAGCTGAACAACCAACATCAAATCTTCCATTATTACCAGTTAAAGAACTTGGAGAATGGCCTAAGACTGATACTCCTGAAATAGGTGATAAATCTGTAGTTGAAAAAACCTTTAATAGAAAAATAACAGATACTGTAGAAATTACAGAAGTTCTTGAAAAACCGCCCAAACTTCCAAAACTTAAGGTTGAAAAAGTTAAGGTTGAAAAAGTTAAGGTTGAAAAAACTATCTCTTTTACAAATGATGATTTAATTAACATAATTAAACCATTTAATCCAATTATAAAAGGTAAAAAATTTATAGAGGTAAATGGAAAATTATTAGTGTGGTGTGGTGAACGATTAAGTGCAAACAAAAAATGGGGAGATAATGCATTATTAGTCGTACAATATGGAAACGATTTACTAACAATCAAACAAAAAGACTATTTAGAATCTGGTCCTATCAAAACTAATACATGGATAAATACTGGTGGATATATTGGTGGTAAACCAAATCCTAAATTGCTATCTCAAATGAAACCACTTAACGAAATTTTAAAAGAAATATAATTTAGAAAATGACCAAAACTGATACTCTTGAAATATGTGATAAAAATAGAGTTAAATCTCAGTGGGTTACAAGTTATTGATTTCATTAAATAAAATCAAATAGTTTACATATTCTAAAAACTATGTTATAATTATCCTATCAAATCGATGATTGAATAGGATGACTATGTTCTCTGATAGAGATTTGCGATATTTTGATGTTGCAAAAGCTGTATCGAAAACGTCTAACCATTCAAAGTTTAAGATTGGTGCAGCTATAATTGTTAACAAAAGTGTAGTTGCTGTTGGTGTAAATGATGAGAACAAATCTCATCCGCTGCAAAAGAAGTATAATGCATTTCGGTTTAATGATGATACTTGCAAACATTCTATTCATGCTGAAATCGATGCTATAGTACGCGCAAAGAACCAAATTGAAGATTTTACCAATGCGAAATTGTTTGTGTATCGGCTTCAAAAAACTGGCAAGATTGGAAATGCTCGACCGTGTAAGGGGTGTATGCAAGCAGTAAAAGATTTTGGTATCAAAGAAATTTTTTATTCAACTGATGGAGGTCTTGCGTATGAAAAACTCAATTAATTTTGGACCGGATGGAAGTAAACAAGTTACTTCTTTGGATGAATGGGGAAAAATCGCAAAAGAAAAAGATTTACTAGTTCTTCCAGTTTCTAGTGGATTAGTTGCACAAACAAAAAATAGTGGTATTTGCATGGGAGCTTGGTTTTATGATTCTAAAAAAGGTTGGATTTTTGAATAAGGAATAATATTATGTCAGATGAAAAAGCAGTAGTATATTGGGTTGGATATCTCGATGAATACGATGATTTTGGTGATATGTTTACAGATGAAATGATTGATGGGAAAACGAAAATGAACCCTTGGTCTTGGGCTAAAATGACACCAGCATCTTGGAAAAAATATGGTGTTGGACGTCTAGGCACAGGATATGGTCAACGATACAAAAAACAGCCTGATGGTAAATGGCTAAAAGTAGAAGGTTAATTAAATATGTCAATTTCAGGTACAATTCAGAACCCCCAAATTGAACGTCCTATTAGAATGTTTAAATGTAAAGTAAAACGAGCTGCAGTGGACAATGTTATTCATCGCGAACCACGCTGGGAAGAATGGCGAGTTTTAGCTGAAACCAAAGAAGGTGCCAAAAAAGTTGCCGAATATCATTTCTATAGGGCTCATAAAATTATCATTATGGATTAATAACTTAGAATATATAGTATATAAGTTATTGATTTATATAGTTATTTTAAACTGTTTACTTTTCCTAGGTATTAGTGTATAATATTACCATATTCAGTTAATTAAGAAGGAACAACTAGAATATGTCTCCTAGTGAAATTATTTCAGAAGTCAAAAAAACGGTTGAACATGCCAATCAACTGTTTGGTATTCAGATGACTACACCCGAAGTCAATTTTATCTATCGTGGAACTCGTGGTGGTAGGGCATATTACTATAAAAATTCCGTCGAATTCAATGCTGTTCTTGCAGAAATGAATTCTGACAAGTTTCATAATACCATCAAACATGAAATTGCTCACCTGGTCTCTTACAAATTGTATGGTAATATTGGAAAGGGTCATGGTAATCATTTCAAATCTGTTTTCATCAAACTCGGTGGCGATGGTAAACGTACTCATTCGTATGATGTTTCTTTAGTTAAACAAAAATACACCTGCAGACGTTATGAATATAGTTGCAAATGTCATGGGAAAAAATTTTTCCTCAGTCAACGAAAACATAATCAAATTTCAAATAACACCAAACAATGGTTTTGCAAAACTTGCAAGACACTAACTTTCACTGGTAATGTAAAAGAAATTGTCAAATAAAACAATTATTTCCTATCTTATTGATTTTTAATAAAAAATATTTTTAGATTTCTATTTACTTTTAACTAGAAACTAGATATAATATTTTTTATGGTGATGATCACAAAGGAGTAAAGAGATGACTGAAGTTCTTAAGAAACTTGCTGAAAAGAATGTTCCTACTAACTCTTACATACGTGCTATGTATCATTTTAGTGGGAATAAAAAATTTAACGATATCGATTATGTCAACAAAGAACTTCAAGAACTTGGCTTTGAGCCAGCTGCAAAATTAGAAGATGGACAGCGTGCACTTCGTCAAATTGTTGTGAATGCTATTCGTCCTACTATTGATCCAGAATTTAAACCTGTTCCAATTTTTTATGAAAAAGGAGAAATAAATATGAACAATGTTTCAGATATTAACACTTCAGCTAAAGTCAAATCAACTTCAAAAGTTGTTAAAGTAAATCAACAACCACGTAAAAGTAAAAAATCAGAGAAGTTTGAAATGCTTCTTTCTATGCTTAATGATGCTGGAGCTTCTGATACTTATGTAAATAAAGAAGTTATTGCACAAAAAATCGGTGCAACACCAGGTTCAGTTGGCGTTATGATTTCTGAACTTCGTAAAGATAAAACTCTCAACATTGAGAGCACCAAACAGGGTTACCGTATTGTTAAACGGGTGACTGAAAAGGTTGCTTAATATGTGAACATATTTCGTAACTTAAAGGCAATAGGGTCAAATTGACCCTATTGTTGTTTTTATATAGAGATATAGATTATATTTAGAAAAATTAAAAGTATAATATTATCAATAACATAGATATTAATTAAATCAATAACTTATAGAAATATGTTATCTGGATGCATCTGGGTGAACCGATCAGTTTCTGTAATATGATTTATACATGATTAACTTCTGGTCCACCCGGGTTTTTGTAATAAAATCAATAACATATAAAATATCTATATAAATCAATACATTATTAGAAACTATTTTATTTTACCAATATATTTACATTTCTAAAAAACTATTATAAAATTACACACATAATTTTTTATTAACAAAGGTGAAATTCAGATGACTAGGACAGCAAAAGTAGAATTTGATACTTCAACTAATAAATGGATTGCAACTTTTCAAGGTGTAAAACTTGTTTCATCTGCTTCTAAACAGTATGTTGAAGAAGCAATTCTAAGTGGTCGTTCTAATAAAGCTAAGAAATTAGGCGTAAATACAATCGAATTTTCAAATGTAGATCTTCAATATAAAAACATTAAAGAAGCTCATTTTGAGCATTTTGATATCAATGAAAGATTTTCTTTCGTTGAAAATCTTGTAACAATGATTGCTAATAAAAACATTCCTAGCATGATTATTACTGGTGAAGGAGGATTAGGCAAAACGTTTACTGTTATACAAACACTTAAGAATTCGGGTCTTAAAGATACTCGTGACTTTTTAACTAATACAACTGATGATGAAACAGACGAAGAAGTTTGGATGAAAAAGGGTGACTATACGGTTGTCAAAGGTTTTTCAACTGCAAAAGGATTGTATCGTACACTTTTTGAAAACCGTAATAAGTTGGTTATCTTCGATGACTGTGATAACGTATTGAAAGATACAACAGCTCTAATGATTTTAAAAAGCGCTCTTGATTCATATGATGAAAGATGGATCAATTGGAATGCTGAACCTATTAAAGATGATGGGTTACCTCGTTCCTTTAGGTTTACTGGTAGTGTAATTTTTATCAGTAATCAGCCTCTTATGAAGATTGATCAGGCAATTAGATCAAGAAGTATTTGTGTAGATCTTCATATGACAGATAAACAAAAGATTAAGAGAATGGAAAAAATTATTTGTAGTGAAGAATTTATGCAAGAATTTTCGTTTAATATTAAAAAAGATGCATTAAATTTTCTAGAAAAGCATGCATCTGAATGTAAAGAACTAAATCTTCGTACGTTGATCTCAGTTGTAAAGATTAGGGCAGCAATAAAAGATTGGGAAAAACTTGCTCTTTATATCATTACTATGTAATTATTGATTTTTAAAATTTATAATAAAATCAATAACTTACATTTTAATAAAATATAAAGAAATCAATAACTTATAGAAATATGTTATCTGGATGCATCTGGGTGAACCGATCAGTTTCTATAATATAGATTATACATGATTAACTTCTGGTTCACCCAGGTTTTTGTAATAAAATCAATAACATATAAAATATCTTATATAAATCAATACGTTATTAAAATCATATAATTTTTTAAAAATGTATACTTTTTAATAGAAATATGTTATAATTTCTCATAATCTGAATAAATCAGATTAATTTTTTTAACAACATGGAGATTACAGATGAAAGCTACTGAAAAAATGGAAAAAGTGAAAGCTGAAATGAAAACCGCTATTGAGACTGTGAAACGTGCACGAGCCGAAATCAAAGCTCTCCGCGAAGCAGTTAAAGCCGAAAAAGCCGAAGAACGAAAAATTGCAAAAGAGGCAAAAGCGAAAGCTAGAGCCGAAAAGAAAGAAGCAAAAGCTGCTGAACGTGCTGCTAAAAAAGCTGAACGGGCAGCCGCAAAAGAAGCAAAAGCAAAAGCTCGAGCCGAAAAGAAAGAGGCTCTAGCAAAAGAAAAAGCCGAACGTGCTGCTATCAGGGCAGAAAAAAAGGCAAAACGTGAAGCTCTTAAGGCTGAACTAGCCAAATTAAAAAATGAACCTCTAATTGGTGTGAAAAAGCTGAAAGCTTATCGCAAACCTGGCCCTGTTACAATCATCAAAATGCAGTAAAAATGTTGATGTAAAACTTTGATTGGGGTGATACTCAGAGTATCACCCAATTTTCATTTAAAATCAACAACTTAGATTTTATATAAATCAATCACTTAGGTTAAAATGCATACCAGATGCACCAGGATAGCCCGATCAGATCATAGTGTATAAACATATTGATCTAAATGTCTATTAAAATGTGTGTATTTTTTTCTAAAGATTTGATATAATATTCATATGATAGTTAAGAAAATTCCCAACATTAATAGTTGAACTGTTAAAGTCTTTAACAATTAATAATTATAAAATGCATCAACTCAATCTTAATAATTTTCCTACCGTTAAACAGTACAATAATACTAAATGGTGGGATAGGGACGGATGTTACACATCATCCTATTTTAGAATAAAAGAATATATTAATAAAGAAGATGGATTAAAAATTATTTCAAAATCATATACTGTTTATGGTTCAAAAATCACGACATCGTCAAAACGACTTACACTGATTTTAAATGGAAAGCATAAATGTGTATGTTGTTCAGCAGAACTTTCTCACTTTCATATTGAGCGTGCAAGATATGATATTACTGGTGCTTTTTACTTAGCACCATATGCAACATTGGCTAATGGTAAAGAGGTTCTTCTTACGTGGGACCACAAGATACCAAGAGCATTAGGTGGTTCAGATCATTTTGATAATTCTCAGATTATGTGTGTAAAATGTAATAATGAAAAAGGAAGTCAAGCTGATGCTTTAATTGCTGAAATTATCAAGAAAACTCCACATTTGATTACAAAAGATAGGTTAAATAAAGCACTTAAGAAAAACAAAAATAATTTAAGTATTATTAACACTATAGCAGTAATTAAACAGATTATTGATAACATGGAGAAATAATAGAGGAAACCATTATGACTAAAATGTTATTTGAATTTGATGCATTTATTAAAAGCGCAAAAAAGAATTCTAAACCACAACAAGAAAAAGTTTATGCTATTGGTAATACTCTTGAAGAGGCATTAGCTGAAATTTCAGATTTTACAGAAGAAGCTGTTTTTACTGGTAATGTAACTCAACTTTCTAAAGATTGGCAAATCGACGATAAAAAATGCAAATAAAAGAAATAAAAAATGAACAAATTTATTACCAAAAAGAATATAATCTCGGAAAAATCAAAGAAGAAGAATGGCACGGGATTGCAAGGTGCAAGAATACGTTTGTTGTTTCTGAAACAACAAATGAAAAATATATCCAATATCCAGGATTTACAACAGACGAAAGAGAAATAGTAAAAGAATACAATAGATACGTCTATTCAAAATTAAATTATTATAACGAATTTACCCCGCCAAGGGGTAATTTATTTTCTGATTTATCACATATTGTTTGTGGTTTTAAACCAGGTCATTTTTATCAACATCTTTCTAAATATGAAACGTCATGGCTTATAGGTCCATCATCAAAATTATTACATAAACTTTTATTTGACATTAAAATATATCCATATTTCACAAATGTTTATAAAAATCATGATATGAAATTTGGAGATATAATAACAGAATTAGAATTTTTTATTGATATATTTCCAAATGTTAAAATTATTTTTCTTGGTTCATATAATGAATATTCAAGAATAGTTTATTATTTTTCTTCTAGAGAAAAGAACATTAAATATAGAAATATATGGCATCCAGCATATCTTCTTAGAGCATATTCGGATCTTAAATATAATAAATGGAAACAAATGTTTTTAGGAGAATAAAAATGACGTCGAGAAATAATGAATTACAAGAAATTATAGATAAGTTTGATAATTATTTTTTAGGAATTACTATACAAGAAGCGCATGAAAATGAAATTTGTATTGATTGTAAACAACCAATAACAACATTTAAAGATGAATTATCAAAAAAGGAATATGAAATATCTGGTTGGTGTCAACGATGCCAAGATGAAATATTTAATGGAGAAAATTTATAATTTTTATATTTGTATTAATTCAAAATATTTTCTATCATCTTTTTTAATTATTGGAAATGTTTCCCAAAATTTTAAATGATATTTTTCAACATCGTCATTTGTGATTGTAAACATATGCTGTTTATATTCTTTAATCTTATTATGTATTAATGGTAATAACTGCATTGATGTTATAGCATGAGTAAATGTTCTATTCCTAACAGATTTAATCATCTGTCTAATATTTAATCCTAATGTTTCATACATAGGAAAATAAAATGGATGAGCCATATTAACTTGTTCGGGAATTTTAGAAGAAACCTGACCAATTAAATTAAAAAATTGTTCACGAGTACCCCATGGACTAACCCAATTTTGAATTCCTATATAATTTTCGTCAATATATTCGTCTAATTTATATTGAGCAAAAGGATAATTTCGTTGTTTCGTAAATTTACCTTTTTTATATGTATGAATAAATAATGGTGTAATGGAAATTCTGTCTATCAAATATTGTCCTTCAGTTGTATTAATAATATAATTTAAGTTATTAACAAAATCTGTTTGTGTTTCTTTTGGTAAACCAGCAATAAATGATGCTTTAATTAAAATATTATCACCCCATACTTGTCTGCACATTTTCAACTGTGAAATTACTTTTTCTCTATTTGTAATCTTACCAATTGAAGGTCCAGTCTCTTCATTTATAGATTCAATGCCAAAATATACTCCTAAGCATCCAGCATCTAAAAACATCTGTGCTTCTTCTGGTGATTTAATTAGATCTAATCTTGTATAACATGTCCATGTTATATCGATATTTGTTTCTTTTCGTATTTTTATTAACCATTCTAATTTTGTTGAATTATCATTAATAATATCATCTAAAAATAGATAAAATTTTGTTCCAAATGTTTTATAATTGTATGTTAATTCGGTATATAAACTTTCATATGACCGCATAAAATCATCTTTGTTTTTCCCTGTTATTCGACCTGAACAAAACTCACAATCAAAAATACAACCATGTCCCAATTCTGTCGATAATGATTCACCAAATGATATACCGTCTATTTTTTCAATTGGTGCATTTGCTATTTCAGAAAAATCATTATTCTTAAAAGAATTACCATTTATTATATTAAAACCATTTATGTTTAAAACATTAATATGTTCATTATTTATTATTTTTAATAATGCGGCTTCACCTTCACCTTGTATAAAATAATCAACATACTTGTTTAAAATATCTAATGATAATCTTTCAATTTCTTTATTTTTATTAAATCTTTGCTTAAAAATATTATGTCCACCAATAACAATTTTTATATGTGGATAATTTAATTTTACAAAAGACAACAAGTTTATTATTCTATCTAAATCACTTTTCTTAAAAAGTGGTATAATATTTGTTCCTAAATATTGTCCAATTGTGTTTTTATTTAGTATTTTTACAGCAGAAATAAAAGATGATGATAGCCCTAATATTTTAGTATTATCTGTTAAATGTGGTGTTAATAATTTAATAAGTTCGTCAGATGTAAATGATGTAAAATGGTGAACTTGGAATACTGTATGACCATAACGTCTTAAAAAATGACTCAATCTAAGTAAAGCAGAATTTTTTATAAAATATCTAAATTCAAATTGTTTATCTACAAAATCTAAACCTGCGCAGTCGCCTAAAAGAATAACATTTGCCATAATATAAATAGAAAAAAAATATGAATAATGTATGTTTATTTATTTAAAATATAAAAGATAAAATAATGAATTTTAAATCAAATGGATAGTATTTCAAAAAAGACAGTATTAATAACAGGAGCTTCACGTGGTATTGGTAAGGCAATCGCTATTCTCTTTGCTAAAAATAATTATACGGTTTATGGGACATCAACAACAGAAGAAGGAGCAAACAATATATCTAAATTTTTAAAAGATTATGGTGGATATGGTATTACATTAGATGTTACAAAATATGATACATATAAAGAAGTCATAAATAGTATAAAATCACCAATTTCTGTATTAATTAATAATGCAGGAATAACTAGAGATAAAATATTATTTAGAATGTCTGATGATGATTGGGATGCTGTCATTAATACTAATTTAAAAAGCATTTTTAAGTTAACAAAGTTTGTTGCTATAGAAATGATGAAACAAAAATATGGAAGAATAATTAATATATCATCTGTATCTGCTTTTAGAAGTCAAGTTGGTCATTCTAATTATATGGCATCAAAGGCTGGATTAATTGGTTTAACACATGGATTGGCAAGCGAATTAGGGCGGTATAATATCACAGTTAATTGTATAGCTCCAGGATTAATAGAAACAGACATGACTAAAAATTTACCAAATAATGAAGAAGACATAAAAAAACTTCCAATTCAACGAATAGGCCAACCCGAAGATGTCGCAAATGCTGCTTTATTTTTAGCAAGTGAAAATTCGGGATATATAACAGGAACTACTATCCATGTTAATGGTGGTATGTTTATGAATTAAATTCTTTTAATAAATCAATTTAGGATTTATCAATTTAATTTACTATAAAATTAGTATATAATATTCATCACATATTATATAGAGGAAATTTATGAACAAAAAAACAGAAAAAACAATCGAAGAAAAATTCAAAAAACTAACTGATATTGAACACGTATTACTTCGCCCAGGAATGTATATTGGTTCAACTCAGCCACACACAGCAGAAACGTGGATTTATAACGAAAAAACAAAGAAGATGGAAAAAAAGGAAGTAACATGGAATCCAGGTCTTCAAAAATTATTTGATGAAATTATTTCTAATTCTGTTGATGAAAGCAAAAGAAAAGGTTCAAAACTTGATGTTATCAAAGTAGAAATTGATAAATCATCTGGTAAAATTTCAGTATATGATAATGGCGGAATTCCTGTAGAAATACATAAGGAACATAATATGTATGTTCCAACTTTGGTGTTTTCTGAGCTTAAAGCTGGTTCTAATTTTGATGATAGTGATGATCGCACATGGGTTGGTACTAATGGTGTTGGTGCATCATTAGTCAATATCTTTTCTAAAGAATTTAGGGTTGAAACATGTGATGGTAAGCATTTTTTCCGTCAAGATTTTTCTGAAAATAATCACATAAAAAAAGATCCTAAAGTAAGAGATGGTGATAAACCACACACAAAAATAACATTTCTTCCAGACTATGAACGTTTAGGATGTACATTAGATGATGGAAATTATTCCAAAATTCTTAAACGTGTTGTAGATGTTGCAGCATGTAATCCAAACCTTAAAGTATATCTTAATGGTGAACGTATACATATACATTCATTTAAAGATTATATTGAAATGTATTCAGATGAATATGAATATGAGGAACTTTCGTCTGGATGGAAAATAGGTATAGCACATTCTGATGATGGATTCCAACATGTATCATTCGTTAATGGATCTGAAACAACTGTTGGTGGTTCACATGTTGATTTTATTGCATTAGACATAGCAGAAAAACTTAGAACACTTTTTAAGAAAAAATTTAAAATAGATGTTAAACCATCAGAAATTAGACAACATATTATTCTTTTTGTTGACGCAACGATCATTAATCCTAAATATGATTCACAAACAAAAGAAAAATTGATTAGTGAATTACCAAAGGATCTTCGTGATAAATGTGAAGTTTCAGAAAAATTAATCAAAAAGTTATCTCAATCTCACATCATTCAATCTGTATTGGATTGGATTAATGCTAAAGCTCATGCACAGCAAATGGCTGAGTTAAGAAAATTAAATAAAGAAGTTGATAAAACAGATCCTCGAAGAATTGAAAAATTTTCTGATGCTTTAGAAAAACGGGATAGACATAAATGCGTTCTTTTATTATGTGAAGGTGATTCTGCTGCAGCAGCAATTCAGTCTGGTCGTGGTAAAAATCCATATATTGCGTCATTTCCACTTAAAGGTAAACCACTTAATGTTAGTGATTTAACGTCAAAAGAAGACATAAAAAAAATTTTAGAAAATGAAGAAATAAAGAAGATATTAACTATTACTGGACTAAAAATTGGTGAACCAGTTACATCAATTGCACAATTACGATTTGGTAAAATTTTAGCAACAACAGATGCTGATTTAGATGGTTCACATATTAAAGGACTTCTTCAAAACTTATTTTATACATTTTGGCCAGAATTATTTAAAATGGGTGTTATAGGATTTTTTAAAACGCCGCTTATTAAAATATGGATAGAAGGTAAGAAGAAAGAGGAAAAATGGTTTTATAATGAAGAAGAATATCACCATTGGTTATCTAATAATTCAAACGTTAAACATAAAATGAAATATTATAAAGGATTAGGTACATCTACATCAAAAGAATTTAGCGAATATTTAGAACATATGGATAAACATATTGTTCAAATGTCAATAGATGATGAATCTGATTCAGATGCTATAGATTTAGCATTTAATAAACAAAGAGCAGATGATAGGAAAAAATGGCTAAATATAGCTTAATTTTGTAATATAATTCTCTTAAAAAAATAAAGGTTTAATTATGGAAATATTAAGAGTTAAAGATTTCATTAATAATGAATTTAAACAATTTTCACTATATGATTGTGTTCGTTCTATACCATCGGTTTGTGATGGTTTAAAACCTTCTCAAAGAAAATCAATTTATGGATTTTTAGATAGAGGTGAAAATGCACCTGAAATCCAAGTAGAACGAATTGCAGCACATATTGCAGCTGTTTCAGTATATCATCATGGAACTGCATCTCTTGAAACGACAGTCATTGGTATGGCTCAAAATTATCCAGGTTCAAATAACATGAATTTATTTGAACCATCTGGACAATTTGGGTCAAGATTAAGTCCAGAATCAGCATCACCTCGTTATGTTTTTACAAAATTTTCTGAAAATTTTAGAAAATTATTTAGAAAAGAAGATGACATTATTCTTAAATATCAAGAAGAAGATGGTGTTAGAATTGAACCTAAATATTATATTCCTATTCTTCCAACAATTTTAATTAATGGTGCTCAAGGTGTTGGAACTGGTTATGCATGTAAAATTTTAGGTTATAACCCAATTGATATTAAGAATGCTGTTATTTCAATTTTATCAGGTAAAAAAATTAAGCCATTGATTCCTTGGTATCGTGGATTTAAAGGAAAAATTTATAGAAATGGAAATCAAACTATTATTGAAGGACAAATAGAAATAGTCAATGGTACAACAATTAAAGTAACAGAGTTACCAATTGGTACATTTTTAAATGATTTTAAAAATAATCTATATAAATTAGAAGATAATGGATTTATTAAAAGTTTTGAGGATCTATCAACAGAAAATGGATTTGAATTCATCCTCAATGTTCCTAGATCTACAACAGCTTTAAGTGAAGATATTATTAAACAAAAACTTAAACTTATTTCACGTGAAACAGAAAATTTCACACTTTGGGACACTAATGGAAAAATAAGAGAATATTCTTCACCAGAAGAAATTATTGAAGATTTTGTTAAATGGAGACTTGAACGATATGAAGAACGTCGTCAAGCACTTATTAAGAAAAATTCAGATGAACTAGAATGGTTAAACAATAAATTAAGATTTATTCTTTATTATTTAAAAAATTCAAAAGAATTTTCAAATAAAAACAAAAAAGAAATGATTGATATTTTAGAACAGGAAAAATTTATAGATATTGATAAATTAATTAGAATTCCGATTTATTCTCTAACTAAAGATGAAATAGAATCGCTTAAAAAAGAAATTGCTGATATAGAACTTCTTATTAAAAAGCTTAAATCAACAACAGCAAAAGATATGTATATAAATGAATTAGAAGAATTTAAAAATGAGTAAATTTGATAAAGATTCATTGGGTACTAGAATGAAACGATATGAAGATGTTAATCGTTATCATTTATCACGACGTACTCCCGTAATTATTAGATTAGATGGTAAAGCATTTCATAATTTTACTAAAGATCTAGATAGACCTTTTGATGATGATTTACATATTACTATGACACAAGTTACATTTGAATTAACAAAAGAAATACAAGGAGCAGTTTTTGCATATACTCAAAGCGACGAAATTTCTATTTTATTAAGAGATTGGGATACTGTAACAACTGATGCATGGTTTGATTATAATATTCAAAAAATGGCATCAGTTTCAGCATCTATAGCAACAATGATATTTAACAATATATGGAAAAAATCTAATAAAAAAGCACTATTTGATTCTAGAGTATTTAATTTACCTAAAGAAGAAGTGTGTAATTATTTTATATGGCGTCAACAAGATGCAACACGGAATAGTATTAATATGTTAGGACGGTATTATTTTTCTCATAATCAATTACAAGGAAAAAATACGAAAGATATAATGGATATGTTAGTAAATATATTTAATATAAATTGGAATGATTTAGATACATGGAAAAAACGAGGAACTTGTTGCTCTAAAATTAATATAGATAATGAAATTCCAATTTTTACACAAGATAGAAATTATATTGAACAACATTTATTATAATATATAAATGAAATAATACAACCATACTAAATGAAAGGAATATAATTTTATGAAAGAACTTTTTAATGTGAGAGAAGCAAATTCTAAAAAAATTGTTGCTGGTCCATTTAGTGACAAACAAACAGCAAAGTTAAAACGAAATGAATTAGATCCAGATGCATTGATTGAACACGATAGTGGTAAAAGAAGTAGATTATTTAAATTTGTTGTCACTAAAGGTAAAGATCATATAAATTTTGGTGTTAAATACACTAAAAAGACATCATCACGTAAAAGGAAAAAATAACAAAATATGTTGTGTGATATGATTTTAAAAAGATATTATAACATGAGGAAAAAATGAAAAATCCATATGAAGTTTTAGGACTTTCTCCTGGAGCATCTCCAGAGGATGTCAAAAAAGCATATAGGAAACTTGCAAATAAATATCATCCAGATAAAAATGCTGGAGATAAAAATGCTGAAGAAAAATTTAAAGAAGTAAAAGAGGCATATGAGAGAATAACTGAACCAGAAAAATTTAGACATCAACATTATCAAAATAGAGGATTCAATCGTCAACATTTTACATTTGATGATACTATTGATATTAATAATATAGATGATTTATATAAAATGATGAATTTCCATTTTAGAAACCATTTTTACGATAATTTTAAAAAACCTGTAATTATTACAATACCATTAACAATTGAAGAAATAGCAAATGGAGTTACAAAAACTATTGATACTCCTATAGGTGAAATTTTAGAAGACGTTTATATTCCACGTGGAATATTCCCAAATGAAACCATACAAATTCCGTCAAAAAATATAAAAAATGTAGTTTATATTTTAAAAATACAAATAATATCTGAATCTAATGAAAATTTTAATTTAACAGAAAATGGTGATATATTAGTAATAAAAAATGTAGATTTTTTGACGATGTTATGTGGTGGAACAGTAATAGTTACTGATATTTTCAACAAAAATTTTGAACTTAAAATACCACAAAATACACAAATTGGTAAAATATTAAAGATGCCAGGGCTTGGATATCCTAAAAAAGATATTGGAAGAGGTGATATGCTTGTACGTATAAATCCAATAATGCCAAAAATAACAGATGATAAAATTAGAAAAATTAAACAAATTTTGGAGGAATAATATGCAATTTATATTTTTAATTATGTGTTTTTTATTAATAGGAATAACTATATTTACAGATGATATCATCTCTATTTTTATGTTATAATTTTTGATAATGATGTTATGGGCATTAATAGTGAACGAAAAGAATAGAAGAACAATGGAGTTTGTAAAAAGTCCGGAAAATAATGAAAACGTTTTGATATAGATTTTCAAGGTGATAGAGGATATATAGACGGTTTAGGAAATTACTATTTGGATAAGTTATGATATGGATAAAGTCTACAATGAACACAATAAAATTTGATTATAAAGGATTGGAAAAAATAATTTCTGGTGGGCAATGTGGTGTAGATCAAGCAGCTCTTCAGGCAGCAAAAGATGTTGGATTATTAACTGGTGGATGGGCTCCTAAAAATTGGAAAACATGTGTTGGCCCACAAGAAGAATTTTTAAAATCATTTAATCTTGTTGAACACTCTGGTGGATATAAAGAACGAACATATGCTAACGTTAGAGATAGTGATGGTACCATTCGTTTAGCATCTAATTTTAGTTCTCCTGGTGAAATTTGCACTCTTGACGCGATAAATAAGTTTAAGAAACCATATCTTGATATATCATTAAATATTGATCCAAATAACAATAGAGAAGACGAAATATCGAAAATAATTAAGTTTGTTTTAGATAATAAAATTTCTATCTTAAATGTTGCTGGCAATTCAGATAAAACACCAAGAAATGGATTCGGTTTTCATTATCATGAATCATTTTTTATTTTATTAAAAGCTTTTTACATAATAAAGGAGAAAATAAAAAAATGTACATAAAAATATCTAAAATGAGAAATGTAAAAACACCAGTGAGAGCAAATCCATCTGATGCAGGATTAGATTTTTTTATACCAGATGATTTTAACAAAGGCAAGCCTTTTGAATTATTATCTGGTAAAAATGTTCTTATACCATCTGGAATTAAAGTAGAAGTTCCATTTGGATATGCTTTAATTTTTATGAATAAATCTGGTATAGCAGCTAAAAAAGAATTATTAATAGGTGCACAGGTAATAGACTGTGGATATTCAGGAGAAGTGCATATTGATCTTCATAATGTTGGACTTGAAAGTCGTTGGATTGTTCCCGGTGATAAAATAGCCCAAGCTATTTTATTTCCTATAGTTAAACCTCAAATAATTGAAGTATCAGAAGAAGATTTATACACACAAATAGCTATAGCTTCTAACAGAGGAAGTGGTGGTTTTGGTTCAACCGGAGCATAAATAATTATGAAACAATATTTAGATCTTTGTGAGTATATTTTAAAAAATGGTGAGGATAGACCAAATAGAACTGGTATAGATACTCGTGGTATATTTGGTTACCAAATGCGATTTAATTTAGAAGATGGATTTCCAGCAATTACGACTAAAAAATTAGCATGGAAAGCTGTAGTATCTGAACTTCTTTGGTTCTTAGAAGGATCAGATGATGAAAGACGATTAGCTGAAATACTTCATAATACTCGTGATAAAGAAAAAACGACAATATGGACTGCAAATGCACAAGCCGATTACTGGAAACCAAAAGCAAAATTCGATGGAGATGTTGGTAGAATTTATGGAGTTCAATGGAGAAAATGGAAAAAATATATTAAACCAGATGATATGTGGTCAATGCTAGGGATAGATTCTTTTAATTATTATAAATCATATGCTATAGAATATATTGATCAAATTAAAAATATAATTAATAAAATTAAAACCGATCCATATGATAGAAGAATGATTTTAACAGCTTGGAATCCTGCTGAAATTGAAGAAATGGCATTGCCACCATGTCATGTAATGTCACAATTTTATGTTTCAAACAATAAACTATCTTGCCAAATGTATCAACGATCAGTTGATGTATTTATAGGTTTACCATTTAATATAGCTTCATATGCATTGTTAACACATATGATTGCGCATGTTACAAATTTAAACGTTGGTGAATTTATTTGGATAGGTGGAGATATTCACATTTATCATAATCATTTAGATGCAATCAATGAACAATTGACCAGAAAACCACACAAATTACCAAAATTATATCTGAATGAAAATATTACAGATATAGATTCATTTTCAATTGATGATATTAAATTGATAGATTATGTTTGTGATGAACAAATTAAAGCACCTATGGCTATATAAAAATATATTTTTTATATAAGGGGAAATATAAAATATGTACACTATTCAAAATAATTTCACATTTAAATTAGTATCAGCATTATTTATAAAAACTTCTATAATGTTGAAAACATTATTTGATACAAACGATATGGTCATGGAATATAATTGCCCAGAATTTAGTTGGGAAGTAGATGAAGACGATTCTGGTAATCTAACAGTTTCATTAGGCGTATTTAAAAATTTTAATTTCATTGGAACATGGAATGGAAAAACTGATCCAAACGAAATTGAAATAAATGTCAATTATGAAAATTATGATTTAACAAAAGATAATAATTTGGACAAGTTTGTGCAAATGGAAAAATTAATTTTTGATATTTTAGAGAAAGAAATAATATTAAAAAATAATAGGTAAAAATTATGGAAAAAAGAGTTGGTAATATTTTAAATGTAGAGAATGGTATTATAGTGCATGGTTGTAACAATCAAGGTGTATGGGGTGCAGGTTTAGCATTATCAATAAAACGAAAGTATCCTGAAGCATATAAACTTTATAGAGATGAATGGGAAAGACGATCAGGATTTAATTTAGGAGAAGTTCAATTCTATTTTATTTCATATAACAAAATTATTTGTAATGCAATAACCCAAGAAAATTATGGTAGAGATAAAAGATATGTTAATTATGACGCGGTTAGAAAAGCATTTGAAAAAATATATCCTTTAGCTGCAATTGATAATATTCCTATTCATTTTCCAAAAATTGGGTGTGGATTAGGCGGTGGTGATTGGAATATAGTCAAAAATATTATAGAAGAAGAAATAAACGGGCATGAAAGTTATGTTTGGGTTCTTAAAGAAGATGAACAAATATAAATAAAATATTCTCTTTTTTATAAATAAAATATATTGTTAACAACAATTATTAAATATAGAGAATATTTTATAAATCATTTCATAAAAATGAAATTTAGTGATTTTTTATTAGAAAAAGAAAACAAATTTTTAATGCCCAAGTTAACAGAATCTGATTTATTACCAAAATCGAATAAAGATATAGGTAGAGAAAAAATATTGACAGAAATAGGAAATACTGATACTAATATAAAATTTAAAAAATCAATAAAAAATATAGTAGATGATTATAATGACTGGATAAATGATTATCCTAATTTAACAAATGCTCTTTTCAATTTAACTGTTTCTAGGACAACTGGTCCCGGAGAAATATTGCTTTATTTTATATTTGATGATATATATTTAGGTGGAACACAATCTTCAGTTGATCTTATTACAAAAAATGGTAAACCTATTGCTGAAGTTAAAGGTGTTCAAAATATATCAAAAAACGGTTATATAAATGATTTTAAATTTGGAACAGAAGCAAATAAAGCAAATATTCATTTTTTTACAAATTTAATGAATTTTGTTAAAAATTATAAAAAAATTACAGGAAATTTTCCACCTGGATATAAAGAAGATCAACCTGGTGAAATTTCATCATCGACGTTAGAAAAATGGAAAAAAATAGATTTAAATGATAAGTCACTCTATAAAAATAATGATATAAAAATTGAATTAGAAATGACAAGAAAAGGTGATATTTTTACATCGATAGATGATAAAAAAATAACAAATATTAATAATAAAGATGCATTACCAAAACTTAAGAAATTAAGTATGACATATGAACCAAAATTTAATAAAAATAAAATAACAAATATTCAAACAATTATAGATATTTGGAAAAATGATATTTTAAATAGCAAAATAGTAGATCATCCATTTTTATTTCTAAATACAAATAATAAAAAAGCAATAAAATTATTAACATTAAATGAAAAAAATATTGATATTTATAGAATATCAAGAGAACATGTTAGAGTTGCATTAAAAATATAAATAATTTAATTAAATTTTTATAAAGGAGGTAAATTACAAGTGTCAAAAAAAATTGAAGATATATTTATGAAAACATCTAGGTGTAAATCTTTTAAAAAAAATAAAAAGAAAACATATAATGAAACAATAGATTATCAAGCAAAAAGACATCAAAAGATTAATTTTAAAAAATATCTTAATAATGTTTTTGAAGAAGAACTTGAAGACGAAATTGATGACTTAAACATAAAATAATGGAGATTAAAAATGTTAATAGTTCCTATTGCTGGGGACAAAATTACAATAAAAGATAGTGATAGAAAACCATTATCTGTCATTTCATATACTAATTATAAATTAAAACCAGCAGTATATGTACATACAGGAATTAGAAAACCAAGTGTTGCTATTTATTTTTTTGATATTGAAACTATTAATGATGTAAGAGTTGATTATATACCGTCCCAAAAAGTATTTTTTGCATATGGAAACATTAAACGTAAAATTCATTTGCCACAGCCAAACGATTTGATTGTTGTTGACAATTCAGATATCGATGAAAATAATTTAGTTAAAGTTGAGAAATTAAGTCTTCATAATAAAGCTGAAGGTCTTGGAAAAGGTCTTTTAATAAAAGGAGATGATGACAAATACTATAGATTATCTGATATTTTAGATATTAAACGTGCTATTGGTGATGATTTTTTCGATAGAAAAAAATTTTTGAAAATATATGATGATTATAGAGGATATAAAGGATGAATTCATTAAATTTTTTAAATTCGTTAGAAAATGATAAACCAAAAATAAAATATCAATCATATAGTATTGATATTGGATTGGAACAGGTTGATATACTTATTCCATTTGATTATGTTAATCTATTTGAAGAAAAAATTAACAAAATTAAACCAACAACAGTTGAAAAAATAAAATCATTATTAAAAGAATTTAATGGGCATATTGAACATATCAGACCTTTTATAAAAGAGAAAAATAATGCAACTTTGGACAAATAATGCAATATCAAAATTAAATCAAAATATATCTGATACAGATATGACATTAACCGTATTACCTGGAACAGGTAATTATTTTCCTAATATTGTAAATTCTGATGATTATTTTTTAGTAACATTGGAAGATACAAATGCTACAAAATTAGAAATAGTTAAAATAGTTAATAGAGTTGGAGATGTATTTACAATTGGACAACGTGGATATGAAGGAACAACTCCACAAAGCTGGACAACTGACGATTTCGTAGATCATAGACAAACTGCTGAAGGTTATAATAAATTTGAACGGTTTAGAATTCCTGGAAAAACAACTAGAAATTTACTATGTACACCAGGAAATTTTGTTATCGCTGACACGTATCAAACAACATTAGAAAAAAGATCAGGAAAATGGTTAATAACAATTAAAGATATAGTTAATAATAACATTTCTATGTTTGAAATGTTAATAGCATATAGATCACCATTATTATCACCATATTATAATGTTTATGGAAAAATTGGTGATAATATATCTTACACAATTGAAGTATTTCAAAGTGGAAATAATATTAATATAAAAATAACAAATAATGATGTAAATACATTATCTATAAATATACTTAGAATAGAATATTTATAAAAATATATTTTGATTAAAAAATTTTTAAAGAGGAGATAATTATGAGTGAATCATTTTTTCGTATAAGTAAAGGTCTAGAATTAGATGGTGCATCTTTATTCTTGACTGGCTCTGGTGTGCCAGGAACTGGTGGAGATACAGATATAGCACAACGTGGTTCATATTATACTGATATTGATACTGGTAATTTTTATGTAAAAATTGCATCAGGATCAGGAACAGATAAATGGTCACAACTTGCAACACATACGTATGTTCAAAATTATATAACAACTGGAACATCTTGGAGAGAACCTGTTGATGTTGTAGATACTACATCATCAACAACAGCAGATATTAAAACTGATTTAGATACAGATGATTTAATTCAAGGTGTCACTGTTACGGTTGGAATGCGCATTCTAGCAACTAATGTTACCGGTAATAAAAATGTGTTTATTGTTGGTGGTGTTTCTGGTAATTGGACATTAACAGAAGATAGTAATACAGAAACAGCTGGTGACACAGTTTATGTTAATGGTGGAACAAATGCTGGAAAAACATATCAATATAATGGAACAGATTGGGTTTGGATAAATTCTGCTGATGCTACAGAAGATGGATATATTCGTACATTTATAGGTAAATCAGGCCCAGGATCTGAAACACCTTCATATAGCTCAACAAATATTGTTGCAAATAGTGATAGTTTAGAAACAGCTATTGGAAAATTAGATGCTGAAGATGGTTATCAAAATGCTTTCATTGGTAAAACATTAATAGGAAATAATTTACCATCATATTCAGCAAATAATTTCATTAATAATAATGATAGTTTATTAACAGCAATTGATAAATTAGATACTGAATTTGGATCAAACGTTTCAAATGGAACAGTTATTTTAGCATCTAATAAAGTAAATGCTAATATCACTGCACTTGATTCTGAAGTTGGTTCAATAATATCATATTTAGGAAAAGTTGTAGGAGATAGTACACCTAATTATACATCAACAACATATGTTACTGATGAAACTGCAGTTAATGTAGCAATAAGCGATTTAGATGCTTCATTAACAAATATATCTAAAAAAATAACTGTTGGTGGTATAACTTCTATAACAACAATAGATACTGTACCATCTCAATTAGCAGAATGGGATATAAGAGTTGTTGAAACCGCTGATCCAACAAAAGTATATGCAGCAAAAGTATTTGCTACACATAATGGTGTAAATGTTGATTTCACTAAATTTGCAATTCTTAAATTAGGTCCTAATATTTCTGGACTAAATGTTACTGTTGATTTATTAGGTGGTACAGATTTACGACTAAGAGTTCAATCTACAACATCTGTCGATGTCGTTGCTAGAAGAGTAACAACATTATCATAAAAATATGGCAAATTTAGATACATTATTTAGAGTTGATGATGGCATAAGCATAGATGATTCTGTTGGTATTTTTACTGGAGGTTTAGATCCATCATTAAGTGGATTTGAATCTCCAGTAGGTTCTTTATATTTAAATCAAAATACTGGTTCTTTATATATAAAAACAAACGTTTTAGATACAAATTGGGAAAAATTAATTTCTTCTGCTGCTCCATTAAATTCTTCATATATCACAGTATCATCAGATGGTAACTTGCCAAATGAAAGAATTTTAACAGGTACAGCAAATCAAATATCTATAACAGATGGTGGTCCAAACAATAATATAACACTCTCTATTGATAATAATTATCCAGGGCAAACATCTATAACTACTCTTGGCACAATTACTACAGGTACATGGAACGCCACAACAATTAGTACTTCAAAAGGTGGTACAGGATTAACAACTATTGGAACAGCTAATCAAATATTAGGTGTTAACACTAGCGGAACAGGATTAGAATATAAAACATTAGTTGCTGGAACAAATATTACAATAACACCTTCTGCCGGTAGTTTAACAATAAGTGCATCAGGTGGAGGTAGTGGTAGCCCAGCTTCACCTGTTAATTCTGTTCAATTTAATAATGCTGGAGCATTTGGTGGAACAAGCAATTTATTATGGGATAATACAAACAATAGATTAGATATTCTTGGAGCAGATCAAACACAAAGATTAAGAATTGGTGGAAGTGATGATCCTTCAACTGCCGCAGTTTATATTCAAGTTAATGGAAATGCAATATCAGAAGGCCAAAGGGTATATTTTAAAAGAAATTCACCAGGCATTAATGGTTGGATTACATATCATTATGATGGTTCAACACCAAATATTAGATTAACTGATGAAGATGATGATCCACCATATATCCAATTTAATGTGATTGGATCAGGTACATATGCAGCACCATTATATAGCAATACATTTGGTGGTAGAGGTCCTACAGCTGGTGCAACAACAGGATTTTCATGGAAAGTAAATGGCACTGAAATAGCATCAATTGATACAAACTTTTTCCAACAACCTTCAGGTACCACAGCTAATAGACCTGCAACACCAGTTGCTGGAATGACAAGGTATAACACAACATTAGAATGTGAAGAAGTATATAGTGCAAGTAATTGGGTTAGAAATATTGGAATTATAGATAAATCTGTTGTAGATACTGTTATCACTACAGCTGGTCCTAATTCTATGTTTAGTTTTAATGTACCTGGTGGTACACTGGGAACAGATAGAATATTAAGATTTAAATCAGCAGGAAGATGGAGTAATGCGTCAGGTGCTAATAGAACAGTTACAATAGCTATATCATATGGTGGAACAACATTATATTCTGATATAAGTGCTGCTTTAGCAACTGGTAGTACAACTGGATGGAATATTGAATTTGAATTAATTGCTAATAATTCAACCACATCACAAAAATTAATAGGTGTTATAATGATAGGTTCAACAGGTGCAGTTACAACTGGTGTTACTGGTGATATTGCAACAGATGAAATAACATCAAATGCTATGATTGTTGGAAATAATGGTTCTATAAACAGTGCCACAAATCAAACATTAGACGTTTCTGTAACATTTAATGGTGCTGGTATTACTTGGACTAAACATTATCATACATTGGAGTTATTATAATATGGCATTATGCTTTAACAAAAAAACTTGGATTTGGGAAACAACAGATAACCCAGAATTGCTTACACCAGCAGAAGATTGGGTCATTGACCCCGTATTTTCAGATGAAGCTGCATGTAAACAAGTAGGTCCAGCAAATTGGGTTTACACAAATAATATTATTAGCCCAATGTCGCCTGAAGAAATAGCAGCAAGAGAATTGGCTGAAATAAGATTAGATATGTGGAGAAAAATACAACAAGAAAGAGATAGAAGAAAAATGGGTGGTGTTAAAGTTAACGGTAAATGGTTTCATACAGATGATACTTCTAGAATTCAACATATAGGTTTAGTATTGCTTGGACAAAATATGCCTTCTAATATTTATTGGAAAACAATGGATGGATCATTTGTACTAATGACACCAACATTAGCACAACAAATATTTAGTGCTGTAGCTCAAGCAGATATGCTTATTTTTGCAAAAGCGGAAGAACATAAAGCGAACATGTATGCAAGTCAAGATCCATTATCATATAATTATTTAACTGGTTGGCCATTAATTTATGGTGAAGAATAATGATATCAATGATTTTTGAAATTTGAGGAGAAAAATATGTTGAAAAAAATTGAAAAATTAAGAAAATCATTAACATTATTTCTTGGAAAAATACATTGGAAACAAAAGGGTGGATTAACACAAGAAGATAAAGAAAATATAATTAAATTATTAACACCAGATTATTATATTATACTTACAAGAAGAAATAATCATTTATCAACATATTTAATATCATTTTTATATTTTTTGATGACAGGAAAATTTGGTTATTATTCTCATGCATTGATGAATTTAGAAAATGAAGTTACAGAAGAAAAAGATTTTAGATTAATAGAAGCAACTGGAATAGGTGTTCATTATACTCCATTTGATCAAGTATTTAATTGTCATTCTGTTGCGTTATTAAAACCGAAAGGATTAACATTAACAGAATGGACAGAAATAATGGATAAAGCTAGAACAGAATTAGGAAAACCATATGATACATTGTTTGATTTAAAATCAGATAAAGAATTAAGTTGTGTAGAATTAGTGAGAATTTCACTTCAAGCTTTACCAGACTATAATACAAAATTTGCGAATTTCGAAAAACTTATTAAAAAGTATAAAAATTTACATCCTCAAATGTTTAGAGATTGTTCTGACTTTGAAGTTGTTTATGAAATAAAAAGATAATTTATTTATATGCCTATTAATGCATGTTCAATAAATAAACAAACAATAAATGGTAGATGTAAATTATCTGCGATAATTATTGTACCATTACAAAAAGGTCATATTAGAAACATACCACCATCAATTTATAGAAGATTTTATAGAAATATAGATGAAACAGATGATGACTTATTTATTAATTTAGAACAACCATATGTTACTGTAACGTTAGATTTATTAGGTGACAGATTTACAGAAACACAGGAAAATATTCCATTAGACGTAGGTTCAATTGTTTATATAAATAATATAGATATTCATGAATTTCAAATTTCTGTAAATATTAATAATTTACGAGTTAAAAAATGAGTTTAGTTTTAAACATAAATGAAAATAATTTAATCACTTTTGATGTTGGTATAATTGGGACATCATCACTCCCATCAAAAGTTAGAGTTTTTATTGGAAATGATGAGAAAAGATTATGTTTTACCGCAAAAAAAGGAACAACAGAAAACGAATGGATTGCTGAAATTCCACAATTAACAGGTTTACTTCAATATATTTCAACACCAGTAATGTGTTCTATAGAAATTGTTGTTAATGGTAGAACATTTATCCCATATAATAGAGAAATTACTTTACTTGACTCAAAACCAGAAAATAAACCTGAAGAAAATAAACCTGAAGAAAATAAACCTGAAGAAAATAAACCTGAAGAAAATAAACCTGAAGAAAATAAACCTATTGATGTCAGACAAGTAGAAGAAAATATTAAAAAAGAAGTTAAATCTTTATTAATGGATATTGAAAAATCTATTAATAATAATATTATTAAAGAAGAAAAAATTAAAAATAAAAAATCATATAAATTAAAACCATTTAATGATAATAAATCTAAAAAAATACAACAAAAAATTAATAATAAACCATTAAAAGATATAATGATAATTGAAGATATTAATTTATCAGACAAAAATTTACAAATCAAAGAACAACCAATAATACAACCAGTATTTAGATTAATTAAAAAAAATATTGTTTACAAATGAGGTAAAATAATATGCCAACACCATTAATTAAGTCTTTTTCTAAAAAATCTGGAAAATCAGAAAAAGAAGTAGAAAAAATATGGGATGAAACAAAAAAAGAAGTTAAAGAAAAATTTAAAAATGAATCACCATCTTTTTGGGCATATGTTAATAAAATAGTCCAACATAAACTTGGAATAAAAGAATCATCAAAAATTACGTTTAAACAATTTATATCATGAAATTAAGTGACTTATTTGAACATAATTTTTTAACCGATAAAAATAAAATAGAGAACTGGTTAATAGAAATGAGAATAAAAAATTATACTATTAATAATAATGGTATAGTTGATGTAGATGGAATTGTTGATATTTCTAATAAAAATTTAACATATATACCGGTACAATTTGGTTCAATAAGTGAAAATTTTTATTGTTACGAAAATATGTTAACATCATTACGAGGATCACCAAAAGAAGTGGGTGGTGATTTTTATTGTGCATATAATAGATTAACGTCATTACAAGGTGCACCAAGAGAAATAAATGGATATTTTGATTGTTCAAATAATGAATTAACAACATTACGTGGTGCACCAATAGAAATAGGTGGTAGTTTTGATTGTTCAAATAATCAATTAACATCATTATTAGATGGACCAAAAGAAATTGGAAATAATTTTACGTGTTATGGAAACAAATTAACATCATTAAAAGGATCACCATTAAAAATAGATGGTAGTTTTAATTGTTACAATAATAATTTAACAACATTAGAAGGTGGACCTAAAGAAGTAGGTAACAATTTTAATTGTTATAATAATGATTTAGTAACGTTAAATGGAGCTCCAAAAAAAATTGGTAATATTTTTAATTGCTCAGGAAATAAATTAGAATCATTATTAGGTGGTCCAGAAGAAGTTGGTGGTGATTTTATTTGTTCATATAATAATTTGACATCATTAAAACATGCACCAAGAGAAGTTGGTGGAAATTTTGACTGTAAACGTAATAATTTTAAATCAGAACCAGACCATTCATTTATTAATATTGGTGGAGATTTTATCTGGAAATGAAATTACAAGAACTATTTTTAAAAGAAGAACAACAACATAAATTCTTGACTGATAAATCAGATATTGAGAATTGGTTAAAAGAAATGAAAATTAAAAATTATACCATTCATGAAAATGGTGTAGTTGATGTTAGTGGTAGTGTTTATATTTCTTATAACAATTTGACACATATACCAGTTCAATTTGGTGAAGTAGATGGTGATTTTGATTGTTATGATAATAATAAATTAACATCATTACAAGGTGCGCCAAAAGAAGTTGGTGGTGATTTTGATTGTTCATTTAATGAATTAACATCATTACAAGGCGGACCAAGAGAAGTTGGTGGTAGTTTTTATTGTTATCATAATCAATTAACATCATTACAAGGTGCACCAAAAGAAATTCATGGTGATTTTGATTGTTCAAATAATCAATTAACATCATTACAAGGTGTGCCAAAAGAGATAAATGGTGATTTTGATTGTGCATATAATAAACTGACATCGTTACAAGATGGGCCAAAAGAAGTGAGTGGCAATTTTAACTGTTCAAACAATTTTTTTAAGTCAGAACCAGACCATTCATTTATTAATATTGGTGGAAGTTTTATCTGGGAATGAAACTGTTTTAAGAATATAAATTTTAATTTTATAAAATATAAGGAATAAAACTATGAGAGTATTATCAAATAACGCAGTTCAACGTCAAGAATTTGACGAATTAGTTAATAAAGTAGATAAAAAACAAAATAAACTTATTTTATTAAGTTTAACATTAAATATCATAAATTTAGGATTAATAGTTTTTCTATTAGTCAAATAATCAATAGTTTACAAATTATTAAAATTGTGTTATAATATTCCTGTTAAGTAATAAAGGAATATTGATGTTTCCATATATACAACATATTGACCAACTTAAAGAAAAAGTTGGTCATATGAAAGAAATTCGATTCATGGAACAAGAAAACGGCTTTACTGTCGTTTGCTACATGATTTCAGATAAAGATACATTCCACGGTGAGAATGCTTGGTGGGCACGGGAATGTCGTGGTATTACTTTTGATAGAAATGGCAATATTGTAAGCCGACCACTTCATAAATTTTTTAACATTGGTGAATGTGAAGAAACTCGTTTAGAAAATCTTGATTGGAATAAAATCGTAGCTACTCTAGACAAACGAGATGGTTCAATGGTCCATCCAGTCCTAGTCGATGGAAACGTCTGTTTTAAGTCCAAAAAGTCATTTACGTCTGACGTTGCATTAGCTGCTAACAAGTTTGCTGATGTTAATAAAAACTATTATCAATTCTCAGACAGTTTACTTAAAGCAGGTCTGACCCCAACTTTTGAGTATACTGCGCCAAACTCACGAATTGTTATAAATTATGGTTCTGAACCACAGATGAAACTTCTTCATGTTCGTAATACGTATTCTGGCAAGTATTTTCTTGCTGGTATGGATATCGAAGAAGAAGAATTTGTTCATAACTTAATTTCGAAGTTCAATATTGAGCTTATTGATCAAGTCAATAGTGAAATGACTAATCAAGAACTTGTTAAAAATCTTGAAACTGTTGAAGGTATCGAAGGCTATATTTTCCAGTTTGCTGATGGTAATATGGTTAAAGCAAAATCTAAATGGTATTTAGAATTACATAAAACTATTGTATTTTTACGAGAGCGTGATATTGCAGAATTAGTATTAGATGAAAAAATAGATGATATAAAAAGTATGATTGATGATGTTTTACAACTTGAAAAGATTAATAAAATTGAACATGATGTTAAGATGAAAATTTTACAAATATCTGATGCAGTTGAAAAAATGTTTAAGGAAAATGCACATTTATCTAGAAAAGATTTTGCGATAAAGTTTAAAAATTCAGATATGTTCAGTTTATTAATGAAAAGATATTTAACAGCAGATATAGATTATGTTTCATTTTTTAAAAAAAATTATCTACATGAATATTCTCTTGAGCAGATTTAATGTTATGTAAAAGTTTTTTAAGTAAAGATCGTTTTTCAACACACCAATAGGAGGATAATATATGTCTGATTATGATGGTTATTATGAATATAGAAAAGATCCATTTATTTCTGTATTTTATGAAATATCTCTTAATTGTTTCCTAATTTTTTTATTACTTTCATTGTTATTCTGTGTATTAAAACACAAGACGTGGGAAGGATTTATTTTACTTGAAACAGGTTTTGCGTTTTTATCACTGGGATTTTTTTATTATTGGTTAGCATATACTATTATGCTTAAAGTTGGAAAAAAAGATGAAAGTTTACATCAAATGTCATTAGCTGCATGTGTTATAGGAATTGGGGTAAGTTTCTTAGGATTTTTAATTATATCAGAAGGTAAATATTATTTATGGTTTAGTGATAAAATGATAGATACTTTTACATATTTAGCAATATTTGAAGCATTTTTTAAATGGGGTATACCGTTTCTTATTGTAAGTTCTTTATATGTTGGTTTAAGAGATGCTGCTATTATGAGAGAATATAATAGACTTATTGATAAATTAGAAAAACCTGTCGATATTGATAATACAATAAAAAAATAAATTAATCTAAACTTAAGCTCTTGTCCTTGATCTTAATGAGATAGGACGAGAGCTTTTCTAAATATCCATTATTTCTGAGTGTTTTAAACACTAAATTTTCTATTGAATATTCACCACCAGAATATAATCCAGTCTTCCTCATCGTACGTATTTTTTCTTTTAATTTTTCAAAACTTGTTATATCATCAGATTGACTTGAAATTAAGTCATCAATTTGATTCATAATTTCAGATGCTTTAATTTTAACTGCTGTCGTATCATATGTTGGATGAACATATTGTGGTACTATAAGCCAGTTATCTTGTTTTAAACTCCATACTCCAGATGCAATATGTGGTTCATTTGCATCTTGAACATATAATTCTACAGGTTGATCTTTTACTGTTATATTATGTGTTGAATTCCACAGTGATTTTTTAGCTTGAAAACAAGAATTAACAAACTCTGTTTTACAATCTGTGCATATATTATTTTTTGAAAAATCAACTATTATATGTAAATCAATGTCAGATAAACCTTCTACATAATTAAAACTAGCATTAGAACCAGTTATAATAATATCTTTAACATCTTGTTTAGGAATTTCTAAAAATTCTATAAACTCATTAGCTATATTATTTAAAGCATATTTTACATCATTTTTAAGTTTAGCATCACTGGGTTTTTCGGGATTATCCCAGAGTTTAATATTTAGTGTTTTATGATAATCAATTTTAGTATCTAAATTATTATAATCTAATTCTAGAATTAAAAATTCTTTAAATCCAGTTTTCATGATTAAATAAATAATAATAACGTTATATTTATATATTTATTAATTTATTAACAAAATTTTTATTCTTTTAGGAACAATAATGATAAAAAATAACCATATTGAAATTCAGCAAGATCAACAGACGCTTCCATTTGATATGATAAGTTTGGGATCTTTAGGATCTCATATGTTATTTGGTGAAATAGATGAAGATAAAAGTTGTGCAGCAGTTGAATTTATTATTAAGGCGAATTTACTTTTTGATTCCTCACAAGACTTAACATTATTTGTAAATAGTCCTGGTGGAACAGTTTCAGATGGTTGGTGTATTATAGACGCAATGGCAACGTCTAGATTAGATGTTCAAACAGTTGGTATTGGTTTAGTTGCATCAATGGGATTATTAATTACTAGTGCTGGAACTAAAGGAAAAAGAATATTAACAAAAAATACTGAAATTATGGCTCATCAATTCCATGGTTTTATTCATGGTAAATATCATGATTTAGTAGCAACTCAACGTTTTCATGAAAGATTAGAAAAACAATTTTTAGATCATTTTAAAAAACATTCTACAATGACCGAAAAACAAATAAAAGATATATTATTTTCACCATCTGATAGATGGTTAAATGCTAACGAAGCAAAGAAATATGGTCTTTGTGATATAGTTTCTGATTATTTTGTTATGAATAAAAAATAGATTATTTAGAAAATTTATCTAAATAACTGTTTATTCTATCTATTCCATTAAGAATTGCTTTAGCATAATTAGCATTTATAGATAAAGCATAATAATATCTATCCATAAGAATATTTTTTTCTTCTAATAATTCTGAAAACGTCATTGATTCCCATTTACTTGGATTAACTTGTTTTATTTCATCGTCTACTATCATTTTATTACCTCATACATTTATGTTTTTAGTATAAATATATTTATATCAATTTTAATATATATTTTATAAGGAAATTTATTATGAAACTTAATGAAATTAAACCAATACTTAATGAAGGACTTGTTCCTATTGAAATTTTTATGATGTTAAAAAACGTCATTAAATCTGGGAAAATAACAGATAATGCTCAGACTGTGTTAATGGCTAACTTAGTAGAAATGTTACGTTATAAGACACCAGATAAAGTTAGATATCTACGTGAACATCCAGCACCAAAAGAAATTTTTGAAACTATTAGAGATTTAGATCCATCATATCAAGTAAATTTAGCTGAATGGTTATATAATCAAATGGCATCTGCTGAATTATATGACACTCCTCAACAATGTCATTCAATGAATACATTAGAATGGATTAAATATGTTTTAAGAAAACAAGATTAAAATGAAACTACAAGAACTATTTTTAAAAGAAGAACAACAATTCTTAACCGATAAATCAGATATTGAGAATTGGTTAAAACCGATGAACATTAAAAATTATACCATTCATGATAATGGTATAGTTGATGTTAATGGTGATGTTAATATTTCTAATAAAAGATTAACATATATACCAGTTCAATTCGGTGAAGTAGATGGTTTTTTTGATTGTTCACTTAGTCAATTAAAATCATTACTAGGTGCACCTAGAGAAGTGGGTGGTAATTTTGATTGTTATCATAATCAATTAAAATCATTAGAAGGTGGACCAAGAGAAGTGGGTGGTTATTTTAATTGTTCACGTAATCAATTAACATCATTACAAGGTGCACCAAGAGAAATAAATGGCAATTTTTATTGTTATAGTAATAAATTAATATCATTACAAGGTGGACCAAGAGAAGTAGGTGGTTATTTTAATTGTTCAAATAATAAATTAACATCATTGAAAGATGCACCAAGAGAAGTAGGTCGTGATTTTATTTGTAAAAATAACAATTTTAAATCAGAACCAGACCATTCATTTATTAATATTGGTGGAGAATTTATCTGGGAATGAAACTACAAGAACTATTTTTAAAAGAAGAACAACATAAATTTTTAACCAATAAATCAGATATTGAGAATTGGTTAAAAAAGATGAACATTAAAAATTATACTATTCATGATAATGGTATTGTTGATGTTAATGGTAATGTTAATATTTCTAATAAAAGATTAACATATATACCAGTTCAATTTGGTGAAGTAGATGGTTATTTTTCATGTTCACATAATCAATTAATATCATTGCAAGGTGCACCTAGAGCAGTTCGTGATGGTTTTTATTGTCATGGTAATAAATTAACATCATTACAAGGTACACCAAAAGAAGTAGGTGGTAATTTTGATTGTTCAGATAATCAATTAACATCATTACAGAATGCACCAAGAGAAGTGGGTGGTTATTTTAATTGTTCACGTAATCAATTAACATCATTACAAGGTGCACCAAGAGAAATAAATGGCAATTTTTATTGTTATAGTAATAAATTAATATCATTACAAGGTGGACCAAAAAAAGTTGGTGGTTATTTTAATTGTTCAAATAATCAATTAACATCATTAGAAGGTGGACCAAAAGAAGTTGGTGGTTTTTATTGTTCAGATAATCAATTAACGTCATTATATGGTGCACCAAGAGAAGTAGGTCATGATTTTATTTGTAAAAATAACAATTTTAAATCAGAACCAGACCATTCATTTATTAATATTGGTGGAGAATTTATCTGGAAATGAAACTACAAGAATTATTTTTAAAAGAAGAACAACAATTCTTAACCGATAAATCAGATATTGAGAATTGGTTAAAAGAAATGTATATTAAAAATTATACAATTCATGATAATGGTATAGTTGATGTTAATGGTAATGTTGGTATTTCTAATAAAAGATTAACATATCTACGAGTTCAATTTGGTGAAATAGATGGTTATTTTTCATGTTCACATAATCAATTAATATCATTGCAAGGTGCGCCTAGAGCAGTTCGTGATAGTTTTTATTGTCATGGTAATAAATTAACATCATTAGAAGGTGCACCAAAAGAAGTAGGTGGTAATTTTGATTGTTCGTTTAATAAATTAACATCATTACAAGGTGGACCAATAGAAATAAATGGTGATTTTAATTGTTCATATAATGATTTAACATCATTAGAAGGTGCACCAAAAGAAGTAGGTGGTAATTTTGATTGTTCAGATAATCAATTAACATCTTTACAAGGTGGACCAAGGGAAGTAGGTGGTGATTTTTATTGTTCACGTAATCAATTAACATCTTTACAAGGTGGACCAAGGGAAGTAGGTGGTGATTTTTATTGTTCACGTAATCAATTAACATCATTACATGGTGGACCAAGAGAAGTTGGTGGTTATTTTAATTGTTCAAATAATCAATTAACATCATTATATGGTGCACCAAGAGAAGTTGGTGGTAGTTTTTATTGTTCAGATAATCAATTAACATCATTACAAGGTGCACCAAAAGAAGTAGGTCATAATTTTATTTGTAAAAATAACAATTTTAAATCAGAACCAAATCATTCATTTATTAATATTGGTGGAGAATTTACCTGGAAATGAAACTACAAGAACTATTTTTAAAAGAAGAACAACATAAATTTTTAACCGATAAATCAGATATTGAGAATTGGTTAAAACAGATGAACATTAAAAATTATACTATTCATGATAATGGTATTGTTGATGTTAATGGTGATGTTAATATTTCTTTTAAAAAATTAACATATATACCAGTCCAATTTGGTGAAGTAGATGGCAATTTTAGTTGCTCAGATAATAAATTAACATCATTACATGGTGCGCCAAGGGAAGTAGGTGGAGGTTTTTATTGTAATAACAATAAATTAACATCATTAGAAGGTGCACCAATAGAAGTAGCTAACACGTTTGATTGTCATAATAACCAATTAAAATCGTTACAAGGTGCACCAAGGGAAGTAGGTGGCTATTTTATTTGTTCGCGTAATCAATTAACATCATTAGAAGGTGGACCAAAAGAAGTAGGTGGTTATTTTGATTGTCATAATAATCAATTAAAATCATTACAAGGTGCACCAAGAGAAGTAGGTGGTGGTTTTTATTGTAATAACAATAAATTAACATCATTACACGGTTCACCAATAGAAGTAGCTAACACGTTTGATTGTTCATATAATTATTTAACATCTTTACAAAGTGCACCAAGGGAAGTAGGTCGTGATTTTTATTGTTCAAATAATAAATTAACATCATTGAAAGGTGCACCAAGAGAAATAAATGGCAATTTTTATTGTTATAGTAATAAATTAATATCATTAGAAGGTGCGCCAATGGAAGTAGGTGATGGTTTTTATTGTTATCATAATCAATTAACATCATTACACGGTGCACCAAAAGAAATAGGTGGTGATTTTAATTGTTCAAATAATAAATTAACATCATTAGAAGGTGGACCAAGAGAAGTTGGTGGTTATTTTGATTGTGCACATAATCAATTAACATCATTATATGGTGCACCAAGGGAAGTAGGTCGTGATTTTATTTGTAAAAATAACAATTTTAAATCACAACCTGATCATTCATTTATTAATATTGGGGGAGGTTTTATCTGGAAATGAAACTACAAGAACTATTTTTAAAAGAAGAACAACAATTCTTAACAGATAAACAAGAAATAGAAAATTGGTTAAAAAAGATGAACATTAAAAATTATACCATTCATGATAATGGTATTGTTGATGTTAATGGTAATGTTAATATTTCTTTTAAAAAATTAACATATATACCAGTTCAATTTGGTGAAGTAGATGGTAATTTTGACTGTTCATATAATAATTTAACATCATTAAAAGGTGGGCCAAGTGAAGTGGGTGGTACTTTTAGTTGTTCATTTAATGATTTAACATCTTTACAAGGCGCACCAAGAGAAGTAGGTCGTAATTTTGATTGTTCAGATAATAAATTAACAACATTACGGGGTGCACCAAGAGAAATAAATGGTAATTTTGATTGTTATAGTAATAAATTAACATCATTACAAGGATCACCAAAAGAAGTGGGTGGTGATTTTGATTGTTCAAATAACAATTTTAAATCAGAACCTGATTATTCATTTATTAATATTGGTGGAGAATTTATCTGGAAATGAAATTACAAGAACTATTTTTAAAAGAAGAACAACATAAATTTTTAACCAATAAATCAGATATTGAGAATTGGTTAAAAGAAATGGAAATTGAAAATTATACCATTCATGATAATGGTATCGTTGATGTTAATGGAGATGTTGATATTTCTAATAAAAAATTAGAATATATACCAGTTCAATTTGGTGAAGTAGATGGTATTTTTGATTGTTCATATAATCAATTAACATCATTAAAAGGTACACCAAGGGAAGTAGGTGGTGGTTTTTATTGTAATAACAATAAATTAACATCATTAGAAGGTGCACCAAGAGAAGTAGGTGGTTATTTTAATTGTTCAGATAATCAATTAACATCTTTACAAGGTGGACCAAGAGAAGTAGGTGGTGATTTTTATTGTTCACGTAATCAATTAACATCATTACATGGTGGACCAAGAGAAGTTGGTGGTTATTTTAATTGTTCAAATAATCAATTAACATCATTAGAAGGTGGACCAAGAAAAGTTGGTGGTTATTTTAATTGTTCAAATAATCAATTAACATCATTAGAAGGTGGACCAATGGAAGTAGGTCGTGATTTTATTTGTAAAAATAACAATTTTAAATCAGAACCAGATCATTCATTTATTAATATTGGTGGAGAATTTACCTGGAAATGAAACTACAAGAACTATTTTTAAAAGAAGAACAACATAAATTTTTAACCGATAAACAAGAAATAGAGAATTGGTTAAAAGAAATGTATATTAAAAATTATACAATTCATGATAATGGTATAGTTGATGTTAATGGTGATGTTAATATTTCTTTTAAAGAATTAACATATATACCAATCCAATTTGGTGAAGTAGATGGTAATTTTGGTTGCTCAAATAATAAATTAACATCATTACATGGTGCACCAAGGGAAGTAGGTGGTGGTTTTTATTGTAATAACAATAAATTAACATCATTAGAAAGTGCACCAAGAGAAATAGGTGGTAATTTTGATTGTTCAGATAATCAATTAACATTATTACAAGGTGCACCAAGAGAAGTAGGTGGTGATTTTTATTGTTCAAATAATAAATTAACATCATTGAAAGGTGCACCAAGAGAAATAAATGGCAATTTTTATTGTTATAGTAATAAATTAATATCATTACAAGATGGACCAAGAGAAGTAGATGGTTATTTTGATTGTCATAATAATCAATTAAAATCATTACAAGGTGCACCAAGGGAAGTAGGTGGTGGTTTTTATTGTAATAACAATAAATTAACATCATTACACGGTTCACCAATAGAAGTAGCTAACACGTTTGATTGTTCAGATAATCAATTAACATCATTAGAAGGTGCACCAAGGGAAGTAGGTCGTGATTTTTATTGTTCAAATAATAAATTAACATCATTAAAAGGTGCACCAAAAGAAGTAGGTGGTGATTTTTATTGTATGTATAACAATTTTAAATCAGAACCAGACCATTCATTTATTAATATTGGTGGAGAATTTATCTGGAAATGAAACTACAAGAACTATTTTTAAAAGAAGAACAACATAAATTTTTAACCAATAAATCAGATATTGAGAATTGGTTAAAAGAAATGGAAATTGAAAATTATACCATACATGATAATGGTATAGTTGATGTTAATGGAGATGTTAATATTTCTAATAGAAATTTAACACATATACCAGTCCAATTTGGTGAAGTAGATGGTGTTTTTGATTGTTCATATAATCAATTAACATCATTAAAAGGTACACCAAGAGAAATTAATATTAGTTTTTATTGTTTTAATAATAAATTAACATCACTAGAAGGCGCACCAAGAGAAGTAGGTGGAGATTTCATGTGTAATAATAATGAATTAATAACATTACATGGTGGACCAAGAGAAGTTAGTGGTGGTTTTCGTTGTTCGCATAATAAATTAACATCATTAAAAGGTGCACCAATATATGTTGGTAGTTTTTTTGATTGTACAGATAATCAATTAACATCATTACAAGGTGGACCAAAATATATTGGTAGTAATTTTTATTGTTATAGCAATAAATTGATATCATTAAAAGATGCACCAAGAGAAGTGGGTTGTGATTTTGATTGTTCACATAACAATTTTAAATCAGAACCTGATCATTCATTTATTAATATTGGGGGAGATTTTATCTGGAAATGAAACTACAAGAACTATTTTTAAAAGAAGAACAACAATTCTTAACCGATAAACAAGAAATAGAGAATTGGTTAAAAAAGATGAACATTAATGAAAATTATACCATTCATGATAATGGTATCGTTGATGTTAATGGTGATGTTAATATTTCTAATAAAAAATTAGAATATATACCAGTTCAATTTGGTGAAGTAGATGGTGTTTTTGATTGTTCATATAATCAATTAACGTCATTAAAAGGTGGACCAAAGGAAGTAGGTGATGATTTTTATTGTTCAAATAATCAATTAACATCATTACAAGGTGCACCAAGAGAAGTAAGTGGTAATTTTAATTGTTCAGATAATAAATTAACAACATTACAGGATGCACCAAGAGAAATAAATGGTAATTTTGATTGTTCATTTAATAAATTAACATCATTAAAAGGGTCGCCAATAAAAGTAGGTGGTAATTTTGATTGTTATAATAATCAATTAAAATCATTAGAAGGTGGACCAATAGAAATTGATGGTGTTTTTAATTGTTCATATAATCAATTAACATCATTACGCGGTGCACCAAGAGAAATAGATAGTGATTTTATATGTTCACATAATCAATTAACATCATTACAGGGTGGACCAAAAGAAGTTGGTGGCTTTTTTGATTGTTCATATAATAAATTAACAACATTAGAAGGTGCACCAAGAGAAGTAAGTGATAATTTTATCTGTTATTATAATAAATTAACATCATTAAAAGGTGGACCAAAATATGTTGGTAATAATTTTTATTGTTATGGCAATAAATTGGTATCATTAGAAGGTGCACCAAAAGAAGTGGGTGGTGATTTTAATTGTTCATATAACAATTTTAAATCAGAACCTGATCATTCATTTATTGATATTAGTGGAGAATTTATCTGGAAATGAAACTACAAGAATTATTTTTAAAAGAAGAAGAACATAAATTATTAACCAATAAACAAGAAATAGAAAATTGGTTAAAAAAAATGAAAATTAAAAACTATAACATTCATGATAATGGTATAGTTGATGTTAATGGAGATGTTGATATTCATTTTAAAAAATTAACATATATACCAGTTCAATTTGGTAATGTGAATGGTTATTTTAATTGTTCATTTAATAAATTAACATCATTAAAAGGATCGCCAAGAAAAGTAGGTGGTAATTTTGAGTGTTATAATAATCAATTAAAATCATTAGAAGGTGGACCAATAGAAGTTGATGGTGTTTTTGATTGTTCATATAATCAATTAATATCATTACAAGGTGCACCAAGAGAAATTAACATTGGTTTTTATTGTTTTAATAATCTATTAACATCATTACTAGGTGCGCCAAAAGAAGTAGGTGGTAATTTTGATTGTCATATAAATAAATTAACATCACTAGAAGGCGCACCAAGAGAAGTAGGTGGAGATTTCATGTGTAATAATAATGAATTAATAACATTACACGGTGGACCAAGAGAAGTTAGTGGTGGTTTTCATTGTTCGCATAATAAATTAACATCATTAAAAGGTGCACCAATATATGTTGGTAGTTTTTTTGATTGTTCAAATAATAAATTAACATCATTAGAAGGTGCACCAAAAGAAGTAGGTGGTAATTTTTTTTGTAAATATAACAATTTTAAATCAGAACCAGATCATTCATTTATTGATATTAACGGAAAATTTATTTGGAAATGAAACTACAAGAACTATTTTTAAAAGAAGAACAACAATTCTTAACTAATAAACAAGAAATAGAGAATTGGTTAAATAAATTATATATTGAAAATTATATTATTCATGATAATGGTATAGTTGATGTTAATGGTAATGTTGGTATTTCTAATAAAAGATTAACATATCTACGAGTTCAATTTGGTGAAGTAGATGGTTATTTTTCATGTTCACATAATCAATTAATATCATTGCAAGGTGCGCCTAGAGCAGTTCGTGATGGTTTTTATTGTCATGGTAATAAATTAACATCATTGCAAGGTGCACCAAAAGAAGTAGGTGGTAATTTTGATTGTTCAGATAATCAATTAATATCTTTACAAGGTGGACCAAGAGAAGTGGGTGGTTATTTTAATTGTTCAGATAATCAATTAACATCATTACAAGGTGCACCAAAAGAAGTAGGTCGTAATTTTATTTGTAAAAATAACAATTTTAAATCAGAACCAAATCATTCATTTATTAATATTGGTGGAGAATTTATCTGGAAATGAAACTACAAGAATTATTTTTAAAAGAAGAACAACATAAATTTTTAACCGATAAACAAGAAATAGAGAATTGGTTAAAAGAAATGTATATTAAAAATTATACAATTCATGATAATGGTATAGTTGATGTTAATGGAGATGTTGATATTTCTAATAAAAAATTAGAATATATACCAGTTCAATTTGGTGAAGTAGATGGTAATTTTAATTGTTCACTTAGTCAATTAAAATCATTACTAGGTGCACCAAGAGAAGTGGGTGGTAATTTTGATTGTTCATTTAATATTTTAAAATCATTAGAAGGTGCGCCAAAATATGTTGGTGGTGATTTTGATTGTCATGATAATCAATTAAAATCATTAAAAGGTGCACCAAGAGAAGTAAATAATGATTTTAATTGTTCATATAATGATTTAACATCTTTACAAGGTGCACCAATGGAAGTAAGTGGTGATTTTTATTGTTCAAATAATAAATTAACATCATTACTAGGTGCGCCAAAAGAGATAGATGGTGATTTTAATTGTTCAGATAATAAATTAACATCATTAGAAGGTGGACCAAAAGAAGTGAGTGGCAATTTTAATTGTTCAAATAATCTATTAACATCATTACTAGGTGCACCAAGAGAAGTAGGTGACAATTTTACATGTTATAGTAATAAATTAACTTCATTAAAAGGTGCACCAAAAGAAATAGGTGGTAATTTTGATTGTTCAAATAATCTATTAACATCATTACTAGGTGCACCAAGAGAAGTTGGTGGTGGTTTTTATTGTTTTAATAATAATTTTAAATCAGAGCCAGATCATTCATTTATTAATGTTGGTGGAGGTTTTATCTGGGAATGGAACTAAATAACAATTTTGAATCAAAACCAGATAAATCATTTATTGATATCAAAAATATTTGTTTATCAAATTTAATTTAATTTTTAATAAAAATATTTTTATGAAATTTTAATTAATTATGACAGGTTATAAATAATTTAAAATATGTTCATAACACTATTAAAGAAAGGAGGAATAACAAAATTAAGTTAATATATTATAATAAAATGGGTTTATCTGTTAATTTAACAGAGAGGTAATAAAATAATGTCAAAAAGATTAAAAGGTAATTTAACTAATTCAAAACAAAAATATCCATCATCTATCGAAAAAGAAATATTTATAAAACATAAAATAAATGCAAAAAATACAGCCCAACAATTATATTTAGATTTTTTAAGAGAAACACCAATCACAATATGTTTAGGTCCTGCTGGATCAGGAAAAACATATCTAGTAACAGCAATCGCATTAGAAAAATTATTATCAAAAGAAGTTAATCGTATAGTAATAACTCGTCCTGTTGTAGAAGCAGGTGAACATTTAGGTTATTTACCAGGTACATTAAGTGAAAAACTTCATCCATATCTGTTACCATTGCTTGATAGCATAGAAGATCATATAGGTCCTACAATGACGAAAAAACTATTTGATAACAATAAAATAGAAATAGCACCATTAGCATTTATGAGGGGAAGAACATTTAATAATTGTTTCGTAATATTAGATGAAGCACAAAATGCAACAAAAGAACAGATTAAAATGTTTATTACAAGAATTGGGTTTAATTCATATTTTGCTATTAATGGAGATAGTTCTCAATCAGATTTACCTAATAAATTTGATAATGGATTAATATGGATATCAAATAAATTAAAAGGTGTTAGCTCTGATATTATAGTTCATGAATTTAATAAAAAAGATGTTGTACGGCATCCATTGATTGAAACTATTCTAACACATTTAGAATCATCTAAAAAATGAATTTATTATTCTTAAATAAATTAAAAATATTAAAAAATGTATTTTTATATAAATATATTTATTATATATAGTATATTAAATAAATCTGAAAATACCGGCGGATTTATTTAACTTTTTGTGAACCGGCGCAAATAGAGGAATAAAATTATGGCATACGTTTTAAATTGGTCAGACATTGTTAAAGGTACAATTATACTAAATCCTTTAGCAGTTGATACCACATCAACAAGTATTACTTTATTTGGTAAAGGTGCACCAAATTATGGTGAAGGTCAACAAGAAGGCATTCTTAAAATCCTAGAAAATTTTGCTTCTCCTAATCCACCACCACACCCAACTCACGGGCAAATTTGGTTTAATACTGGAGACAGAGTTCCATATATTTATGACACAAATAATACTTGGAAGCCAATAGGTGGTATTTGTGTTGTATCTCCAACAGCACCAACAAATGTTGTAACAGGACTTTTATGGTGGGATAGTGATGATGAAATAATGTGGGTATGGGATGGATCAGCATGGAAAAAGGTTAGTAGTAATTTTGTTGCAGTTGCATATTTAGAAGAATATAATTCATTAGTTGATTTATATAATCAAATAGCTGGAACACCAACTGGACCACTAAGCTCTGGATGTTCAACAGTATTTGGTTATGGTCAGAATAATTTACCACATCTAACATCAATGACAAATTTAGATTGGATAAATTTATTAAATAAATTTAGAAATATTGCAAACCATCAAGGAGTAAGTAGTGCAAATATAAGTACGCGTGGATTTATTTATGATCATACTTCAAATATTCAATGTGGTATTACAACATTATTAAATGAATTCAATAATACTCAAATTAATATTAACGATTTATTTACTACACGATTCCAAGCAACATCATTAGAATCAAGTAATGCAGGTGGATTCCATCAATCAACAAGTGTTTGGGGAACCACAAAATATCATGAAGTATTTATACAATTTACAAATGCTAATCACATGAAAGCATTTTTTAATTCTGGTGGAAGAATTCAAATCACACCAGATTTAAATCCTACACCACCACCAGATCCTATAAATTTAGCATATGATGCACTTTTAGCATCAATTGGAACTATTACTATTTCTGCATGTAATACAACAGCTTCATTAATGTCGGGTGTTGGAGTACAGGGTTTCTATAATATGACTACATCATATCAGACATATTTTGAAGCGCATGTTGGTGGAAATCCATTAGACAATGGTTATAAGGTTCAATGTAAAATAGAAAATGGAAAAGATATAAGAGTATATATAGAATTTGATATGACAAATATGTATTATTATTCAGGGATTGATGGAACAATAACATCTGATGTAACACAAGTTAAAGCATCTGAGTTATATCTAAACGATCCAGAAATAGCATTTGCTACTATGTCTAGTACATCTAATATATAAAAAATATTAAAAATAAATTTTTAGAATTTTATGGCTAAGAATGAAAATCTTAGCCATAAATATTTTTATATTTTATAAAGGATAATAATATGTCAGATACTACTACAATGAATGCTATAGATGAAAGATTAGCTGCTGCATTAGAAGCATCTAACTATAGAGTAACTTTACAATTACAAAAAAATGCATCTAAATTAAAACTTAAAAGTGATTTAACATTTTCAATTAATGGTGGTATATTTACTGCCGATAGAGATTTAATTTCATTTGTTTCAGCATTATTAAATTTAAACAAACAAGAAGCAGTGTTATTAGATAATAACGATAACCCAATAAAAATAGATAATCTAAAAAACTTTTTAGAAGAATTAGTAGAATTATATAATGCTGGAATGGATGAACATTTAAAAGAATATAATAGATTAAAATCAGCTAGAACTACATCAAAAGTTGTTACTTGGTGATAATATATGTCAAAACGTGGAATAGTTTTTTTTGCTATCAATAATGATCGTATTGATTACTTAAAATTAGTACATCTTGCTGGAAGTCTTGTTAATAAAAATATGCATGGGATTCCCATATCAATAATTACTGATGATTACAGTATTGGATGGGATTATTTTAAAAATAATCAAAAACAATTTGAATCAATTTTTGATAATATTATCATATTTAATGATGATTCAATTTTAAATAATAAAAATATTCGAGTATATAGAGATACACAATATCACTCAATAAATGCAGAATTTAAAAATAAATCCAGATCTGAAATATATAAATTATCACCATATGATGAAACACTTTTGTTAGATGTTGATTATTTTGTTTTAAATGATGTTTTGAATACAATATGGGGTTGTGAAGAGGATATTTTAATAAATTCAGATGCAATAAATTTACATTATGAAAAACTTACTGGCCCAGAATTTAGATTAAATCCATATGGAATTAAAATGTTTTGGGCAACTGCCATTTATTTCAAGAAAACGCCAAGGGTTAAACTTTTATTTGATTTTGTTGAACATATTAAAAATCATTGGGAATTTTATAAATTAGTTTATGACTTTCCTGGTAGTTTATTTAGAAATGATTATGCATTTTCTATAGCATTACATGTATTAAATGGTTTTCTAGAAAATGATGAAATTAAACCATTACCTGGTGGGCCATTATTAACATTAACTGATCAAGATCAATTATATAAATTTAAAAATAAAAATGAAATATGTGTATTTGTTAATGATATGAAAGAAAAATGGAAATTTTACGCATCTACAATAAAAGGAATAAACATTCATTGTATGAATAAACTGTCTATATTAAATAATTTTGATAATATAATGAGAGTTATAAATGAGTAAGGGATTTTTTACTATTGCTCAAGGAAAGCAATACCAACGAATGGCATATGGTCTTGCATTGTCATTAAAATTAAGTCAAAAAAAATATTCAAATTTATCAATAGGTGTAACAAAACAAGAAATCAAAAAAATACCATCAAAATATAAAATGGTATTCGATGAAATAGTCGAAATACCATGGAAAGATGATGCAAAAAAATCAAAATGGAAACTCGAAAATGAATGGAAATCCATTTATATGTCTCCATATGATGAAACAATAAAATTAGATGCAGATATGCTTTTCTTTACAGACATAACTAATTGGTGGTCTATATTAGAAGGAAATGAAGCTGTATTCACAACGGACGTTTTAACATATAGAAACGAAAAAGCTACATCAACATATTATAGAAAAGTTTTTGTTGAAAATAATTTACCTAATGTATATTCTGCATTTTTTTATTTTAAGAAAACAGATAAAGTTTTTGAATTTTTTAAATTATCAGAATTGATATTTAATAATTGGCAGAAATTTTTTGAAGAATTTTTAGAACCAATTCATAGACCACATTATGTTAGTACAGATGTTGTTTTTGCTATAGCTGCTAAAATATTAGAATTTGAAGAATTAAATCATAATAGAAATATTTTGATGCCAACTTTCGTGCATATGAAAACAAAAATGCAAAATTGGCCAGATGATATTTATTCAAATGAAGACTGGACAAAAATGATACCAGTATATTTTACGCCAGAATGTATATGCAAAATAGGAAACTATTTACAAATATATCCTTTACATTATTATGTAAAGAATTTTTTAACAGACGAAAAAATTTATTATATGGAGAAAAAATTAGGTGTCTAAATATTATTGTTTTTATGATACTAAAATCAATAAAATTTTAAGAATATCTCCTGTAAAAAAATCAAGAGATACAGATACTAAATATACTGTGTGTTTTGAAATTGATGAATCATTAGCCAATGATATTTTAATAGGTAAAAAATCATATAAATCATTGATTGTTTTTAAATCATATGATAATAAATATTCATTATTAGAAAAAGAAATGGCTATTAAAAAAGTTGAAAAAGCGATCAATTTAATAGACACATTACCTTTAGTAGAAATAATTGAAAATAATGTAAATAAAAAATTTAGTTCTGTTGATATAAAATTAATATTTTATAAAAAATCAAAAAAAATTAAAATTTTTATTTCTAATGAAATAAAAGATTTAATTAAAGAACCTATATGCTTTTATATAACTGGTAAAAATGATCCGTCTAATTTATTACGTATTATTTATTTAGATAAATTAAATGATAATACATTTAATATAGATTATATACGTGATCAATATTCAATATTTACAAAAAGAATATTTAATAATTATTATATGGAGTTTTTAAATGAGTAAAGAATATAATATGACAGAATTTGATATTTTTTTCATATCATATGATGAACCAAGATGTGAAGAATTTTGGGCAAATCTTTTAAATTTTGCACCATGGGCTAAACGTGTTCATGGTGTAAAAGGTTTTGATAATGCTCATAAAGCATGTGCAAATCAATCTGAAACAGATAGATTTATTACAGTAGATGGTGATAATTTAATAGATGAAAAATTTTTAGAAAATAAAATAAATATTCCAGAAATATATAATGACTGTGTTTTTTCGTGGGCTGGTAAAAATTTTATTAATGGTTTAGTTTATGGAAATGGTGGTTTAAAACTTTGGACAAAAGATTTCGTTTTAAATATGAAAACACACGAAAATGCAGAACGAGATGAAGAAACTGTTGATTTTTGTTGGGATAAAAAATATATCCAATTAAATAATATATATTCAACAACATATCCAAATGGTTCACCATTTCAAGCATTTAGAGCGGGTATGAGAGAAGGTGTAAAAATGTCCCTTGATAGGGGTAAAAAAATACCACCAAATCTCATTAAAACAACGATACATGAAAAAAATCTTAAAAGGTTAATAATTTGGATGTCTGTTGGTGCAGATGTTGAAAATGGTTTATGGTCTATATATGGTTCAAGGCTTGGTTTATATATGGCCAATTTGACAGATTGGGATATAAGCTCAATAAGTAATTATGATTGGTTTAAAGATTTTTGGAATAATGAAATTAAAGATAAATTTATTGGAAAAGATTATTATTGTAAATATACTAAATATTCATGGTCAAAAGATTTATTAATAAAAGAAATTATTAAAATAGGTGAAAATATACAAAAACACACTGGATTAGATATTGCATTATTAGATGAAAACCAAAGTAAATTTTTTAAATACGTTTATGAAAATCCAAGACGCACCGGAATATTAACAACAGAATTTGAGGCCGATAATGGAGTAAAATAATGTTATCAAATAAAGAACACCTAGACAAAGTTAAAAAATTTAAAGAAAAATTAGATTCTGTGTCACCAACATTTTGTTTAGCGAAATGGTTACAAGTTACTACTAATTTATATAATGGAACAACACATTCGTGTCATCATCCAACTTCGCATAAAATAGATGAAAATGATTTATTAAATAACCCTAATTCACTACATAATACGCCAATAAAAATTTTTGCTAGAAAAGAAATGTTGGAAGGTATTCAAACTAAAGAATGTCAATATTGTTGGAATATTGAAAATCTTCCAGAAAAAACAATAAGTGATAGAATATATAAAAGTTCTAGTAGTTGGGCTGCTCCATATTTTTATAAAGTTTTAGATTCTAAATTGGGTGAAAACATTAATCCAACATATATGGAAATAGCGTTTGAAAATATATGTAATTTTAAATGCACATATTGTATGCCAGATATTTCATCTAGATGGATGGAAGAAATACAACATCATGGGCCATACAAATTATCAGAATATGAATTACATAATTTAGATTATCTAAAAAGAATTGGAAGATTTCCAATTCATCATAAGGAATATAATCCATATATTGAAGCATTTTGGAAATGGTGGCCAACTTTATACAATGATTTACATACATTTAGAATAACTGGTGGAGAACCATTATTATCAGAAAATACATGGAAAATATTAGATTATATCAAAGACAATCCAAGAAAAGAATTAACATTTGCTATTAATAGTAATATGGGAATTCCACATGATTTAGTTCTTAAATTAATATCATACTCAAATGATATTATTAAAAATAATAAGGTAAAAGCATTTATGTTATTTACTAGCGCTGAATCAATAGAAAAACAATGTGAATATATAAGATATGGTATGGATTGGACGTTATTTTGTAAAAATATAGAAACATATTTAGAAATGACAGATAAAAGAGCAAGAATTAATTTTATGGTAACAGCTAATTTATTAGGATCACCAAGTTTTAAAAAATTTTTAGAATTTATATTAAAATTAAGACAAAAACATAACATAACAAATGCTTATAATAGAGTAAGCATTAATATACCATATTTAAGACATCCACCATTTATATCTGTTACACAATTGCCAAATGAATTAAAAAAGAAATACACAGAAGAATGGAAAGATTTTGTTAGATCTAATTCAGATAATAAAAAAATTGGTATGTTTTATTTAGAAGAAATAGATCAAATAGATAGATTGTGTGCATATATGAATTCTAAAGAACCAGAAAAAACATTAATGAAAGATTTTTATTTATATTATACAGAAGCTGATAAAAGAAGAAAAACAAATTTCGTTGAAACATTTCCAGAATTAGAAAATTATTTTTATGAATGTAGAGATATTACACTATGATGATGGATGTTATTTTTATTTCATATGATGAACCAAATGCAGATGAAAATTGGAATAAACTTGTTTCTGTTTTTCAAAATGCAAAGCGTGTGCATGGAATAAATGGAATATTTAATGCTCATAAAAAAGCTGCTGAAATATCAAACACACAATTATTTTATGTTATAGATGGTGATGCAGAAATATTACCAAATTTTGATTTTTCATATAAACCACCTGTTGGTATACGTAATTTAACACATGTTTGGAGAAGTAAAAATCCAGTAAATGATTTAGATTATGGTTATGGTGGTGTAAAGATATTATCTAAAAATTTTTTTAAAATACAAAATAATAATAAAACATTAATAGATGTTACTAGTAATATTTCAGATGGTCTTTATATTCATAATGATATAGCAAGTATTACAAATTTTAATTCTAGCCCATTTCACGCTTGGCGAGGTGCATTTAGAGAATGTGTTAAATTAGCAAGTAAATCTATAAATGGACAAATAGATCATGAAACAGAACATAGATTAAATATTTGGTGTACAGTTGGTAATGATAAAAAATTTGGCCAATTTGTTATAGATGGTGCAAATGCCGGTAAAAAATATGGATTAGAAAATAAAAATGAAAAAGAAAAATTGATGTTAATTAATAATTTTGATTGGTTAAAGAAACAGTTCTATGAATACTATAATAATTGAACCAAATAAACATATTGGTATATTAAGTTATCCAAGAACTGGATCTACAATTCTTCAAGAATTTTTATGTTATGCATTTAATAAACAAAACTTTTATGAAATGTTAAACTTGCATAACACTCATATATTTAAATTAAATAAAAATAATTTAGAAATTTTAGATATCAAGCATAATTTTTTAGATATTATACGTAATTTAAATCCAAAAATAGAATTTAATAATAGAATAGATATATTAAATAAATTAGCATTAAATAACATATATGGAGTATTTAAAGTTTTTGATATATATAAATGAATATTCTGAATTAACTACAAAATTAAAAGCAGACAATATTCAATTAATTCGATTAGAACGAAAAAATAAATTATCAGCATTATTATCAAGATATATATGTGATCATTTAAAGATTTGGCAAGTAACATCACCAGATATATCCAAAAATATACAAGAAAATTTAAAATCTAATAAAATAACAATTAATATTAACACACTTAAAAAAGATTTATTTTTTATGGTTAAAGCATTTAGATATAAAAATATAATGTTTAAAGAAGTCCCGATTATATATTTCGAAGATTTTGAAAATAACCCAGATGAATATTTAAGATTTAAATTTAACGTTGATAAAAAATTTAGTACTAATAGTGAACGATTTACAAAAAAACCCGAACAATATTTTAAAAATATTGATGCTATTTATCGAGTATATGAATCTTATTATAATTTTTTTGAAATAAATATTTAAAACAATGTACTTAATCATTAGAATGTATTATAATAGCAAACAATAGAAATATTTTATACTAAAAACATATGACAAAACTTATAGCATTCTGCGGTACTCATGGTACTGGTAAATCAAGCACTATAAAAAAACTATCAGATATGTATTCAAATTTTATATATGAAGATACTTTTAAAGTGTCTAGAACATGTCAAGAAAAATTAGGATATTCAAAATTAGATGAAGCTTATGAAACTATCCCAAAAATGAAACAATTTCAAGAATTGATTTTAAAAGAAAAACGTAAATCAGATTACAATATTTTATTGTCATCTAATAAATCTATTTCTATAACTGAACGTTCATATTTAGATATTGCAGCATATGCAAAAGAATGGGTTACCCGTTTATGTTTAAATAAAAATATTTCAGAAGCTGATATTTTAGATTTACATTCTTGGTATAAAAATTATTTTGAAAGATGTTGTGAAATGATGTCTTTATATAGTGGTTTAATTCTTGTTTATCCATTAGATAATATTGAATTTGAAAAAGATCCAAATAGGGCAGATTTAGCTTCACGTGATAATATTCATAATTTTATAATTGATAAATTAACATCAAATAAGTTATGTTTTAATTTACCAATATTGCATTTAAAATCTGATACTTTAAATGAACGTGTACAAATTTGTATAAATTATATTAATGAATTACTTAATTCAAAAGTAATATAACTTTGATTATAATACAAGTTTAACCAAATTTTTATAAAATAATAAATTATGTCTAATTTATTTGGAACCGTTTATACAAAATCTGGATTTATCCCAAAATATGGATTATGTATTGATTGGGAAACAAGTGGATCTAATTTTGATGGAGATTCTAGTATTGATTATCAAGGTATTGCATTTGGTGCAGCAGTTTTCAATACTGATGATTTTTCAATTGTTGATAAAATGAAACGATATATTAAATTTGATAATAAAAAATATAAATGGTCAAATGATGCAGAAAAAATTCATGGTTTAACACGCGAATTTCTTGATAAAAATGGCAAAACACAAGAAGAAGCAGCAATAGATTTAGGAAATTTTGTATTAACGTATTTTGGCATAACACCAAAAGTTTTAATTTTGGGGCACAATGTTGATTTTGATATAGCATTTACGAAACAATTATTAGAACCATATGATATAATGTTTAAAATTCATCATGTTAAATTAGATACTTCTTCTGCCGGATTGATAGCATTTAACAAATTTAAATCAAATGATTTATTTAAATTAATAGGATTAGAAAATAGAAATGAACACGATCCATTACAAGATGTTGAATACACAATTGAATTAGCAAAAAGTATTCGTTTATTAATAAATTATGCGTTAGAAAAATAATGAAATTAAATATTTTAAATACGTATGTTTATGATAGAACTAAAGTACGTTTGTACGTTTAACTTGTAGACCATAGAAGGAAACCGAGATACCTTTGGTGAAAACATGGGAGAAATTGCATTCTTGGGTTTAAAACTCGAAATTAAAATATAGAGTTCAAATTCCAGATTAATCGATTTTTAAAATTTTTCAATCATCAACTAGTTTGGTTGGTATTTTTTATAAGTTTTGTATATGTTTATATAGTTTATACAAATTTATATGGAAAATTTATTTTAAAATGTATCCAAATTTTGTATTTGTTGTGAAATAAAATCTATATAGATAAAGATTTAACTTGGTCAAAATGGATAAAACAATCTGAATTGTATACAATTTTTAATATGAATGTTGAAGAAAAATATTTATTAATGGAGGATTAAAAATGTCATATCATATTGTTTCAACTAAACAATTAGCATTTGTTGCATTATTAATATGTATTTTGACAATAAGTGGTATTGAAATAAATAATATAATAAAAGAATATTATTCACTACCAGAAGTTGTTATTAAAAGTAGTGATAATTCTTGTATAAAAGTTATTAACTATAAAAATGGAGAATCATATAATTGCCAAGATGTTGATATTATTTTACGTAATTATAGAAAGGTTGTTAAACAAGAATGAAAAACTTTTCAGAATATAAATGTGACACATGTAAAAGAACAATAATATTAGAAAATGATATTAAGAGGTTTTTTGTTCCCAAGTGTACAATAACACTAGGATGTCGAGGAACTCTTCAAAAAATAAATGAACAAAATGTTAAAAGACGAATTTTACATTCTTCTGTCGCAGGATTAGAAGATTGGCGTCCTAGAGGAACAAAAAATATTGTAACACAAGAAATTAAAGAAGAAAAATTTATATCATTATCTAGTGGTGAAAATAATGAAATAACTCTAGCATCTATAGATAATGTTCCTAGTATAGATTTAATTTTTAATGTTGTAAAATCTAAATCAACCGAATATAAAGAATATGTTTATAATAAAAATCAGCCAATATCTCAAGTCAATGGTTTAGATGATACACCAGAAAAAAAACTTTTACGATTTACTTTAACAGATAATATTAGAGTATTTGTAAATGGTATAGAAGTAATTGAAGGAACAGATTGGAATAGAAATGTTTCAACACATACAATATTATTTTCACCTCCTATATTAGAGGATTCTTCGATTATTGTTATTGTGTCTCCAGAATTACCAGTATTTCAAAAAACTTTAACATTTAATAGAAATACACTTGGCGGAAATATATCTTCTGTATGGGGTAATGTGAATAAAATTGTATTTAGAAATCAAACGTATTTTTTGTATACATGCAATTCAACAGAATTGGTTATTGATGTAAATACTTCATTAACACTAAATTCTGTCGTGAATTCAACAATATCAAATATAATGCTTTTATTAGGAAATAAACCATGGAATATAACAGATAGAATATTTACATATTATGGTGATTGTAATAAAATAATAAATGATGTTGCAAATATTAGAATGATTAAAAATGATAATGATTTAGTAATAGAAATCAGCGAGTTTGGAATTTCTGATGCATTTCCTCCAATTAGAATTCCAAATATTGGCGGGTTATTTACACAAGAGAAATATAATTTAAATAATAAAAATGGAGTGCAATTTTTAAATACTTATAAAAATAAAAAAATACTAGGTCCAGTATAATGAATGAGAGATATTTTTATTTAATTAATATATATGGTGATTTAATACATACATTATATAATCCAAAATATAAATTTGAAAAAATAACAATAGCATCAAATGATTTTATTTCTGATATAGAAGCATTTGGGGAACTTTCAAAAATTTTAAATGATCCTATAATTTTTAATAATTATAACATTAAATTTTATTTTAACAAAAAATATTTTCCTAATAACGATAAAGTATCAAGTAAAATAGAAAAATTATTTAATCTTTTTAAAGAATATACATTAGAAGAAGTCATTAATCCTATAGCATATATAACAGTCATTGACAACAAAGAAAAAACAGAAGACGATGATGAAGATATTGTTAACGATGATGACAGTTATGATGAAAATGAAGAAGAAACAAATTTTTTATCACCTTTAAAAATTAAAAATGGATTAGAAATTAAAGTTTTTGTTATTTCGAGAAAAGAAAATTTAATAGACATAATCCACCAAGAAAAAGAAACACTTGTGCATTAAAATAACAAATAATATATGAATAAGAAAACGACTTATAGATATAGTGTTCAGATGATGCCATTATCGAAAGATTATCAAAATGATGATTTATGTTTTTATTTTCCAAATATATATGAAATAATAATGCTATCTGAGCCATTTGAAGATTATATAGAATGTTTTAATACATGTAATCTTTTTTTAGAAGATAAATTATCAGAAATAAATAATTCTTCAAATAAGCAATATGGAATCATCTGGGAATATAATCCTAGATATAAATTTATTATTTCAGATAATATAATAGATAATTATTTAATAGAACATACAAAAAATTGGAATTTAACTGATCTTTTAAAATTTTATATAGTAAAATTATCAAGTTTAAAAGGTAAAAGAAAAAGGTTTGAATCATTTTTAATGTCTACGATAATTGTCGAACCTGGAGAAATAGGGTCATTATACGTTCATTAAAAAATAAATTTAAATATATTTTAAAAAATTCTTTATTTCTTTCTTAATCAAAAGGAGTATATTTTATGGCACGCACTAAAAAACAAAAAACACAGTTTAGAAGTTTAATTGACATTTTAAATAATCCATCTGATAGAGCAAAACTTCAAGGTTTTATTGATGAAGCTGTTCGTTGCAAAACAAGAATAGCTGATGAAAACGAATCAATAAAAAATTTAAGAGATGAAGCAATTGACAAATTAGGTATTAAAGGTAAAAAATTTAATCAACTTGTTAAAATGTATTACAATAATAATTTTACAGAAATACAAATGGAAGCTGAAGAATTAGAAATGGTTATTGAACTTTTAACAGGAAACAAAATTAGCAATTAAAAATAATGTCTAGCAATTATATAAGCGGAATAATCGATTATAATAGAGAAAAAGTTATAATATGGGAACGTTCAGAAGAAGGGCGATTAAAAAAGGTTTATAATTGCCCTTATTATTTTTATATAGAAGATGAAAATGGAAAATTCATATCCCTCGATAACAAAAAATTAACAAGACTTGATTTTGAAAATTACGCCGAATTTGAAAAAACAGCGCAAAAATATAAAATTAAGTATGAATCTGATATTTCTCCACTTGATAAAATATTGATGGAAAAATATTATAAAAAAGATGCACCAAAATTACATTATTGTTTTATTGATATTGAAGTTGATTATCAACAAAATTTAGGATTCAGTTCACCTGATAATCCATATGCACCAATTAATGTTATAACTATCTATTTACAATGGCTAGATGAATATGTTACTGTTGCTGTTCCTCCAAGGGGATTAAAAGATAGCTCAGCTAATATTTTTTCTGATTTAACGTCGGACATTAATTCAAATTTAATAATTGTTTCATCCGAATATGAATTATTATTAACAACATTAGAAATTATAGAAGATTGTGATTTATTAAGTGGATGGAACTCTGATTTTTTTGATATACCATATTTAATAAAAAGAACCGAAATGGTATTAGGTAAAAAAATGACACAGCGTTGGTGTTTTCCAGGTGCAGATTATCCTAAATTCAAAGAAATTGAAAAATTTGGCATTAAAAATATTACTGTTAAATTAAGTGGACGAATTCATTTGGACTATCTTCAATTATTTAAAAAATTCACATTTGAAGGAAGAACTTCATGGTCGTTGGCATCAATCGCAGATGAAGAATTGGAAATTCCAAAATTAGAATATGATGGTACACTTGAAGAATTATATAATGGTACATTTTGTCCAGATTTATCAAATTATTCAGAAAAAGACATAAAAATTATATTAAAAGATTATAAAAATAGAAAATCAAGCATTGATAATCAAAAACTTGCCGCAGAAATCAAAAGAGAAATAATAAAACGTGAAATTAAAAAGAATAATAGCAATGAAGAATTATTAAAAGAATATGACGAAGTAAATCAAGAAGTTATAAAAATATCATTTTATAAATTTATTCTTTATAACATTCGAGATGTTCAAATTCTTCACAAATTAGATGAAAAATTTAATTTTATTGCTTTAGCAAATCAAATGGCACATGATAATACAGTCATGCTAGAATCTGTATTAGGCACCGTAAAATTTGTAGAAACTGGTATTATTAATTATGCACATCATGAAATGAATAAAATAGTTTCTGATAAAGAATTAAAACCATCACACGGTAAAGTTGAAGGTGCAATAGTTATGACACCAAAAATTGGATTACATGAATGGATAGGATCTTGCGACATTAATTCTCTATATCCATCATGTATACGTTCATTAAACATTTCACCAGAAAAAATAATAGGACAGTTTACAGATTTTGAAAATGATTGGTATGGAATATTTAAAGAAGATAATATTTCACATATTTTAGTTTTAGAAAATGGTGAAAAATACGAAGCTACTGGAAAAGAATGGAAAAATATTCTTAAAGAAAATAAATGGGCAATATCTGCGTATGGAACAGTTTTTGATCAAAGTAATGATATGGGAGTAATTCCTGCTGTATTGACTGAGTGGTTTAATGAAAGAAAAAAATTACAAACACATAAAAAAGAATGGTTAAATAAATTGGCCGAATTGGAAAAACAAGATAATAAAAATGAAAACGAAATAAATTATGCAAAAGAAATGATTTCTAAGTATGATTTATTACAAAATACAAAAAAAATCCAGCTTAATTCTACATATGGAGCATTATTAAATGTTTGGTTTAGATTTTTTGATGAACGTATGGGTGCATCTGTAACAGCAACAGGCAGACAAATAACATCACATATGATTAGGATGGCTGGAAAATATATTACAAATAAATTTTATGAATTAAATAAAACGTCAGAAGTTGATAGTGAAGGTAAAGTTAACCACATTTATACAACTGATTGCCCAGTTATTATATATGGTGACACCGATTCTGTTTATTTTAAAACAAACGCAAAAAACAAAGAAGAAGCAATACGAATAGCAGATGAAACCGCTAATTTTATCAATTCTTCATTTCAAAATTTTATGAAAGATGCTTTTTTGTGTAATGAAAATTATGATAATTTAATTAGAGCAGTTAGAGAAATTGTTGGTATTAGAGGACTATTCCAAGCTAAAAAGAAATATATTATTAGAGTTGTTGATCAAGAGGGAAAACCAGTTGATAAATTAAAAGCAATGGGATCAGAAATAAAAAAATCTGATACACCTAAAATAATTCAAAAATTTCTTAAAGATGTATTAAATATGGTTTTAGATGGTAAGTCATATAATGAATTAGAAACATTTATTAATAATTCTAGAAAAACTTTATTTAAAAACGACAAGAATTTAATAGCTATTGGCATTGCTAAAGCAGTAAATAATTTAGATATGTTTTATGATGAATGGACAAGATTAGAAAAAACAGGAAAAAGAAAAGTTAATCTTCCTGGACATGTTAGAGCTTCTATTAATTACAATGAATATGTTCAAAAAATTGAAGGCAAAGGTGCAAAAATTTTAAAATCTGGAGATAAAGTTTTAATTTTTTATTTAAAGCCAAATGCTGAAGGTTTCAAAAGTATTGCAATTCCAAGTGATTTAACAAAATTTCCAAAATGGTTTAATAATTTTGTTATAGATAAAGAGGAAACAGAAACTAAAATGATTGATGCAAAATTAGAAGGAATATTTAATGCATTAGGATATGATGTCCCAACATTTCAAAGAACATTATTAAACAAAATAATAGTATATTAATTATGATAAAATTATCAAATGAAAGTATTAAAAAAATAGAAGAATTGATTAATATATGTATACCACTTCATATAGATATGGTATTAATTGAAGATGGAAAAATAAGTGGTATCAATGATGAAAAATCATGTATTTTACTTTCTCAAAATGGAATATCTGATTTTCAGGATAATAAAATATGTCTGTCAAGACTTGGAATTCTTAATGCTAGATTAAATTTGCTTAAGAATGGAAAAGATTTTTCAATAATTGCAAAAGAAAATGATAAAAAAGAAATATCACAATTAGAATTATCAAACATATCATCTAAGATCCAATTTAGATGTATGTCACCAAATTTAATGAAAGCCCCAAAAGGTATTAATGACCCAGCAAATTGGTTATTGCAAATAACGAAAGAAGAATTAGAAAACATTACTGGTGCTGTTAGAGTAATGGGTGCAAAAAAAGTAATCGTTAATAATAGATCTAATGAATGTACGATTGAATGTTATGATGTAAACAATGATGTTTTTTCTCTAAAATTAGAAAATAGACCAATTTGGATAAATGAACAAAATGATCAAACATCAAATATATTCGTTCATTATTATGATGCTAATATTTTTATTCCATTATTAAAATTATCTATTAATAATGATAATATTATTGATATTATTATAGGCGAACTTGGAACAATATCGACAATTGCTGGTGAGCATACATGTACTATTATTCCACAAGTGGAGGTTTAATTCATATATGAATAAAACACAGTTAACAGAATTATCAAAAATTCATAATATTTTTAAAAATGAATTATTAAGTCAAAATTATAATGAATCAGATGAAATGATATTTAATAAATCTATTATATTAAATTTAAATACTTTATTAGAAACTATAATTGAAGAACAAAAATTGTCAGTTGATTGGTTACCAACACAGTTTGGATATTCTATAGAAAACAATATGCATAAATTTTATTTAACTATTAATAATAAAGAATATTCGTTCTTTTTAACAAATAATGAAATTATTGAAACACCTATTAATGATTTATTACATAAAATATGTACGTTTTTAATAGATAGTTCATTATTAAATGAATTGAAAAAGAACATGTTAAATAATGTAAAAATAGCAAAACAAAATGCTAATTTAATAAAATGAAGGAGAATTATTCTATGTCAAAAAAGGAAAAGAAAAATAAAGAAAATGATGTAAAACAAGAAAAAAATAAGAAAGAATTAAAGAAAAAAATTAAAAAAGATATTTTAGCTCTCAAAAGTATGACTGTTGCTAAAACTAATAGTAAAAAAATCACAAATAATAATGGTAAAAAATTAACCCAAAAAGATAAATTTAATAAAATATTACACGATATAGATAATATCATAAAAAAATTAGATGAACCAACATTAATTTTAATTTCAAATGGTATAGGTCAAGATAACCGAATTAGAATGGAGATGAAATGGAATGATGCATTTATTAAAAATGTAAATAGACATGGAATTGTTGCAACAACAGAAGAAGAAACTGCAATGTTATTCTTAGTTGGCTGTCAATTAAAACCTGAAGAATTCCCAGGACATGATGAAGAAGTTGTAAGTGATGCTCATCCTCTTTTATCAACCGATACAATATTAAAAAGATAAATTTATTTTATGAAAAGACTTATAGTAGATACACCAAACTTAATTTATAGAATTGCTGCTGCACAATGCGCAATAAAAAATGTAGATCCGAAAGATGCAGCAGGATTAGCAATGCATACCACATTGAACACATTATTAAAATATTTTAGAAAAATAAAACCTGACCAAATTGCCACTGTATTCGAAGGTAGAGATAATTGGAGAAAAAAATACACAAAAAGTGATAATTGTGTTTCTAAAAGAATATATAAAGCAAATAGAGCAAAAAGTTCATTCATGGAATATGTTTTTGGTTTAGTAGCTGATTTTGAAACTTTAGTGAGAGAACATACAAGTTTAATATGTTTATCACATCCAAATTTAGAAGGTGACGATCTCATTGCTGGTTTTTGTCAAAAATATAAAGATATTAAAGAAGATGAAACATTTATTTTATCAGGAGATAATGATTTTAAACAATTACTTAGATATAATAATGTCAGGATTTTAAATCCAGATAAAGATAAACCTATTTATCCAGAAGAAATAGATGCAAATTATTTTATTTTTGAAAAATGTTTTAGAGGTGATCCTGGAGATAATGTTATGTCTGCGTATCCACGGCTTCGTTCAACGAAAATAAGAAAAGCATATGAAGATGACTATACGAAAACACAAATTTTTAATGAAGAATGGTCAATAAAAGATGATATTTCAGGTGAAGAATTAAAAATGAACGTAGGAAAATTGTGGAAAGAAAATCAATTATTAATGGATCTAGAATGTCAGCCAGATGATATAAAACAAATAATAAAAGAAACGATAGATTTCGAAATCCAAAATCATGGAAAATTTAGTTTTTTTCATTTTAATAAATTTTTAGGAAAATATGAATTAAAAAAGATTGCAGAAAATTCCCAAATTTATGTAGATATGTTAAGTTCGACACATTTAAATAGTGAATATAAAAATATTCAAAAAGATAAAAATGATCTCAATGAAAAAACTAAAGAAAAACTAAAATCGCTTAGAAATTTAATAGTTTACTAAAAAATGTCATTGGACCAACTATAAATAAAAATGTCTATTTATAAATAGAATATTTTTAATTATAGGAGAAAATTTTATGGCATCTAAAACAAATCAAATAGTTGGTCAAAAAACTAATATTAATCATGTTGAATTAATAGATATTGATGACAGTGGTCTTTTACGTGAAGTTGCTGTTGTTAAACGTGATGAAGATGGAACATTACATTATATAGATATTGCATCACTTGCTGAGATTGATAAAGGACGATTAAAAAAGATTCTAATGTCACCACATGCTGATAAATATCCGTTATGGGAACTTTTATCACAATCTAGACTATCCAACGGTCTCAATGCATTGGATTTCTTTCATTATAACTTTATCAAAGTTAAAAGACCTGCTGGTGCTCGTGCATCATTATCATCAATCAAAGATAGTAAAGTTGTTGATGACACCATTGTTGGCTCAGAATTTACTAATCCAGCAGAAGCAACATTAGATAAAGCAACAAAAGAGTTTAAAATTTAATCAAATGAGTGTTTTTAGAAAATAAGTATAGAAGATGGTATTTCAATTTAATAAACAAAAGATTAAAAATAAAAATACCATCTTCTGATTATAGTGAAAAACATCATATTATTCCATTATCATTAGGTGGATCAAATGATCAATCTAATGTTGTTAGATTAACAGCAAGAGAACATTATATAGCGCATTTGCTATTGGTGAAAATGACTAATGGCATAAATAAAAGAAAAATGGCGCACGCATTATCAATATTTAATGCGATAAATAACAAAAATCAAAAAAGATATAAACCAAAATCTAAATTATATGAATTATCAAGACGCGTGTTGAGTGAAACTTTAAAAGGTTATCAACCATCAGAAAATTGCAGATTAGCAGTAAGTAAAGCAAAAAAAGGAAAACCATTAACTGAAGAACAACGTAAAAAATTATCTAAATCGTTAAAGCGTAATAAACCAGTTTTGATAATCACAAATAATAATGAAATAATAAAATTAAATGATTTTAGAGAATTAAACTTAGGATTATCTAATCATACATTATGTGATAAAATTTATCAAAGCGAAAAAACGCAATATTTTTCTATAATGACATCTGGAAAATTTAAAGGTTGGATATTTCATTATGATACGAATATTTTAATTAATTTAAATGAGATAAATGAATATCGTAAAAAATCTTTAGAACAATCAAAAACAAATAGATCTAATGCTATTAAATTGATACATAAACAAAAGAAAGAAGACAAAAAATGAATAAATTGTTATCTAAAGAAATTTCATTAATTGATGAAAATGGTAAAAAATTTAAATTTAAAAATTATAAGCATCTAAAAGAAACATTGCCAGATAGACCAATATCTACTATACAAACAAATAATAATCAAATAAATATAGATTTTTTAAATAATTTAACACACGATGTTAATATATTTGGCTATACAATCCCATTTGCAGATTTTAATAAAAAAATAGCAATAGATATTTTGTTGTTTTCAGAAAGATGTGAAAGAAAAATTAATGATAAAAAATATAACTTAACACAATTAGAAACATTTGAAAATAACGGATGGAGATTAATTCAGGTTTTTGAAGATGAACTAATAACAAAGCCAGATATTGTTTTATCTAGAATAAAACATATTTTAGGATTATCAGAAATAAAAATTTATGCAAGAAATTGTGAAGTAATACAAATAGATTCCAAAAAAACTAGACAATTTTTATCAGAAACACATATTCAAGGCCCGGGAAATTCTTGTGTTAATTCATTTGGATTAATACATAATAATAAAATTATAAGTATCATGACATTCAGTAAACCAAGATATAATAAAAATATTGATTGGGAAATTTTAAGATATTCTACAATAAATAACGTGAATTTAATAGGTGGAGCATCAAAAATTTTTAGTCATTTTGTTAAAACATTTAATCCTAAAAAGATTATTTCATATGCAGATAGACGATATAGTAATGGCAAACTTTATGAAAATTTAGGATTTAAACTAAAGGAAAAATCTTTTCCTTGTTATTGGTATTTTAAAACACCAGATAAAAAATATCATAGATCTACATTTCAAAAACATAAATTAAAAAGATTATTAGAAATTTTTGATGAAAATAAAACAGAATTAGAAAATATGAAAATAAATAATTGGGATAGAATATTTGATTCTGGAAATTATGTATATTTGTATGAAAAATAACATATTGAATATATTTATATTTTATAAAATTTGATATATAATTATAAATAACCATCATAATACCTATATTATATAATTAAATTAATATTTGCGTGTTTAACAACTAGGAGAAAAAATTGAAATTAACAATTTCTATATTGTCATTTTTTATTGCAATTTTTTTAAGTTGTTTATTTTTGTATTATAAAAATATAAATACATATGTTGGTACATCTGTCATTGCACCAAAAAATAATGGAAAAATTGTTGGTGGTTCAAATTCTGCTATTCTTCTACCGGAAAAATTAACAATAGAACAAAATCGTATTCTAAATTTTGCTTATAAAACAGCAAAAGAAGATGGTCATAAACATCCTGAAATACTCCAAGCAATTTTACTTCAAGAAACACGTGCTGGAGATATGAAATCTTTTAAAGTTGCTGGTCAAGAATTTGGACTTAAAACTAATGAAAGATATTATGGTATAGCTCAAATTAAACTTGATGCTGCTAAAGATGTTCTCAAAACATATCCAGATATTAAAAATAAATATAATTTTCATACTGATACAGATGAAGAAATTATTGCTCATCTAATTATGAATGATGAATTTAATATTGAAGTTGCATCAAAATATCTTCTAATTATAAGTAGATATAATAAAGATAGTAATTTTATAATTGGTGCTTATAATAAAGGTATTAATAGTGCTAAACAACTTGGTGAAAATATTGTAAATTTAGAATATGTCAAAAAAGTAAAACAATATATGTCTAAACTTTAATGAAAAAAATAGAAGATTTAATCAGAAGTAAAATTTCATTTAATTACAAAAAGGCTAATACTGGTTTTGAGCCAGTAATCTGTGCCGTCTGTAATGATTATAAACCACGTGGTGGTTTTAAATTTGATGGAAATATCATAGGATTTAATTGTTTTAATTGTGGAACTGATGGTGTATTTGAAGAAGGTTCAACACACATGTCTAAAAAATTTAGAAAAATTTTAAATGCTTTTCAAATACCAGATGATGAAATAGATAAAATATTAGCTGAAAACTTTATAAAAAATGGGGGATTAAATTTAAAAATAAATTCAAAAAATGAAGAAAAAGAAATAATAACTTTAGATCAACTCAATAATAAAAGCAGATTGACATTTTTTACACCTGAAGTAAAATTACCAAAAAACAGTATAAAAATAAATAAAACTAATCCTCAAAATGATCTTGAAAAAAATGTTGTAAATTATTTACTCAAACGTAAAGTTTTAAATACAAATCACGATTTTTATATTTCACTTGAAAATGAATTTAAAAACAGAGTGATAATTCCATTTCTACGTCAAGGAAAAATAATTTATTGGCAAGCAAGAAGTATTAATGATGATGTAAAACAAAGATATTTAAATTGCCCCTCAAATAAAACTGCCATTTTATATAATTATGATGAACTAATACGGTATAGTGATCTTCCATTATTTGTAACAGAGGGCGTGTTTGATGCTATACCAATTAACGGTGTTGCATTAATAGGAAGTACTATAAATGAAGTCAAAAAAGAATTATTAAATAAAGTTAAAAGACGTATAATATTCGTTATTCAAAGAGATAAAAATGGTGCTAGTTTAGCATATGAAGCATTAAAAAACAATTGGGAAATTTCATTTCCACCAGAAGGATTTAATGATGTGAATAAGGCAGTAATAGAAACAGGAATTTCTTGGACAGTAAATATGATTATGAAAAACATTCCAAAAAATAAAATAGAAGCAGAAATGTCTATATTATTAAACTGTAGTAAAGGAAAATAATAAAGTGGATTTAGAAAAACAGAAATTACTACTTAATGATTTAATTTCGGATTATAATCTTTTTGTATTATGTAATTCTATCATTAAACCATCATATTTCGACCCATCATTAAAAAAAGTTGTTGCGTTTGTTCAAGAATATTTTGAAAAATATAAAAATATTCCTGATGTAGATACAATAAAAACTGAAACAAACGTTACTTTTGTCAATAAAAAATTATCGCATGATAAAATAAAATATGTTGCTGACGAAATAGAAATTTTTTGTAAGAAAAAAGCTATTGAAACAGCACTCATTGAATCTATTCCTTTATTAGAAAAAGATGATTATGGAAAAATAGAATTAAATATAAAAAATGCTATATCTGTTGGTTTAATTAAAGATTTAGGAACAGAATATTTTAAAGATCCAGAAAATCGTTTAATGGAAACTTTAAATACTGCAATTCCAATTTCAACTGGTTGGCCTGAATTAGACATAAACATTAATGGTGGATTATTTAGACAAGAATTAACATTATTCATGGCAAATAGTGGTGTTGGAAAATCTATTATATTATCAAATATAACTGCCAATGTATTAAAACAAAAATATAATGTCGTCTATATAACATTAGAACTTTCTGAAAAGATTGTTGCAAAGCGTATAGATTCAATGATAACACATATAGCACAAAATCAAATTTTGTCAAATATTCCTAAAGTTTCTTCAGAACTAGAAAAAATAAGAGATAGTTATGGAAAACTTTTTATTAAACGTATGCGTGAAAGCACAACAAATGCAAAACATATTATAACATATTTAAAAGAATTTCAAGATACTACAGGACAAAATGTCGATTTACTTGTTATTGATTATTTAGATATTATGGCACCAACACAAAAAATATCAGCAGATAATTTATTTGGTAAAGATAAATATCTTTCTGAAGAAGTTAGAGCAATAGGATTTGATTTTGATTGTGCAATAGCATCTGCATCTCAAATGGGAAGAGCAGCATTAGAAGCTGAAGAAATTCATCAGGGACATATTCAAGGTGGAATTTCAAAAGTTAATACTGTAGACAATTTAATATCAATTATTCAAACTGATCAAATGAGAGCAGCTGGAGAATATGTTCTATCATTTGCAAAAACTAGAAACTCTGCTGGTGTTGGAAAATCAATAGTTCTTGGTTGGGATCCATCAACTTTGACAGTCTATTCATTAGAGGCAAAAAAAGATAATTTAAAATTATCAAAAAATATAAAAGATGATTTAACCGATAAAATATTAAATTCAGAATCAAAAAATACAAATATATTAAATTTAGTAAGAAAAAAGAATAAAGACACTGGCAATCAAGATTAAAATACATATATAAGATATAAATTTAGATTAATATTTTTATATTTTAAAATTTAGCATAAATAATCAATATTTGATAATATATATTTTTAAAAGGAGTTAATTATATGACAGAACAAATTAAAACAATTACTATTGACAATGTAGAGTACGAAGTAGAAAAACTTTCACCTAAAACCCAAGCTTTAGTTAGAATTTATCAAAAATGGGTTGAAGAACAACAAAAACAAAGATTAGACTTAGCAAAAACTGAAGCCGCATTACGTGACCTGTCTCGTGAATTAACAGAAGTTGTTAAAAATGAAACAGAAAAAAAAGATGAAAAATAATTCAATCAAAGTTTAATATACACGTGTAAATTAATAAAAGATTATAATTTTATTTAGTTTTTATAATTAAATAATGGAACTGACTATTCTATAATAGAAAGTTCCATTATTTTTTATAAATATAATATTATATATTTTTAATAACTTAACAATAACATGGTAACAATTTTAGAATCTATTAATATTTTAGAAAGTATAAATCATCTAGAAGATTTAGAAATAGATAAGTTCATTGATACTATAGAAAACATTTCTAAGTTTATTGCTACAGAAAAATTAGATGGTTTTAATTTTAGAGTTGGTTTTGATAATGAAGGTAATTTTTACACTTCTAGAGAAGGTAAAGGATCAAAAAAAATAAATCATAAAGAATCAGATTATGAAGATACTCCTGCCGAAACCAAATTTAAAGCAGCTCATCTAGCATTGCAAGCAGTTAAAAATAAGTTATCACAAATTTTAGAACCAGGCGAAGCAATAGAAGTTGAAGTATTATTTGGTAAACAACCAAATATGATAACATATGGTAAAGAAGGCAATAATTTTATTACATTTTTAAGATCAGTGGAAGGAACAGATAGTAATAAAAAACCAGATCAAAATAAGATTAAAGAATTATCAAAACAGCTCAATAATGATGAAGTTATAATAACAGTTGATTTATTTGATACTGATGATGGTATCAATATTAAAAAAGTTCCTACAGATATAAGATGGAAATTTGTGAGTACACAAAAAATAGACACAATAAATTTTAAAAAAATTAATTTTAAAAAAGAAATTGATAAACTTAAGAAATTTTTGAATGAAAAGAACAAACTTGCAAATACATTAAATTTAAATCTAACAAATTTTGATGTTTTAAATATAAATTTAAATAAAATAGAAAAAGAAAAAAGAGAAAAAATCAAAAAAGAACGAGATAATCTAAATAATAAAATTTTAAATAATTTTAAACTTCCAATAAAAGATAGTATTCTACAAAATGTAATTAGAAAAATTAAACCATCATTACAGGATAAAAATATCTCTAAAGATGAAGATTTAGGTATAGAAGGTGTTGTTCTTCTTGATCCTAATACTCAAGATCAAATAAAAATTGTTGATAAAGATATTTTTACTACTATAAATCAATTTAATTGGGCTATTAGAAATAACATATCTGGAAATGTAAAATCAACTGATCCACTTTCAGATCCTGTAGTAAGAGGAGGAATATTTGGAGATGCAAAAATAAGAATAGGAAGTTTGTTTGGCATACCAAATTTAGCAAGAACAATAGATGCTAAAAAAATATTTAGAAAATTTAAAGGTAGTACACCAGAAGAAACTATTAATAACTTTTCTAAGAATTTAGAAAATATAAATTTTCAAGATGTAAAAACTAAGATTTTAGCAATATTAAAATCTACACAGGATAATGTAAATGAAAAGTTGGAAACATTTAAAAATGAAAATCAAAATTATAAATTAATTCTAAAAAATGGAAAAACTATTGGATACACCCAAGAAGTTATTAAACGTACCTTATTAGCATTTGCTGAATTAAATAAAGATTTAAATGAAATGATTTCTCAAATAAAAAAGAGTAAAAATGTAAATCAATTAATTAATGTTTTATATGGAAAAATAATAAAAGATGTGCATAACGAAACACTTGTGAAAGAATGTATTTTACTAGAATCTAGTATATCATCTTCTGCAATTAACAGAAAACAGTTATTAACACTTTCAGCAGAACAAATAGGAAATGCATATACTGCTACATTATTAGCTTCTCTTTTATTATTAAAAAATAATATTAAAGATGTTAAAAGACTTTTATATGACCCAAATAATGCATCACTTAAAAAATATAAAAATAATATGAGTATATTAAATTTTTGGGGTCTTGTTTTATTTTATCCTGATAATAAAGATATTAAACGATATCTTAAACCAGATACTTTGAAAAAACTTAAAGAAATAGCAGGTACTTTCTTAACCAAAAGAATTAAAGCTATTCATAATACATTAAGTTTATCTAATATTTTAAATATTGATTGGAATGTACAACACCATAATATGAGAGTAGTCACGTTAAAATTGGGAAATAGAACAAATAATATAAATATAATAAGAGATGGAATAGATAGATGGGAAGAATTAGACGTATCTGATAAAAATTTAGTTATACAAAAAGTATTTAATTTATTATTAACATATACGCCTAATTCACCATTTTTAAATTTAATTAGTAAGTTATCAAATAAAATTTTAACACAGGTGCCTATGAACACTATGAATGTTAAACCTAATTTATTGAAGGATATTATTAAAATTGTTAAACTTAAAGAAGAAGAAGATAACGGATCAACAGTTTCTAGCGATACTGGTGCAATAACATCTTCATCTGATATTGGAACAGTTCCGATTAGAATTTTTAAAGGAAAAATTATTAGAAGAGTAAAAAGAACATATAAAAAAATACCAAAAATACATGCTTTTTTATTAAATAAAAAAGCATAATATATATAAATGAGGTAAATAATATGAAAAATTTATTTAAAGATATTAACGAAAATAAACAAATAACAACAGAAGTTCAAGCATTAGGTCAATCACCAAAAATTGATCTTTCATTAATTTCTAAAATTAATGATGATTCAGAAATTAAAAAAATTGATAAAAATGAAGTAAATAATATACTAAATAAATCTAAAGAAGAATCTGAAGAAATTGAAACTGTTACATTTGGATTAGAAACTGATGATAATGAAATAGTTAAAGTATATGTAAACGTAAAAGATGCAGATAAATTTGAAGAAGCAATGAGCAAAATGTTAGGAACAGAAGACAGTATTGAATCAGCATTAGAAAAACTTTCTACTGATTTTGATATAGTTGCTGTTGAATGGCCTAATGATGATGAAGATGAAGATGAAGATGAAGATGAAGATGAAGATGAAGATGAAGATGAAGATGAATATGAAGATGAATATGAAGATGAAGATGAATATGAAGATGAAAATGAAAATGAAAATGAAGATTTTGAGACAAATAATTTATCTAAAAATGATATTAAATTAAAAAATGAAGGAGAAAACAAAATGTTAACATTAGGAAATAAATTTTTAAAAAAAGTTTTAGGTGAAGAAAAATTAATAGAAAAAAATGATGATATAGAAGAAAAAGATGATGACATTGAATATGATGAAAATGATAGACAAAAAAATATAGTTGTAAAACGTTTTAAATTTGCGACACCTATCACTAAATTAATTTTGGATACATTATTAACATTAAATGTTCCACAATTAATTTTAACTAGAAATTTTTCTAAAGTAAGAACCGGAATTGTTGATTCATCAAGAATGATACAAAAAAATCCACGTGCAAAAATGTGGCTTCAAAGATTTAATGATGAACTACATACTTCCGACATTGTAAAAGAAAGTTATATAGATATTAAAGATGAGGTAGCTGATGTTGGCATCAAAAAAATATCAAAACAATTATTTGATATTTTAATTGCTTTTGGAATTCCAAAGGAAAATTTTGAATTTAAAAAAACCAACTTAAGATCTTTTTTTAGAAATACTTCATTAAGTATACAAAAAAATACAAAAATGAGGATAATACTAAAAAATTTACATATTTCATTAGGGTTATCTGATGATGAGGGGAATAAACATAATTTTGATGAACAAGCATCAGAAACTGTTATTGAAGAAGTTGATATAGCAAATGATATGTTTATAAACACTGTTGAATCATTGTTAACAGCTATTGGTGTACCAGATGAAAATCTTAAATATAAGAAAAGTCAATTAAGAAGATCTCTATTAGACAAAAAGGCAAGTCTTAAAAATATTCAATTAATAAGAAATAAAATATCAATGTTGATTGATTTAATAAATGAAAACACAAAGATAACAGAAGAAAAAAAAAGTGAAATAGTAGTACAAGATGTTAATAACAAAGCTCCGTTTAAAAAGGGTCAACGTGTAAAACATAGAATTGGCTTAACTAACGGTTCACCATTAGATGTAGTAACGTTAATATCTGATGAGATTGTTGATGAGAAGGGAAATAAAGGTTATAAATACCAAGTTGGTTCAATAAAGGGTTTTGCATATACAAAAGATCTTCTTAAAAGAAACCCAATAAGAGAAAACGTAGAAGAATTAGAAGATGATAGTATTATTGATGATATGGATATGCCAAAATCAAAGCATAAAAAACCAGAAATAAATCCAGAGGAAAAAAAGTGGCAAATTGCTTCTTTAGGTTCTGATGGAATGATGTTATCTGCAGAAAAAATGAAAATAAAGTTATCTGACACAGAAGTTGAAAAATTAATAAATGCATTTGGTGATAACTCTATAGTAACAGTAAAAGGTGAAAATAATAAAAAATTTATTTTTAGACCATTTAAAAAAGGTGGAAAATATATGTATGTTGTTAAACAAATGAATGATAATATATATCCAAATGGAATATTATTAAATGATGAACATATTGATTTAATATTATCTAATGTATAGAAATGTTGCTTAATGAAATAATAAGAGCCTTTGTAAGGCGCGGAAAAACTATTAAAAAAGTATATAGATGTACTGTTGGTATAAGAAAAGGAAGAGCTGTTTCTGATCCTGCACAATGTTTTGCCCCTAAAAAATCAGCAAGTTTGAGAAGTAAATTAAGAGCTAGTGCTATTAGAAATAGTACTAAACGAAAAATTAAATCTAAAATAGCTAGGAAAAAGGCCATACACTTCAGGCTTATTCGATTAAATAAAACAATAAAATCACGTTTTTCATAATAGGAGGGATAAATGCCATCAAAATTAAATTCTGAATTTAATTATCGTACTCAGGTTCAAGGTGAAACCGTTTGGGAAAAAATAAAAATTCTAAAGGGGTTTTTAGAAGGTAGAAAACGCGCAGCAGCTTTACAAGAAGTTGATCGTCTCAGATTATTATCAAAAAAAGAAAAACTTAAATGGTTACAGGAAAATAATGGCCCACTTTATGAAATTTATGAACTTCAATCAGAAATAGTAGAACTAGAATCTGTTGAAGAAACTAAAAAAGAAGCATATGAATTAAATCGCCAAGAAATTGAAATATTAGAAAGATTACTTGCTGAAGCATATGAAATAGCAGAACCAACAAGAATACCTGGATATACTGATGAACAAATGTTTGAAATAAATGCACCTAATGAATTTACTGTATGGTGTGCAAAAGAAATTCATGCTGAAATTTTGGCAAATGGTAGGCCATCTCCAGCAAGATTACGAAATGCTATGTCATGTCCAGAAACATGGAATGCTTTGAAAAAGATAGGGTTAATTCCAGAAAATGCTGCAATAATTCAAGGAAGTAATGACCCATTAAAAATTGAATTATCTAGCCCAATATTATCTATAGAAAATAAAATAAAAAATGAAGAAAAATCATCAATAGAAAATTTTATAAAAAATAAAGAAGATATTAAAATTTCCTATAAATATAGATAATATTATGTTGAATATATTAATGATTAATTTTTTGAAAGGGAAAATCTACTATGTTAATAGACGGAATTAATTTATTAGAAGGTTCAACACTAGTTAATCTTACAGTTGATTCTGGATCAACTTTACCAAGTTCACCATCAACTGGTGAATTATTTTATAAATTACCAGACAAAAAACTTTATGTATATGATGGAACTTCATGGCTTGAGGCAATATCATTACCAATAGGTTCTGAAGTTTCTCTTAAACAACTTGAACAAAATTCTCAAAGTGCGTCATATACACTAGTATTATCAGATTCTGGAAAACATATATTACATCCATCAGCTGATACATCTTCAAGAACTTACACTATTCCAAGTAATAGTAGTGTTCCATTCCCAATTGGAACTGCTGTAACATTTGTAAATCAAAATGGTGCAGGTACAATCACAATTGCTATAAATAGTGATACTATGAGGTTAGCTGGTGCTGGTACTACTGGAAATAGAACATTAGCACCAAATGGTATTGCAACAGCACTTAAGATAACATCAACAGAGTGGATAATAAGCGGAACAGGTTTAACATAATATAATATAAAAATGACAAAATTTAACTATAAAAATTTTGATACGTTGGATATCAATACGATGAGATTTTATGACCTCGGTATTAATAAAAAATATCCATCTATAACAACAATACTTAGTCATACAAGTCCTAAAGAAAAAATACAATCATTAGAAAATTGGAAAAAATCTATTGGTGAAAAAGAAGCAGCAAAAATAGCAAGAGATGCAGCTGATAGAGGAACAACACTTCATTTATTAGCCGAAAGATTTTTAAAAAATGAACCATTAATTAAAGATAATGAAAATATATCCCAGTCACATATTGGGATATTTAATGGTTTAAAATTATTTTTAAATAATGTAAATGAAATTTGGGGCCAAGAAGTTACATTATATTCAGATATTTTAGAAATTGCTGGAAGATGTGATTTAATCTGCAAATATAAAGGAATTCCATCAATAGTCGATTTCAAAACAACAACAAGATTAAAAACAAAAAATGAAATAGAAGATTATTTCTTACAAGCCGGTTTTTATGCATTTGCGCATAATGAAATGTTTAATACTAAAATAAACAATTTAATTATATTGATGGTTAATAATAATGGTTTTCCGTTAGAATTTAATGAAAAATTAGATAATGTTATAGAAAAGCTAATAGATAGAATAAACGAATTTTATTCTTTATATATTAATATCTGAATTCAATAACTTTGAAGACACATTTATATTTTTTGACTATATAAAATTTATTTTAAAATTTAATTATATATGAGTTTTTAATAAATAATTAAATAAATTATTTAATTTTATTAAAAAGGATTAAAATATGGATACAATTAATAATCAACAACAAATAACATTTACAACACCTATTAGTGTTGAACCTAATTCATTAGAACAAACAAATAATAATATTAGTGACAATCAAATTAATAAACAAAATATATATGCATATCCATCAAATATTAATGTCATTAGTAATGATGAAAATCAAGATATTATAAAATTTGAAATAATATTTAATGTTATGATATTTGACGGTTCAAAATTTATAACATCATCTGTTAAAAAAATATTTGAAATAAATAAACAAAATTTAGCATCAGAAATGTTAAAAGATCTCTCATCTGAAAAAGTTATTACTATTGAACATAAAGAAAATAAAAGATTAAATAATAGAGTACGAGAATTAGCAGGAATTCCAGGAAAAGGAACATTTGTTTAATATATGAAATTAATAATTTTAACAACTGAACCCGAAAATTTTGTTCCACAAGAATTAAAAAAGAAAGCAGAAGAAAAGGGACATGATATAAAAATCATAAATTTTGATGATTGTTATATTTTTGCTTCGGAAGAACCATTTATATCATATAATGGAGAAAAATTATTAGAAGCAGATATTTGTATTCCAAGAATATCTGAAAACAATATAGAATATAAAGTCGCTATTGTAGACAATTTATCAAATGCTGGAATTAAATGTTTAAATACTGGAAATGGGATATTACTTGCTTCTAATAAATTAAACTGTCAAATAACATTAAATAAAGCTGGAATTAAAACACCAAATTCAATAATGTTAAATAACTATGATCAATTAGATTATGCTGTTAAATCATTAGATAGAAAATTTCCAATTATAATAAAAACAATTTATGGAACACATGGTATTGGCGTAATGCGTGTTGACAGTATAGAAAGTTTACGTTCTATCGTTCAATATCTTTTAAAAATTGATTGTAAATTTATTCTTCAAGAATATTTGAAACATGAAGAAAGTTATAGAATATTAATGTTAAACAATGAGGTTATTGCAGCTGCAAGTAGATCTGTGCCAGAAAATGATTTTAGAACGAATGCACATCAAGGTTCAGAATTAAAGTATTATTTTCCAAGTGAGCAAGAAATAGAATTAGCAAAAAAATGTTCAGAAATAGTAAATTTAAATTTTATAGCAGTAGATTACATTAAAAATGGTGAAGATCTCATAGTATTAGAAATTAATTGTTCACCTGGATATGAAGCTCTACAAAAAATAGTTGATTTTAATATTTCTGAAAAAATAATAGATATATGTCATAAAATAATTCACGGTGATAATCAAATTGAAAAAACAGAAGATGATATATCAAAAAATAATAAAACTGATACTGATAAAATAGAAAATAATGAAGAAGAAAAAACACAGCAAAATGATAATTATCAAGAAAAAAATAATTTAACAGATGTTGATCTTGAAAACAATTCTAATAATATAATCGGCACAGTTACTAATATTATAATTAAAAATTTTAATGATGAGAAACCAATAGAAGCACGTATTGATACTGGTGCAACTAACAGTAGTATAAATGGTAAAGATATAGAAATTAAAGATAATACAGTCAAATTCACTTTTGGAAAATATAGATATAAATTTTATCTATCTAGAATTGCTAAAATAAAAACTCCTGACAGCGAAACAGAAGAAAGACCTGTTATTAATGTTGATGTTTCAATTAATGGAAATATAATAAGGAATGTTGAATTTAATATTAATGAGCGTGATCATATGAAATATGATGTTATTTTAGGTCGTTCAGTTTTAGATTTAGCTAATGTTTTAATTGACCCAAAAATATCAAATACTAATAATGTAAATTTTACAATAGAGAAGTAAAAAGGAATAATATATGAAACCATATATAAAAAATAATATTAAATTTAGAATAGTTTCTAGTAATGCAATTGCAAAATTTAAATCAGGTCAAGCATTTGATTTTAATGAAATAACAACATCAAATTCATCATTTTCTTTTGCAACAAGAGAAATTTTGCTTTTAGAATATGAATATTTTTTTAAATGGTTATTGAGAGTAGAAAAATTATTTTTAATGTTAGAAGAAAATGAAAAACCTTTAATATTAAATAATACATTATTATCTTCAATTGAATATTTATTAATTGATATTGAAGAAGTCATGTCATCTTATCCTGAATTATTTGATAATAAAATTATTGAATATATTAAAAATTTTCATAATACATATTTACAAATT